ACCTGTTTAGAATACCAAGGATTTCCGAAGCCTACGCCCAAAAATTCAGGGACACCATTAGACGGAGAGAACTTAAGTCCGGGAAGATTACCTTCAGTGTGCCAGTATCCACGAATCTCATTTCTCTTATAGGGTTCGTTGAAAGCCTTCTGTTTAATCTTACTGTCAACTACCAGATCTAACTCTGGAGCGGAGCCTGCATTCATAAACAGTTCAATGGTAGGCTCCGCCATAGCTGTTCCTTCGGTGGTCTCGACAGCTATACCAACGCGAGACTCAATGGAAGTCGGATTTTCGAACGTAGTCATTTAAATAATCACCATCTTAAAAATTTTAATTTATTCTCTCAGTGCGTGGCAGTTGCATCGTATACATAGAAACGAGCGGGTCCCCAAGTATAAGTGCTGTCGTACATGAAGCCCTCAATGGTAGTAGGCTGGATGTACCCATCTTGGTCTCTATTCAACGTTGCAGAATCAATAGTTCCAAGGAGTTCGATGGAAAGCATTTTGTTATATCCGGTGGAAACCACGTCTCCGCTATCCAACAGGAAGGACAATCTCTTAGAGATGAGAGTTCCAGCCGCGGGTGCGGAGCCGGAAGGATTATTCCAGAACGCTTTCATCATCGCGTTATTCTTCCACTGTACATCCAGAGTACCGATGATATTGTAGGTGGTAGGCTGTAGCGTAGTGGGGTAGTTCTCTGAGATAACAACACCCTTCCCAGGTGCGAAATCCCAAGTGAAACTAGCTCTTGCTTTGTTGACCTGAGCGGCCTGTCCAGCACTGGAACCGTCTATCTCAAACGTTCTCGCGGATGCTCCGAACGGGGAAGAGTCGGTTAGTCCACCGGGGTACGCAGGTTCGGTTGTTGGATACTCGACGTTTCTACCAAGGAGACCAACATTGTAAGCGAACGCATCGGCAGTTATATCAAAACTAAGTTCCTTGACTTTGGTTCCTTTTCCTACCTTTGTATTGTCGCCAGCGTCTTTAACGAACACGGACAAGGACTTTTGATCGAAAGTCCTCTGAATGGCGTTATAAGTAAGGGTATCGGTTTCATCAAAGGTTGTCACGTCACCATTCCAAGTCTGAGCAGAGCCGGAAGAGTCTGCATTGTTGTAGATCTTAACGGCGTTATTGAGATAGGCGGGGATTGTCGGAACATTAGCTGCCCCAGCACCAGAAACTGCGGATGTTAAAGTATCGTTATCAAGAATGGTTCTGGCGGTAGCATCTTGTTCAACAAATATGTATCCGCCTGTAGTCCCGCCCCATCCTGCATTATCAGTAACTACAACGTCAACAATGGTCCCTATAACATCTGTGGTTCCGCCCGTCTTAGCAGATAGTTTTTGACCAACAGTAAATGCCGCAGATCCAGTATCAAACGTCACCATCATTATGGGCATCCCCATCCAACCGGAGATAGGAATTGGGGTTGTAGTGGTAGCATCCTTAACGGTTACAAATACTTTTTTCTTCCCAGTGGTAATTCCATATTCAGAGAAATCGACCATCGGATCTCCAAGACAAGCTTTGGTCGCTACGGACCCGACTCTTACAGGAGTCCTTGCGTGGACTAGATGGGTGTGCGTAAGGGTTCCAAACACTCCTGCACCAGAACTCCCGTCGGCAAGAGCGGTATAAATTAACAAACTCGCGGACGCATCATTATTAAGAGCAGTAAGAATGTCAGAGGCTATACTTGTTGCTGTTCCGCCCGAAGTGGCATTATTAATAGTGATGTCGTTTCCGGAAACGCTTATAGTAAGAGGGTTATCTCCAGCCGCTTCAGCCGCGGTTATAGAAATCACTTCTCCTTCGGTACCATTCACCAAAGCCTTAAAGGTCAAATCCTTGTTGTCTGCTTTAACGGTAGTAAGAATCGCAGGAGTATCAGTATTAACAAAATTTCTTACTGCGTCCATCTTGTGACAGTAATAACCAGAAACCGCAGCAAAACCACTTGAAGCAGCAGCGTTCTTTGTATAATCAATTCCGCCGGGGGCCTTTAATAAATCTTCACTATTAGCAAAGGTTCCTTGAACACCAATGAGCCAAAGAGTGTCGGTTACAACGCGAGCAACTTCGCCCCTTGCTAGAGAGGTTCGACCAAATATTTTATCCCCCTTTGCGAAAGAAGTACCTGCACCCGTAGCAACAGTATATTTATATACCTGTTTAGAATACCAAGGATTTCCGAAGCCTACGCCCAAAAATTCAGGGACACCATTAGACGGAGAGAACTTAAGTCCGGGAAGATTACCTTCAGTGTGCCAGTATCCACGAATCTCATTTCTCTTATAGGGTTCGTTGAAAGCCTTTTGCTTGATCTTACTGTCAACTACCAGATCTAACTCTGGAGCGGAGCCTGCATTCATAAATAGCTCAATAGTAGGCTCCGCCATAGCTGTTCCTTCGGTGGTCTCGACAGCTATACCAACGCGAGACTCAATGGAAGTCGGATTTTCGAACGTAGTCATTTAAAGAATCACCATCCGATCATACTTTCGCAGACTCAATTTTGGCATTAAGATTAACTTTATCTGTCTGCGACTTGCTATAGAAATAAAATGCGTAACCACCGGCAACAGCCGCCCCAAATATCAAAGGAATCGTGTTGTCGGTTGCCATATCATACGCAGCAGACAACCAAGTCTGAACAGTCCACATCAGAAATAATATAACAGAACCTATCACCAACAGCATACCGCGCTGGCTTTGTCCAAGAGTTTTGTTAAACTCACACGTTTGACACTCTGGAAGATCTGGCATTTACTTCACCACCTCAATCCAACCACGCGCCAGCCAATTCTTAATTTTTCCACCAAACTCAGAACACTCATAACCATTAGCGATAGTACTCATCCGAATACCCTCGCCTCCGGCGTCTCCAACGAACCAATTTTCGGGTCCAGTCCATTTAAATTTCATAGATAATCCTCAAAAAAAATATAACGACTTTACATTCTCCGTAAAGTTAAGGTAACACTTCCGCGAACTGCCGCTAGATCACCTGCGTAATCAAGCGCGATCATGTCGCCATCAGCGAGCAGGCAGTTTGTGTTATTCAAGCTCGCGGTGTTGATATTGTTTACGGCGTCGTTCAGCGGTATTACAGCAGTTGTGGAATTTATTCCAGCGCTCGGAGCCTCGTTATCATCGCATATTCTGACAGTCAGGTTAGCGGCGGTTGGAGCCACGGCAGTCCCTGCCACGCTATGAATCTCCTCAGCTTTCACAAGCCACCAAGCATCATCTGCGATAAACGCATATTCATCAACAGACTGATTAGTTATAGGGAAGGTAATAGTTTCGTAAACTGGGACAATAACAGTCGCGACTTTCAACTTATCCACAGATGTGATATCGAGCGCGTCACCGCTCCCGATTGTGGTACCATTCAGATATGTTGGTCCGGATACTTGCAAAGAGGTTAGTTCCTGTGCAGGATTTACAGATATTCCGCCTACGCCCAGCGCGAGACTGGTGCCATCAAGATTAATCTGTAAAGATCCCGATGCAGCTCCAGTTCCAAATTCAAGACCTTTGTTGGCAGTAAGGTTTACTCCCAGGTGGTTGCTTGTGGTCTCGACAAGTCCAGACAATGGATCTCTGAAATCATCTGGATCAACCTCTACTCCAGAAGCACCAACATCTATGCCGTGTCCGGGATAAATCTCTATTGATCCAGCGGTTGCCCCCGTCCCCAATCTTAGGCCCATATTAGCAGATAGATTTACCTGAGCCTTATTGGCGGTAGAATTCTTTAAGCCGTATGCCGTATCAATAAACGTTCCGACTGCGATTCTAGAAGCCGTTCCAGTAACGTCACCGGTAAGCACCTCTCCCGTCGGAATAGTGGCTCCATTGGTAAAAGTTGTTGTTCCTGTAGCAGATGTAGTAAAATCAAACGTAGGACCGATCACTACATCAGATCTAGAATATGCTGTATTTCTATACGTTTCCCACGGATCTGCAAAAGCCGTTCCAATAAATAGCGCCATTAACATGACGCCCAGAATAGTAATTATGGATTTTCTCATTAATATGCACCAATTAATTGGATATTGATAACGAATTGAGAAGAAAAGAATTAAAGGGTATTTTAAAAAAATGAATTAAATAAAATATCTCAATCGACTTACGGGTTTTAATCTAGCGCGATCAAGATAACTCGGACTACGTTCATATTAAAAAGGTAAAGAGCATCACGAAAGTAACCCGGCCACACGAAGAGGTTTGCGCGGGCCGGGTGCTCCAAGTTTAATGCACCACGCACAATACGTCAGGATCTGCGCCAGTACGGTAAAAATCGCCGTCTACCAGCCCCCGGTATGAGCCGCTGTATTGTTGTCATAGTGAGGGATGCCAACTACCCTAATTCCGGTTTTACCGAATCTGGCTCGTTCAATCCCGTTATCTACTCCCATTTCGTAGGTCCAGAAGGAGACGATTGTGTCCGCTTCTCCCCACGAAGATGAGTGGTGAGACAAAACAAATTAATGCCGCGATGCCTACAGCTACGCGCGTGATAAGCAGTCCGAAAAAAAAAAGAGGCGGCTGGTCTCACGCGAAGGCGAGGAGAGGCAGGATATACATGGTCAACAATTAAGCTTCTGATGTCCACGTTCCTATAATCTCGGTTATCTGCCAGGAAATATCATTTGTTTTTCTGAGCGTGACGCTCTCTCCACTGACCCCGGAAGATCGTAGGCCATATGAAATGTTGGACGATAGCGGGAGTATGCATGTGTCGCCTTCTGGATACAGTTTTAGTTCGGCGTTGTTCACTGTTGTAAACGTCATGGTTTGACCGGCTGAAAAACCATTTAGACCGATCCAAGCACCATCACCAAGGCCGCTGTTGTTGTAATATCGGTGATAATTGGCCTCAGTCAATACCGTTGTATGTGCGGGAAGTATCGCAGAATCTAAATGCAATGGATCTATAATAGTTCCACGCATCATATAGTTTTTGTTGGGCGTATTTTTAGTATCGCATAACTTCACGGGAGTATCTATAACTGGGCTCGCACCATACGATTCGGCGTAATAGAATAAATATGAAGGAAGTATGCTATCATTAGACGCTATATATGGGCGATAAATATTCACATTAGCGCCCGGCATGATTCCCCATAATTGGTTCCACAACACGGCAGATCCTTGATAAGTTGACACATTGAGTCGATTAGGACGGATAATACTCGGATTAATAATATCAATATTTGGACCTGAATAACTCCAACCACTAATTACAATTCCGGCTTCATCGGAATCAACAATAGTCGGATTCTCCACAACGATTCTGCCATTGCTGGTAGCACTTGCCGGACCAAAAAACAGTCCTGATGCTATGGCGGTGGAAATGGACTTATATGAATCCGCATCATATGAATTAAGAATTTTTACATCGATAGGATTTGTGCCCATATAATAAGGACAAACAATAATTCCGCGCGAATTATTTGATGTTTGGACATTATCTAATACAATTCCTTCAGCATGTACTAGATTATTGTATGGCTCGATGTCTATTCCAAAATCTGGCGAAGTGCCATTGGCATTAATGAATTTTCCCGATACATACAATCCAATAGCGTCTTCAATGGACAATCCCCCCCGGCGATTGAAGTCACACAACACATTTTCTACTACGATGTTTTGGTTGTGAGTTGTATACGGCGACCATCCAGTGACGCTTATGCCGTCACCCCACATATTTCTAAACGAACCGCCTTGTACGTTGACGTTTTCACTGGCGGCGATTATGATTCCATAACCCCACTCGCCGGTGGTTTCGGTATTTCCGGAGCGGTTTCCATCCAGGTTTGCATTGATTATGGTGATGTTGTGCCTATTAATGGACTGCAACATGTAGTAATGTGTTTCATGGTGGGCCTTGTTTTTAATTATCGCATCAGGCGAAAATTCCACAATTGAATCATCTTGTAATACTAACCCGCCAACTGTTTCGCCCCAGAATTTCAGACTTGGGTCTTGGGTATATTCACCTGCGGGAAAATATACATAACGCGACGCATTCAATGCGTTTTGAATATATTGAGTATCGTCAATCCCATCATTTACTGTAGCACCGAACTCTTGTGGGGTGACACGACCCAAAATAGGATCGGTCTTGTTTAACTTATCCCATCCCTGTCGAACAGTCATGAGATCAGTTGAAGCAGTGCCATTGGGGGAGTTAAGAACCTTCCCGCCTTGCATAGTGATATTCTGCCCGCTTCGCACGGTAAACCCGCCAGTATCTGCTGCAAGACCAACTCCCGCAACAAACATCAATATAGACACTATCAATACAATATTAATAAGTTTCATGTATACCTCGAAATTTTTAACCAAACATCCCATTCTCCTACAGTATCCGCTCCGCCAACTGTAGCAATTAGCGCTGTTGCCGAAGTGAATTCAGAAGTAGGAAATCTTATAAATTTGGATAAATTCAACGTTTTAGGAGCCTCTGCATTAGTCATTAAGCCGTCTGTGTCCCCAGCCCACCCCAAAAGTATCGTTGCAGTAGTGGACCCTTCCTGACATTTTACAACAATTTCATCAATTTCGCAAAGTGCAGGAGTTGTTACAATCGCTTGAGTCGCTCCGCCGTCGTGAGTTATCCTATATGGACCCCAGACAGCAACATTTAAGACGGCTCCATCTCCCCCAACATGATTGTGAGAATCTCCGTTAGTAACCCCTTTGGCCGCGGTAGCATAATCTCCTGATGCGGTATAAGCTGCGGAACCTAAACCGAGCACAGTTTTGGTCTCGGCCAATGTCTTTTTTACAAACGTCCCTCCCCCGGTATTACCTACTAAAAAATCAGATGTAGCCGTAGCTAACGAGTGATTGATTTTTGTGCTGTCGCTCCCCGGAACCGCATAAGTTCCATCCCCTCGGAAGAAAGTTGTAGTATTATTAGGATACATCGGACAAAGACCGTGTGCCAAGGCGGAAACATTAAGATCGGTATTGTTTTCGGGAGCAGCTAAATCATCCAACTTAATCGGATCGCTTCCGGCTGATGCGTGGTTGGAAGCGTGTCCAGCCATCGCTTTTACGGATGCGACACCATTAATAACCTGAAGAGTTACGTCATCTACCGCAAAAGCTGGCGATAAGCGCATATCTGCAACGCAATCCGTAGCATATTCAATAGTTCCAAAATCAGATTCTGTGATTCCATCCTCGGTTACGCGAATTATCGCAAGCACAATCCAGTCTGTATCGGTAGGTTCTGCGGGGCGGGGGGAATAATTTTCTAGGAAATCGATAGCATTATCAGGGACTTCTTCAACGCCGGACTCTATCTTTAAAGTTGAGTCTGTTCCATCAATATAAACCAGATCGTAACGATGTTTTGTAGCTGCCGCAGCAGCTATACCAGTTAAACTCGCCCCTGCGAACGTCGCGGAAACTCCACTAATTGTAAATGTTCCGCTGGCCGCAGTTACCGCAGTTGAACTAGTTCTGGTAACTTCACATCCACTCAAAACACCGTATCCCGCAATGGCGGATTTCTCGTATAACCTATAAACAGAGAAGTTTGCTAGATCCTCTCCCGTCGGTTCCGCAAGAGGAAAGCGAGACCAATTTTTTGTCATATTTACTCCGCAGTCTCACCTTTTCTAGCAAAAACATATGAAATACCTGTTTTTGCTTTACATCCCACGGGAATTTTTCTTCGAACCCAAACCCCATAAAATTCACTAGGAGCAAGGGTTCCAATCGATAACCCAGTCGCAAAAGTATAAGGCGCAGCCCATGTCCCTGGTGTCGCGGGCTCCGTACTTTCATCGGCAATTGTTTCTAGATAGCCAGTGGTTTTACTCGTCGGCTCCGCAACATACATTCTTATTTGATTATGCTCAACTCTTTTTGCAGTTGTATGAAGAACAGCAGAAGTCCCGTTTTGCGCCCTAGTACATCCAGTAAATTGATTCCCCGTTTTTCCCGTATATGTTATTTCTTCATCCTCAACAAAAAATGCTCCAGACGTTGGGAAGTCTGTACCACTTACTACGTCAACCGTAGTCTCAGATCCTCCATTCTCCAGTTGGGTTGTCAATAAAGACATCGGTAAAGTCCCCGTGGGAGAAATATAGACTTTTGCATCAGTAAAAGATAATGTTGCGTGAGTGTTTTTGACAAAAAAAGCTCGATATTCCGTATCCCCTATTTCTGATTCCGCAGCAGAAACATTGTCAAAAAGGTTTTCGTCCACATCGGTAACAATCTCATCGGAAGATCTATATTTTCCAAGTCCATTCCCTCCCGACTCTCCATCGGCAGCAGCCGTAGATTTAGATTTATAAAGTTTTATATCAGTAGATGCAATAGGCATAAAAGATCACCAACAAATCGTACTAGTCGATTCTCAAAAGATTATGGCATATTTTAAAAATATGAATTATATAAAAATTTTTCTTTAAACACTCCATTTATCCCTATATCTTATATCATACGTTAACGACCCAGCAGTAAACGAAAGATCTAATCTTTCCGCAGTACTTGCCGATCTCAAATAAGGAATGGGTTTTTGCCCACTATAGTTGTGCCAAGAAATCAATTTCATATAATATAGATTAAGGGAATCTGATGCTCCCGCAGTTATTCTAAAATAAAAATCACTATATCCGGCAAGCTTTGTAAGATTATAATCAATCTGGCTTCCGGCGGTTATGGATTTTTCACACTCCCACCAATTGGTATTGTCCGAAGAAACCTCCAAGACAGGATTTCCGATAACCGTAGCAGTTGTTAAAGTTAAAACAGGGTCTTGAAGGAGTGGATGAGTTAGTCGGAATCTATATTTCAAAGACCCACTATTCGCGATAACAAGGTGATTTGTACTAAAAGTGACATTAGTCGAACTCTCCTTATTCCTCGTAAATCCGTCTGACGTAGCAAAAGAATCAATGTAAGTATGCTTGGCCGTATAATCATTATAAAACTCAAAATACGCTGTATCTAAAAGTACATCGGCAACATTTAAATCATACCCAATAGTGTATTGACTGACATTAGAACCCATGAGATTTGACCCGGAATAATAACCTCCAGTTATTTTTATGAGATCATAAAGAGTAATCTGATCTCCCGTGTTTAAAATTGAAGTTACTGCGACTGGCGAAGAATTAGTGGACCCTGTTTTAGCGGTTTGAACATATCCTTCAGCCCCAATCTCGTTTAGAGTAATATTTATAAGAAAAGGATAGGGCATTCCTGGGTGAGAATGTTCGTAACTAAAATCGAAAGATTTAATTTTCCAGCGTACCGAGAGATCTTTAATTAAATAAACACTTTCAGTGTCATCGTTCCAATTATAATTAGTGATATGATAATGAGCAAGCAACCTTAACGCTGTTTCGGTAGTACAATTACCCTTCAATGTTATTTTTGTAGATTTCGGTTGAATATCTAGAACCGTAACCTTTGTCCCGTGCCAATAGGAATTCGTCTCAAAACTAGAAGAAGGGTCGAATTGAACTGCGTCCGTTATATATATATCATTAACAGGACTTAATTCTAGAGAATTTAAATAAAAAGTGTTGGTCATTGATTAATCATCTCTTTAATATGCTTTTGTAGCTTTAATCTTCGTAATTCCATAACCGCTTCTTCCGAAATAGAATCCTCCCTTAATTTTTGATGTTCCATAAAGTTCTTCAATGCGAAACTCGTAACTTCTTCTGTTATTTTTGGAAGGACCAGAATTACATCCGTAATAAGACCCTCTCCATTTCTAGTAAGATTAAAATGAATAAGATTAGTGAACACGTTTAGGATGTCCCAAAGGACCTCTTGGTTAAGCGTAAGGTTATCGAATTGAGACATACACCATTGGTTAATGGTGGTCCCATCCTGTAATGTCACAACTTTAATTTCTTTTTGTGCTTCTTCTTGAGTCATGATTCTTCTCCCTTTAAATTTTTGGCGCAGTTATGATTAAAACAGAGGATCTGATAATCTTCCTTCAGAGATTCGGGCCAACCTTGTTTGCGGAACTGCGCTAAGAGTGAGGAGGAATCTTTTTCACCATTTCGTCTCCGCTCTGCGCCGTCGTTATGAATGTGATCAATTGTTAAAAACTGAAGATTTGTTTCCCCGCATTCTTTGCAGGGGCCAAAGAAATCAAAAGCCTGTCTCCAGAGTTTTTGTCGGTAACGACGCGGTACATCTAAATCTAACGGATTTTCATTTAAATACTCTCGACATTTACCGAGATTATGATTCCAACACAAAACCTGAAAATTTAATTTAATTTCTTCAGCGGGCCAATTTCTGTTTTTAAAATCTCGTAATTCCCCGAAATCATGTCCGAATTTTTTGCGCTTAATCCCACCGTCATTATGAACATGGTCAAAAGTTAAATATTTTCCTCTATCCTCTCCGCAAATCATACATCTCTTACCTAAAATATTAAACATATTATATTTTAAATCTTTACGGTGCGACTCATTTCTTGTAAGAAATGTTTCTTTATTTTTTGTATAATATTTGGCACTGTGTTCTTTAATTTTATCTTTGTTTTCTTTATAATATATCATAGATTGCTCGTTAATTTTAATTTTATTTTTTTTATAATATTCAGCATCATATTCTTTAATTTTAGCTTTGTTTTCTTTTTGATATTTTGCTTTTTGTTCTTTTAACCTATCTTTGTTTTTCAGCTGATATTCTTTACTTTTTTCTTTATTTTTTAATCTATATCTAGCGCTAGATTCCCTTTTCTTTTCTTTTCTCTCCTCGTCACTCATTTTCTGTCGGGCCATTTAATCTCACAAATCCTTTAACAAGTATTATTTTACATCTATTTAAGTCTTTCTATTCACAATTATTAAATATCTCCACATATTCATCAAAATGTAAAAATTTTATCTTAAGATTTTACGATTGTGTCCACAAATATTTGGCCGCTTATTTGCATAGAATAATTTATGTGACAATCATTAGCGGGGGTATCTTTGTTGCTCAATCCAATGGTTACTGTAAATTCTCCCGCGGATTTCACAATGTCGTCTATCAAAACGGGTCCAACGCTGTCATTTACGTGTACCGAGAAAGGCGAACCACTTATTTCTTGGGTTCCCGTTATTCCGGGACCAGAAAGCTTAATGGTCAGATACATACTCGGATCTGATCCTGGAGCGCTAAAAAATGTGTTATAAAGAGTTCCGGGACATGCCAACCAATCGTCGGAATCCGCGGCGGGTTCATTTGTAAGTGGATCTACGGCAACTCCAGCAGTGGGCGATGTTGCCACGGTAGGATTTAATCCGTCTGAAGATATTTCGTGAGTATGAGTAGATTCGTTGGAAAGCACTAGGGCAGTTATTGTATGAACATGGTCATGTGCGGCAACAAAACTGTAGCTACCTGGTACGGAAGTTGTTCCCGATATGGAATGGGTGTGAGAACTTGATGCTACGTTAGTCCCGGAAGTTATTGTCAATGCTCCGACCGCAGTAATAAATCTTTTACCACAATTCACCCCAGTACAACAATCAGTAGACGATGCTGCCTGTGAAACCGCACTCACGACCGCCGTCGTTCCAGATGGTTCACCAGATGTAGAAGAATACGTATGTGTATGGCTTTTCGCCGCGACCTCAAGTGTTGCACTTGGAGCCCCGACCGCTCCAGATGTCAACGTATGTGTATGGGCGCTTCCAACACCTGTTCGCGGTTTCTCTCCAGGCGTTTCGCTCCCTCCATCCCCACCGCCGCCGCCTCCTCCATTCCATCCAGCCATCGCATCGACTTTAAACAGGCTGGTACTGCAAGATAGCTCTAACTTCTGAATTTTTAGAGTATCCTCGGTAATCGTAAACTTTTCAGACCTATTTGCTCCGTTGTCTAGATTTTCTGACCAATTGAAATTAAACTCTTCAATTTCGCCCTGTAAATGTTTTCTATACTTTTCGGAGGCCGCTCTCATGGCCTTTATTTGATCGTCATAAGAAATTAATTTATCTCCAAAAGTTAAGGTCTGGGACAAAGGTTTCAGTTTTATTGCAACCTCTTTAACTCTCAAATCTTGCTCAAGATACTCAGACGGAATAGAAATATGAGCGGTATCTCCTAATCTTCGCTGATCTACTGCATCCCCAATGAAGATCGGGGCAGAAAATTTTATACTCCGAGCAGGTAAATAATGATCATCTAAATACTTCTCCACAAAGCCATCGGCCATCGCCTGACTATGAACCGACGAGTCGTCAAGGAGAATAAATCTGCCTCCACGACCCATATTTATATGTTTCCCGGAAATCACTCCTCCTGCTCCCGAACCGTATCCTCTAAATCCTACACCATTAATCATATGACGGGCATCAGCCATGTCAATTTCTTGAACGGTAATAATGTTGTCCTTTTCTCTATAATAATTAGCGGGAGACGCTGTTGTTCCGCTACCTATTTTCGAGGATATGTCTATGTACAAAGACCCGTTCCTATAAACAGGCTCGTATTCCAAGTTAAGAGCGGTCAACAAAGTGGCTATAGTATCTAACGGAATATCTCCATTTGCTGTTTCCCAATAAGCTATAACTGTATCTGCCTGACTACTGATATTCCCAATTCTAACAGGAATTCTATAATCCCAAATATATGGAACAGAAATTACATGATAATACGGAAAAACTCCATCGCTGCATTTTATGTAAAGAACTTTATTTGCTGCGTCGTGATACCACCCAGAATTTGCGACAAGATCTGAGGCACTTGATTTCTGAGTTAATAGAGTGTGATCCTCAAAAACTTCAGTTATCGAATAAGGAATTCCATCATATTCAAATTTGAAAATATTATTTGTTACGTCATGTTCTACAAATAAATAATCTGGAATGGCGGAACGCGCCATATAAAGAAGTCCTACTTCATCATCATTAAGAGATGGTTTGTCGCTCGACAATAGATTAGATAATTTAACGTCGTGCCACTCGTTTTTAACAAGATAATGACCTCCCTTCCCATTTTCTGGTTTTAAAATTTCGTCATACTCTTGAATTGTGACTTTGTATATCCCTTGGTCTCCCTTTACGCAGCGCCTAGAAATGCCATCAAACATCCTAGCAGAGCCTTTAAGGTAAAACACACACTGAGAATCTTCTGGAATAAACTGATTTAATTCGAATGTTGCTTCCCCTATAGACCCGTCTTTAAATGAAATTCCGCCTCCTACAATATCCGGGAAGATATATTGTCCCTGTATTGTTTTTACACTCAAATAATCATTTAAAGGCCAAACTACACCTGCCGCACCCAACCACAAGAAAGTGGTTTCTGAATCAGGCGTATAATGGACTTCATTCCATTGAGATATGGAAGATACGGTTAAAAACATTCGTTCTTTCCATTTTAATATGTTGGACGATGTATCAAATGAAACAGAATTCCATTGTAAAATACTTGGAATCTCCGAAAGAAAAATCCTATTATTCCATTGTAGGATTGAGTCTTGGCTAAAATACATCCGATTTAGCCATTTAATCGAATAGGCGTAACTATCTGTATAAATTCTATTATTCCATTGAAGATTGTTTGTAGAAATATCGGCAAAGATCCGATTATTCCATTTCGCAATGTCGGCAGCAGAAATAAAAACCGTCCCACGATTAAACGAAGACTTGTTATATTTTTCCTGATTAAATCTTAAATCACGACGGAAAGATCTATTTCCCCATTTGAACGAATCATCAGAGGAGACATAAGAAATTCCGTCCCACTCCATAATGCTAGATGATTCAACCGTCTCCCTATTTATCCACTTGAAATTGTCTAAAAACTCTGAAGTTATCGCAAGATCATTCCACTGTAAATCGGAAGAAATTTCTTCATAATTAATATTATTGTAAACTAAATTTGTCTGTATATCGGAATAAGATTTATCATTCCAAGTTATTACATCGAAAGATGTGGCGTAATTCCCTTCTCCTCGATTAAAAACCGAGACATTAAATTTCTGATTATTAAAAGTGGAAGTCATGATTCCTACCTATATGAATCATCCTGGAGTGCAGACTTTATCTTCGCAACAACCCCATCCCAATCAGTCTCCATTGATCCCCTTGCATCTATACTAATATATATTGGCCTCGCAGAGTTATTGCCAGATATAGCATCCGAAACCCCTCTTTGTTGAGCCGCATTAAGAATAACTTCGTGTGGATGCACCGTCGCTTCTCCTTGGTAAGATCCAGTATAACCTCCTTCGGCAAAGGCGGGAATACTGGGGGATTTAAATGCGTCAAAACTAAATATGCTCCCATCGGAAAGGGTTGATGTCCCTTTAGAAAAATTAGTTACTTGTTTTACATAAATCGTATGTTGAGACCAAGTTGGTTGTTTATTAAGAGAGACCGCTTGAAGCGGAGCAGAATTATCTGCGAATATTGAGTGTTTTGAATTAGTGGGTTGGATAGCTTTGGTCTTGAATTCCTCTAAGGACGCATTAGCCGAAGAGGTATCCGCAGAAATGGAAAATTGGCCTCCCTCGGAAAGAGTAGATTTTAGTAAATCAACTTGGGAAGTGTCCCAATTCAACTTAATTGCGTCAGAAGAACGAGAAAATTCATCTCCACCAATGGAAGCAACGTCTGTGGGCAAATATTTCCACACCTTAAATGGGTCCATCCCAAAATTTTGGGATACTTGGTATACTCCATTTTTTAATTCAATAGTTTGAGATGTATCGGGAAAATCGCGACGGAGATCGACATCAGAAGCAAAGGATGCTCTGGAGGAGGAGGCGGCTGCGGCCCAATTCGGATAAAAAGTATCATCTGACTGTCCCGGAGTGCTATCAATGATAAGCGAGGTGGACGGGGAAAACGTTTCATCTGGAGAAATGACGTTGAAGGCATGAGACCCAGAATCACCTATAGCGGCATATTTACCAAAACCTGCTGCAATAAAAGCGTCTTGAAGTTTTTCCGCGCCACTGACACAGTTATTTATCTCAGGGATAAATTTTAAATTTCCATTATTTAAATTAGTAAGTGCGTTAACCACTCCCTGATAATCGCCCTGATCAGTTTTGTCTTTTTCGACAATTTCTAACATTTTTTTTACAATATTTTTTTGATTATCATTCATCCAAGGAATCTTATTTAATGCCTCTGCCGTATCTATTGGTGTACCTTCAGAAGTTTTTAAATCAGAAATTAAAGACGCTTGAGACTCACTTACCCTTTTAAATGGCGCTCCCCAATCAAAAACCGAATTATCCGGTAAGGTTGTGGTTCCCGAACCAAAATCTGAAATTCCTCCATTTTTATGAATCGTATATATGGTGTGCGTACTACTAGTAGACTTGGAATTCTCCATTTTTGCTAAAAGAACAGAATAATTATCTACATTTATTTTGTGAATAGAAGTAGTCGATTTGGATGCATCAGATTTAATATCTGTTAAGGATGCGTCGGCTTTAGAAGTATCTATCAATAAATCAGCATTAAAACCTTCTGACTCTATTTTTTCTTTAAGTCTTATAAGTTCTTCTTCATCTAGCTGAGGAGCAATTTTTATAATCGCTTGATTTACCATTTCTTGTGTAGTATAAGGACCTGTTGGAATATCTCCGTTTCCAGAGGTCAAACCAAGCCCATTCAATTTCCCTGCCGCCCCTAGCCCCCAAGAACTTATTCTGCGAGCTCCCTCCTCCTGTTCTAACCAGGGGATATACCCTTCGGTCGCGCCAATATAAGACCTATAAAACTTTGGGTCATATTCTTCTTGAGCCTCATTTTGATCCACATAAGGAACTTTATTTTGTTGGGTAGATGGAGATTTAGAAGAATCACTGGTTGAGACGGAAGGAACATATGGGGTTAGAGTTTTAAAAGGATCTTTATAGTCAAAACCCGCAATCTTCTTTGTGTTTTTGGAGGTTTCGTCGGTTTTTTCTGCTATTTTTTCTTCAACTTTTCTGTTTTCAATTAATCCAGCCAGAAGAAGTTTTAAGTCCGCAATTAAATCTGCATTCGTTCCTTTTATGGTATCGTCCCAAGATTTTAGAGTTTCTCCAGAAATCTTGCTCTGATCTCCCTGGAAATAAACATCCCCAATAGCCTTTGCTATTGCATCATAGTTTATGTCATTTACATCTGTAAATTGTGAAGCAAGTTCTGGCGGAAAATTCCGAACCGCTTCCGCCATATCTCCAATGACTATATTATTCTTTCCGATAATATCGTTATTCTCTTGTTGTAATTGATTTTTGTTTGTAATTATGTCTGAGTCCGATGGAGGGAGAATGTTCCCACTAGAATCTTTTTGTAGTTTGGCTATTGAAGTTATCTTAGTACCAGCGGCATCTAATTCTTTGATTATCGACCTGGCATCGTCAGCATAGAATTCCTTTTGATAGGTAGACTTATCCGCCCTAGTCCCCGACAACATTACGGGTTGATTTCCTAACGACTTTAGTGTGGAGTCTATACTGTCTAAAGACATCGCTGATTGTTCTGTATTTTTGGAAGTAGATTCTGAATTTTTCGAGTTGGATTTTGAACTAGATTTTGAACTGGAACCCGAATCGTCGCTATCGTGAGGAACCTCATAACCACTAGATTTCGCCGCTTTGTATGTTGCTTGAACTGCTCTATCTCCTACGAGAGGACTACTTTCTAGACCTGGATATGATTTTTCTTCTGTGCCGCCGACACCAGTAAATAATTTCCACCCCTCTTCTGGTTTTTCTGAATTGGGCCAAAGAACAGGGCCATTTTCTAAAGAAAAATCGGTTTGGTTCTGTCCGATTCCTTTAACGCCTGTATATGGGTCCTGCATGGAATATTTATCATATATCTTCGCCTGTTCTATATTAAACCCACTAATCCCAAATAACGATCCAGCGGTACTCAAGGGACCGTAATTACTCGCAGTTAGCTTGCCTTCGTTATTTAAATCAACCCCTTTGGGTTCAATTACATATGTAGATCCAGCGTCCCATTTTCCAGATGGTGAGTATGCTGGCACCGCATGGTTAAGCACCTCCCCATTGGAATTCGTCCCGTATAGTCCCAAAAACTTTAAATTATTTGCCCAAACATCGTCATTTGGGGAGGGAGTAGCTTTTGCATAAGCTCTTGCGTCTTGTATAAAATCGGTTGCTAGGTGGGCACAGTTATTCGTCGCTAAGTCTGCCGCATCTTTAAGTGTGCTTCTTTGTTTTATAAATGCGTCCATCCACAAAAGAGGTTCTTTGTCTTCAATTATCTGTTTGGAACTGGTCAAATACGACGTGTCTACTTTGGTAATTCTATTCCCAGAGCTTTCATCATACGATGTCCTATAAAACTGTTCAGGTTCGCCCAAAACTTTATTTCCTGCATTTTCAGAAAAACCAGAACTTTTAGGAAGAGTATTCCCAAACTGGCCGCCGATATCCGTTTTTTTACTTCCATCCCATATCGATGAACTCCCCAGTTCTACTGGACTCCAAGGATATTTAAATTGATAATTGCCATTTTCATCTTTATAAAGAAAGTCTCCGAATCCAGTATAGTCCCCTTGTGCGTTTGTAGAATGTAATAAATTATAAGGACCTATTGGGTCTAACAATGTTTTCCCAGCGTTTAAAGCTGTATTATAGATTCCTTTTCCCTCGTTAACAGTAGCATCCGTTACACCTGCAACGGTAGTAGGACTCACCCCCGCCTTCATCGCAATATTTGCAAGAGATACCGCGGCACTCCCTACGGCCATCATTATTGTATTGGCAAAATTGGTAGCAGCGGTTTGTAAATAAGTTGCAAGTCCGGAATTTACGACTCCCGTGTAAACCGCACCACCTATAGATTCCGCTGTAGCTTTTGCACCCGCAAACGCTCCTGTCCAGTTAATTTTAAGTACTATTCCCGTTAAAGCATTAGTAGCCGCAGTAGTTAAGCTTGCCCAAGGAATTTTATCAGCAATTTTGAGTAGCCATGCTCCGCCAGTTTCTAGGGCCGTCCCAAGTCTGGTACCAACATTATCCCAGTTAATGGCATCGAGTTTCCCCTGGAACCAAGTCATCGATTGGTCCCAGGCATTATTAAATGCCGTGGATAAATTACTTGTAATGGTATCTACTTGGGACCAGTCTATCCCGTCCCAAATGTTTTGAGCCCATTCTCCAAGTCCACCAAAGAGATCAGAAACTCCCCCTCCAGATGTAAAATCTGCAAGTCGCTGGGAAAACTCGTCTAGGCCGTCTATTCCATTATTAATCCAATCTGTTAGGACAGGTCCGGAATCTTCGAACTTTTGTCCAAGGAAATCAACGGCGGAGCCTACTATATCAGCGGCTCCTTCCCAATCTCCAGCGGCGATGGCGGAACCGAGATTTTCCAGACCGGGAAGGGCGGAATCTTTTAAAAACTTGGTAAGTTTTACTACACTAGGTTCAAAATATGCACCTATGTCCTGAGCAGTGCCTTTGACCGCAGATCCCAACATTTTAAGTTGGTCAATCATGTTATCGGTCATAATATTGGACATAGAGTTGGCTGCGCCAGAAGATTTTTTGATTTTCTCATACAAATCAAGTAAATATTCTGGATTTTGGGTAAGCATCTGGGCAGGAGTAACGCCCTGCAACCCATAAACAGTCTTCATCCAAGCCTGTTGCTGCTCGGGGGACATTCCCGCTTCTTTCATTTTTGAAGCAATATCTTGGAAAACTCCCACTATGCCGTTTGTGTTTTTTTCTGGATTAATATCGGCCCAAGTAAGGTCGAGTTGGTCAAGAGCTTGGTTGACGTAGGATAAGGAAATTTCTTTTCCAGTTTCGGCATCAATTATGTTACCTTTCTCATTTGTGATACCTTGGTTATAAGCCTCTTGTTTTTCCAGCGCAGAAACGTTAGGAGTTCCACGCAACAGAATTCTACGAAGGGCCATGCCTGCCTGTTGAGGATTGAGACCGAGTTGGGCCATGCCGCCCGTCATAGCGTAAGTCTCTTCTTGGGACAAACCATATGCTTTTGCTACAGGGGAAACATCTTTCAATAGATCGTTAAGATCTGTACCCTTGAGTTTAGTCTGGGCAACTAACATTGCCATCATATCAGAGGTATTTCGAAGGGCGGCTTCATTAAACGCTTTCTCTTGGCCATTCCAAACCATATTTTGAGATACAAGGGTGTTGAGCGCGGTTCCAATATCAGGAACGTTTATTGCTTGGGCATAATTAGTAAAAACTTTTGATAAACTATCAGTAATTTTCCCAGCAGAAACGTCTCCGCCCATTCCTGCATACTCAGCCCACATTTTTGCGATATCGGTAGGACTATAAATCGACTGTCCAGCGGCGGCGCGAGAATTGCTCATTACTGCTTGCTTAATCGCATCTATATCTCGCTGAGACATGCCGGGTTGCCAAGACTTAGCGGCTGCTTCTGAAGCTGCTTTACTCACATTTCCTTGGGTATAAACACCGTAGCCAGCCGCTAGTGGGGCAGCATTGAACGGGTTTAGTAGCATTCCCGCAGAGGACGCTAATAACGAGCCTGTAATCGCTCCACTTAGGCCCCTCATTCCGGCCATAGGAATGGCCGCTAGAGTACCCATACGGGCCATAGAGCGCCCAACGGACGTGGTGGCGGCAGAGAGAGCACTCATAGTAGCTATGGCACGTTCTCCGGCACCAACGATTCCTCCTAACGCCGATTTTCCTGCTGCGCCCATGGCAGACATTGAACTGGTTACTCTGGCTGTAGATGAAGAGACTCGTCCAGAAACAGCCTGCAACTGGGTCATGGAAGTTGTTACGGATTTAGTAGCGGTGGAGGCTTTGGTAGCACCAGAGGCCATAGGTGTGAATACCTGTCCGAGTTTTGCACTTTGTGAGGAAAAAAGATTGAGATGCTGACCCATTAACATTAAAGAATTGTCAATATTCTTTAGGATGGGAATGGCTCCGGCCATACCACTAAAATTCATCTTCCCCATAGTCGCGGCTTGAGCGTCTATTTGAGCCGCAGCTGCTTTAAATTGGGAAAGTACCTGCGGAAGACCCGTCGAGGTGAATATGAATCGAGAATAGTAGTTTGATCCGGACATAGAAAATCGTGTCTAGGTTAAGAAGAGAGGTTTAAATAGAGATTTTAAAAATATGAATTAAATATAAATTATCCCGTTATCCATTCCCTATATGGACACTCTATCCTAAAAGTGCTACGATAACAAAGATATCCAGTATCCCAATTGGTATCTCTTTCCTCGTAATTAATTACAAATAAACCCGCTGTCGGGATCGAAGGCATTAATGCCTCACAACAAACACGAGCAAGTTTATTGGCTGCACTAGCACTCTCTGAGGACAAAGTGTCTACTTGCCATCTTGCATCACCTGTCATTACATGATTAGTTTGATTTGCAGAACTCACGACTTGACGCATAGGAGATCTACCGCTGTGAATATAAACCCCTGGAATTGTTGGTTCATTAGGCATGAATCCTTCATGAATTTTAGAAGCAGGAAGCAGGGCGAGTAAAGTTGAATTAAGCCTTGCTTTTTTTACCATCGTAGGAACGGGTTCAACAAATACCATCTAAATTCCTCCCCAAATACCAGACAGTTTGCCCATTAAATCAACATAGCATTCTTCGCCGCCCGTTTCCATGAATAAAATTGGGGGGACAGATCTCCGAAGAAAAATCGAGTAGTGCCCATCGTTTTGGTGCCGTCCATAAATATCGGCAGTAATTCCAGTATCGGGATTTGCATTCGGCTCAATTTCCGAAGTTACCTCTAGGTTAAAAACTCCGAGAGACTTTTCAGTATATTTTATACTCCGATCAAGAGTCCCCGTGTCCGGACCGGGTGCAAGCGACCTCGAACGATCTTGGGCTTGGTTCGAGAATTGCCTTACATATAGCTCTGTCTGCGACCATTTCTTGAGTGCGAACATTTCTAATTCGGCGGCAACTCTAGATGCGTCACTCATATTATTTACCTCGCGTACTCACCAAGAGACACGACCAAAGCGAATGCTGCGAACTAACATCTGCCACCGTAAGTTCATCTCCGAGAATCGTAATTAAATCTCCTTTTTGTAAAGTAAAACGACCATCAAACATTAGGGTCTTAAAGGTCTTATTTCTAAACCCACCAAATTCTGTATATTGTCCAGATTGTTCACTCAAAAAGCGGTCATAACAATCAGCAAGGATATTGAATGTAGTGTATGAACTTAACTTTATACGCTCGCCCGACTCCGATGCCGGATATAAAATCAAATTGGAAAATCCAGTTATCGTAACTTTAGTAATTGTGGTAAATTTGAGAGTTCCGAACCCTACTTTCTCGGAATCAAAATTAGAAATCGTTTCTACTGTAGTTGCTCCTCCGACTGTACCAGTAATTACTGCGGTCCCAACAGTACCAGTTCCTTCGGCTCGAATATAACATCCGCCAGTCGGCGGCTGGGCAGTAGGAACTTTATCTACGCATGGAGCACTAGACAGTAGGTAAATATTTGGACGTGAAACAACGAAGCTTTCGGAGCCAATCATTGTCAAGACTCTTTGTTGGATTAAGAAATGACATTTTAAAATTATGAATTAAATAAATCTCACGCAGTTAAATTCGTCTCATTTGTAAGATTTATGTCCCCATATAAAAACCAATATGCCGATTGTCTCCATGCATTATCTTCAAAAGCGTAATCTATCACCTTTTTGGCATTATCCTCTAGGATTTTTGTCCCGTCTATAATTCCTTCTGGAAGTACAATTGGTTTGTCATCAGTAATAACAAAATCATCCTCAAGTTCATCTTGCGCCGTACAAGTTGAAAGAAGGATAAAGACAATAAATATTTTCATTATATGTACGGAATAAAGTTTTTTTCCCGTAAAAAAAGCCCAAATAACAAGCAAAATTGCAAGCGCCGACAAAATAAAAGTAACCGTTAGGTATAGATCCACATATATCACCCTACTTTAGAACATATTCAACATCTATAAACCGCCCCAGAGCAACCAATAAAACATTTATAATACCAATTAATAGAACGGCTCCAGAAATTTTCCAGAACCACACCATTAAAAAGTCGGTTTTCTTCCGTGATTCAGCATTTGCATCTTTTTCTGTTTTTAAATCTTCTTTCAATCTTTCGATTTCTTTTTCTTGGTTCGATATTTTTTCCGGAAGATCTGCTCTGGCTTCCATATAATTTTTACAAGTTTGAAGAGTGGGGAGAACGTCGTCTTTCCACTCACATACCTTATCCATATTTTCTTTCAAACCTGTAACTATGGACTCTATTCGACCTTGATTAACTGAAATAATTTGCAATTCCTTATAAATAGCTGCGTCATCCATAAAAACCTCACAAGAAGGGTTGATGCAGACTCTCGGCCTGAGTACATTCGAGTTGAGGAGTTTGAGAGGGATTTTTACTTGTTACAGAAGATTGTATACTTGAAATCAAATCAGAACGAATTCCGCCCGCGCGAATTTTTCGGGCAGCATAATAAGTAAACAAACCTCTATAGACTCCACCAACAACTCCCTCGGCGGAAGTTTGATTGTCTTTACATCCCGCCCATAGACAATGATTCAAGTTGAGGACAAGAGTAACGACCTTCTGAGATAAAGCGCCATTAGTGATTGGTCCTGGAATACAACGAAATGTAAATTTATTTGGCTTCAAATTCGCACTTCTAGTAGCCGTCCCGGAATAACAGGAATCTATAAATACATCTAAGGAGACACCAATGGGGAGAGCCGAGAAAATGGACCTTAAATTATCATCAGACACGTATTGTCCACTAAAAAAATCTACTGGACAGAGAATTTCATCGTATAAATCTGCCTCATCTCCGTTGGTATCGCGAACTTTAGAACCATGACCGGAATAACAAAACACTAAAGAATCTCCAGATACTGCGCCTGAAACAAGCCAATTCAAGCCAGACAGGATATTAGATTTTGTCGCCACAGAATCGAGGAGAACTGAATTTGTAAAACCTTTATCCCGTAAAGTACTATTCCAGTCGTTCGCGTCGTTAACACATCCGCGAAGTGGGGATTGGGGATAATTATTAATACCAACAATGAGGGCTTTCTTCATGCGAATTAATTTGTAATGTTAATATTAAATACAAAATTTAAAAAAATGAATTAAATAAAAAGTTTAGGTCGCGAAATCTACGTTTAGATGGATTTCTTGCAAATAACTTTCCATTCTTCTTTGGTAAAGTAACTCCTACCTCCATACATCTCGTCAATTATTCTGTGTAATACAGTTTCCCAATATTCTCTATTCACCTTTGGTGTGGTTCTAAAATGACAAGACTGACATAACGCGGCGAATTGAAATGGTTTTCCGTCACAACACGCCTTTTTGTTGTATTCAATGTGATGAACATCTAGTTGCCTGCCGTTTTCCTCGGTTGTCTTTCCGCACACGAGACATTTATATCCAAAATAGGCTCGAACTCTCCGTTTCAAATCTTCATTAAATTTCGGGCAATAAGGTCCGAACGAATTTCCTTCACACCAATTTGGGTTGCCTTCGCCTAAAAGATCTTTCGCTCGGCATGGTTTTGAACAATAAATACCGAAGCCCTTGTTTACTTTGTGGGGATTTAAATAAAAAGTTTTTCCGCATGTTTTACAAATCAATTCTATTTTCTTGTGAGCATCCTTATAGCATTGTTTAGAACAAAATTTAACTTTTACTTCTTTTTCTCGCGCTGGCACTATATAAAACGTTACCCCACAATGCTCACAGATTTTTTCTATCTTTTTAGATTTTTTATATAATATTATACAATCTTTCGAACAGCACTCGATTCTTTTAGGTTTTAAGGAAGGAATCATAAAGAATTCTTTTTCACAAACCAAACACTTACAATTATTCTTGATGTGCGGAATCTTCTTCCCTCGGCGGAACCCGTGCGCGCAATTATTAGAACAAAATTTTTTCCCATTTTTCAATTGTGATGGACTTACATAGAACTCTTTCCCGCACATTTTACAAATTACTTCAACCTTTTTGTGAGCGTCTTCGAGACACTTTTTAGAACAGAAATGTTCTTTACTGTCTTTAATGGCCGCCGGAGTTCTATAAAATTCTTTTCCACAAAATAAACACGAACAATTATTGGTATGTTGTATCGGTTCGTGGGTTTCTCGCGTGTATTTCCCTCGACACTCTAAGCTGCAAAATTTTCTAACACCCTTTTGGGACGGCTTAATTCGAAATTCTTTCCCGCACCGTAAACACCCAAGATATATTAATTCTCGGTTTTCTTCCTCATATCGCGACCTACACCCTGAACTGCAAAATTTTTTACTATCTTTCTTGGATGACATAACATAAAATTCTTTTTGGCACTGTAAACATTTGATATAAATTCCTTTTAATTTCGTCAACTAAATCATCTCAAAAAAATTAAATATTTATTTTCTTGTCATACTCGGAAGTTATGAAATGTCTCAGATATGCCGCAGTACTCATTCCCTCTTTTCCCGCAAGAATTTCGAGTTTGTTTCTGATAATTCCCGACAATCTAAACGTAAAAGATTCTTCCTGTAATTTAGTATTCATAGAGTAGTCCTCATAATATATTCTCAATGTAATACTTCAAAAGTATATAAAGTTGTCGGTTAGAAAACTAAATAAAAAAAAGAGAAAGTCTAAAGAAAACGGTTGTCTAAAGGATAAGATTTGCGTTCAGTCGCTACGTCCTCAAGCGTATAATCCTTAAACACCTGAGCTCGCTGGTCCATGCTCGGGGCGAGATATACCGAATTAGACTTTGTTTTGATATATATTGCGCTTCTTGCGGCGGAGGTTTTACTGGTATATTCCTTGAAAGTTATTTTTAAAAGACGACAAAAGGCTCCAGTAAAAGGGTCCATACCAATGTCTTTCTTAAGCGAACGATCGTATACTTTCCACGAACTATAGTATTTATCATTACTATTTCCGCCTATAGATAAAAATTCTGAGGCGTTTATACACACTAATAAGGCTTGAGCTTGGTTTATTTGACTTAGCGTTAAGAAATCGTGGTCGAACGTTTCAAGTACAACTGCGGCATTGGCGACTAGATCGGTATATAGAGAAGGATTTATTGCATCCAGCGAAGTCCTCAATCCTGTCCAATACGCCGAAATATAGCTATCGATTGAAGATACAACAACTGGAGTTACTGGAATAGTTATTGAAGTCATGTTACTGTCACCGTAGTTGGGTTGGTCCCAGTATAATCACTATGAAGGACCCATATATAATAAGTTCCCGCGTTTACATCAAAATGCGCTAGACCCGCTCCGTCGGTCGTAGTTTTTCTTACAAATCCCGTTTTTGCAGAAGATGTGTAAACTTCAACCATTATTCCCTCGATTGGTTCTCCCGAAGAAGTAACCGTAATGTCAAGAGAGGAAGATCCGACTCCAGTTCCCCAGGTTCCTGATCCATGAGTACTTGATAATTGAGTGTCGATTTGTAACGCGGTTGGTGGCGAAGTGCTGAGGGATCTTGTCGCATATTCCCAAACATTCTGAGCGGATAGGGCCGATGTCAGAGCATAACCGGATTTGTCATCATTCTGACCAACCGTGATCTTACCCAATGCAGATATGATGAGGCTGGCAAAATTGGCTGGGAATGCCTGAGCCAACGCGAAGTTTGACTTGTCGGTCAAGGCCCTTGTGCCATACTCCCAAATATTTTGAGCGGTTGGTGGCGTCACTGATAACGAGAAGCCCGTCTTGGTGGCTACCTCCATCGCAGAGCCAACGACCGCCAAGCCTCCAGATCCGCCCGCCTGGGCCGCTGGCAGGATGCCCGTAGTATCTAGGCGGTTGGTGAAATCAAGACCCGCCTCGCCTGAGCTGGCCACATCAAGCGTTCTGCCTTGGACGGTTGGCCTCAGAGCTGACCTATTCTCAATAGAGAAAGATCCGACTATGTAGCCCACCACGGAAATGCTATCCACCGTTCCGGCTGAGAGCTTGGCCACGAAATCGTGCCCCGATGCGTAAAAAGCGGCATCTGCGGAAGTATCGATCTTCACCACATGAGAGCCAGCCACTCCGTCTAAATCAACTGTTAATGTGACTCCTGATGTGGATTTTGTGGTAGTATTATCCTTGTAAACGGTGACTGTGGGCGTTCCTGCTAGCGTCGTGGGCGTGCCGTCGCCTTTGTGTGTCGGGAACGGCAGCGGCACGAGCACATGGCCAAACGAAAAGTCTCCTGCGTATCCTGTCATCCTACCAATCCCCCGCCGATTAAAACGCTATTCCCCACGAGACCGTCACCAATCAGGCCCACGGATGCACCGCCAACGGTGCCCCATCCAGCGATTGCAAATTCCCGAGTCCTAACGAGCCAGTCCGTCCCCGCTGGATTCGGAAAAGCATTAGCGTGAGGCCATGCCTTGGCGCGCGAGATCCCGCCCGGATCGTTCCCGAATACAGATCCGCCTGATGCGACATACGCGCTGTCCACCGCGAGCCAGTAGATTGTGCCGGATATTATATTTATATTTGAAATGTCGATAGTATTCCAACCGGTGATAGTGGCAACCAGCCCCGATGATGCCAATAGTACCCCCAACTCTCCCGCGTTGTCGGTGTAGATACCCACCCGATTTTGTGGGATGATATCCGGGCACTTCAGTCGGATTGATTCCAGTGTCCCTGACGCCACCGCAACATGTTTCTGTGCGTAGATGGCATCCCAGGTATATCTACCTAGGTATGTTTTCTCGTCGTTGCCTAATAGCTTTGAATCTGGCATATATTCACCGTAGTATTATTATATGTGATATTCGATGAAATATTTTTTGTGGTATTTATTGCCTCAATCCATGCCGATATGGTTACAGTGGCGCTGTCTTCCGCCAATCCGCCCATAATCAGCATCAGCAAAAGGAAGAGAATGGTCTTCATGGAATGGGAATCCTCGCCCAGCGGTCGAGTACGTCATCATCTTCCAGTATGGGATTTAAGTCGGTCCGGTGATAGCGATTATCATACATTCTATTGTTACTCCATTTTATTATTAAAATAGATCAGAAGAATTTAAACTTTCATGAAAGGACAGCCTCTTTTTGGAAGCGAATTCCGATTTTTATCTATGAAAGTCAATGTTTCTAATCTATTCGGGTTTGTTTTATCCAACAAATATTGCTAAATAAATCTTCTTACTCTGCGGTCTCTTATTAACAGGCTGAGAAACCACATCTATAAGCCGATATTTGCCGTAAATATCTTTTACTTTCCGACTCAGTTCTTCCAAGCCTACAGCATCAATAAGAAGCACCTTCTCGCCGAGATTCTTGGACTTTTCCATGAAAAACAAGTAAGTCTGTCTTCCAAAAGTATGAAGGTCTGCGGCCTCGTGAAGCACCTTTACGGGGATGTCACCCGCAGGAATCTTTTCGAGTTCCTTTTGAATCTGAGTAACGAGTCCATCAAGACGCAGGATGTAGTTTCCTGTTGAAGTGTCGGCCTTGGATACTTGGATGTCTTGCTTGAGGGGTGTTTTGGTCTCGGGGATAGAATCGACAACTGGTTCATCTTTCTTTTTCTTTTCGTACATAAAAATAGTGTCCTCCAAAAAAGTCATAGGAAGACTAGGTGTGGTTTAAATCACACCAGTCTTGTAAAGGATACCCTTTGGTCTAGCTACGTGAGTTACAGAGTCGACCCAAGAGTACACATTGTGTTCGAATCCATCAACGGAATCGAAGGTATTCACGTTTAGGGGAATATTGGCGGCTCCGAGACCTTGATTAGCGCTGTCCGCAATGGGCTGGACATTGTAATCTGGATCGTGATAAGAGAAGGTCTCATAACATGGCATGTTCATGAAGGTGCCTATTCCAAGGATGTTAGACTCGGTAACGCCTTCGTCTACACCAATAACGGTACATCCTATATTCTTGATATAGGTTATCATCTCGTAAAACTGTCGCTGAGAAGCTACTTTCTCCCTAACGTAGTCCATATCGGCATCTGACGTTTCCAGGTGGTCGAATAGCTCGTAGTAGTTGGTCGCATTTACAACCACTGTATCAAGTTTAAATCCGCGATTTGCACGAATATCTTGAGCGATTGCTCTAATATCCCCGAGGGGATCGGCTGCGCCGGACCATTCTCCACCAGCTTTTGCGGTTATGTTGGTGGTATCTGCACCATTACCAGCAATAAGTTGAGCGAAGATATCAGAATTTATCTGATCGCTAATTACCCAAGCCATTTGAGAATAAACATCTCTCACGTCAGACTCGAAAGTGGGATTGTTAAGATCTGCATTCTTAAAAGCAGTACCAGCCTTTCTGATATCGGTATTGATGGGGACCTGCTCACCGAGACTAATCGAAACATTATTCCACGCAGTCTCGCGAGTTCCACCAAGGGAGGGTTCAATCTTCTTGGGATCTGTATCCGCAGTATAATTCTTTCTTTTTGCGATAATTGCCTGAGTGCTTATCTCCTTAAAAGGATATTTGAAAAGCATAGGCATATTAGGAACCATGAATTCGCGGATCAAATCGCTGATAGTTTCACGATTCTGATAAATATCGGTATTTGGTTTACTTGCCATTGTTAATTCACCTCAAATATAATTTTAAGTTTCAGCCTCGGGGCAACCGTAGAACAGTGCGCCGACATACTGACCACTTGCATCTTCAGCAGAATGCATAGCGATTACGGGGGAAGTTCCTGCGGCCTGATACTTGAATAGGGCAGAACTCTTGTCATAGACAAGATGAGTACCAACGTCAATATTGGTCGTAGCATCAACCGGAACAGGATAGTAGGCCATTCCAAAGAGGGTGCACTGTCCGTGTCTGAGATATCTGCCAGCAACTCTTTCTGCTACAGAATCGGCGGCTGCGGAAGTCGGAGGAATACACACAGGTCCAAGTAGATCGTTTCCAAGAACTCCGACAATGGGGGTCGTTCCAGAAGTTATAGAACTGGAAAGCACAAGAATGGGCTTTCCATATAACTTTGCATAAGTATACTCTGCGTTCTGAGCAGCAGGAGAAACAAAGTCTGGAGCCTGCGGATTATCCGCATAAGTCACTTGAGACGCCCAAGTATAGAGAGGTCTATCAAGCATTACGCCGCCAATGGAGTGAGTTTTAGCGGAAGAAACCGTTATATCAGACTCCTCAAACCAACAGTCTAAAATAATTGGTCCATTGACAGCAGTTTGAGCCTGATTGGTAACGGTTTTGAGTGCCATACAGTCGTACAGGGTAGCCATTTATAAATCACCTTGAAATTTAATCATCTTATAACCGGTCCCCCGGTTGCTTTGAGAAATCCGTCGCGCTTTTCTTTTCGGGCCTGCATTTTTCTCGCTTCCTCTGTGACCTCGGACTCCGCGGCGGAACCCTGGAGTTTGACATTTTTTGAAGCTGCAAATTTCACAGCATCAGAAGAATATTTTTGGGTAAATGCGATCGGATCGTTTGTATATTCCGAAAATGCCGCAGCAATATCTTTGGTAATCGCAGGGGGATACACATCAAGCAGCATTTTTCTCGTCTGATCGTCCTTATAAGAACGAAGATCTGCGTTCTCCTTAAGAATCGTATCAATCTTCTCTTCGAGAGACGAGACTCTGCCAGCAGACTCCTTGACCCGATTAAATTCATCCACACTTGAGATTCCAAGCGTATTCTTTACAAGCCCCCAATCAAGCGTGGGCTCAATAATAGGAGCCGCTATGGGAACTTCAGCCTTTACTCCGGGAACTTCCAATATTGGGACATCCGGGGGCGCGGCTTTAATCTTGGCTTCGGCCTCAACTTTTACCTCGGGAATATCGGCCTTAATCTCGGCGGAACCCGCCTCAATCTTAGCATCTACCTTTTCTTCGGCAACAATTTCAGCCTTCAGCTCTTTCTTAGGCATTTCTAAATCACCTTTAATAGAATCATTTTCAATAATTATAATTTTTTTCTCAGATAAAACCTCGTTATCTTCATCGACGATTTTCGCTGAGAAAGTTTGAGTATCTTTATCGAAAGATGCCTCAAGTTTTTCTTTCGAAGCTTTTAATCCTTCTGGAATTTCCATATCAATACTTCTCATTTTAGATCTAATTTTAGAGAACAGTCCAGTCTCACCTTGCTGCGCGGCTCTTTTGTATGCCGCCATCAAACCTTCTACATCTGGTTCGGGGCCACCTTCACTCGTCATGTGGGCAAATGGATAATGCCAATCTCCTCGATTAGATCCGTCGCCAGTCTTTTTTAAGAAAATCTTTTTAGCTTTAGACTGGTTAATTTTTCCATCAGTCTCGATATAAGACCAAAAAGCGTCATAGTTGGGAGACCAAGCGGCTTTAATGGAATTAGATTCTAAGTCCTCATCGTCTTGAAGAATTTCTACTTTACAGTGATCTCTATCGCATGCTCCACCTTGGGGACTTCTCTCATTCGACAAAAGAGAAATAGAGTAAATGTCAATAGATTCGGGATGCTCCATATCGGGACCAGTAATCGAACCCTCTACTGACAAACCAGAATAGGAATCTTCACCAGAGGCCACGATTTTCGCCCATTTCGGGCAAAGTATCTGGGCAAAGGCTAAAAATCCCCCATCATAGATAACTTTTGAAAAAATTCCAACACGACTATTTATCGGATCGGCGTGATCGATATTCAACAATCCACCCCTGCTTCTAGAAATCGCACCCTTAATTAAATCCTCAGTCGCCTCGAACTGCGCGGCTACGTTACCCGCTTCATCCCTGAGAGGAAGCATCGTTCCGGGGGTAATTGCTAAAATTTTAATATTTAATGGCCCTTCGGTAGAATTTTCTACTAAAATACTAGATTTATCGAGGGCAGCTTTGAACAACATCAATATTAAGGTTGTCCAAGCGATAGATAAGTTATATTTTAAAAAAACGAATTAAATAAAATTATGTGAGAATGGGTAATAAAATATATTCTCATTCAAATGAATAGATTGATTACATAACCAGTAATTAGACAACAAATTAAACCAATACCATCGATTACCACCCGTATGCCCGTGGCAAGATGAACATAAGGCAACTAAATTCCATTTTGTTCCGCATCCTTGACCTTTGTTATAGTCGCAATGGTGGACATCTAATCTTTGTCCATTTTCATCCTCAGTTTTCCCACAGATAAAACATACCCTACCAAATTTTATTCTGATTTCTTCCCTTCTCGCTCTGTTAAACTTAGAACAATATGGCAGAAAAGAAACACCTCCCAGCCGCGCTAGGAGGGATCTGCTTTGTTTTTCTCTCGTTTCTTTGGAACTTTTCTTGCCTACATTCCACTTATTCCCTTTCGCCGCTGCCCCTATTTTTAGCTTAGACTCTTTTGTGTGTTTATATCCAAGACTGTTCTGTTTTCCTCTATTCGCTATACTTATTTTGATTTTTGTGTCTTCCGGCATAGGTTTTCCTTTCTTGGCCTCACTAATCGTTCTACTTTTAATATTAAATTCTTTCATACATCTCGAAATAGTACTTGGACTTACACCACATTCTTTTGCAATTACAATCGTGGACTTTATAGAATACTCATTTCGCAACCATTCCTCATTTTTAAATGTATCCAAGCCGATAGACTTTTTAAGTGGAATATTTATTGTTTTAGAAACTTTTAAAATATATTTATAAATACAAGATTCAGAAACTCCACATTCTTCTGCTATACTAGAAATCGGTTTATTTAAAACCCAATATTGTTCATATAGCCATTCCTTATTTCTATAAGTCATATCAGGATCTAAAACGGGATTACTTTTCATATGGATCAGAAGTATATTATTTTAATGATATTTAAATCTTTCCATTAAAACAATATATTAGAAAAGGAGAAATACTTGACGGTGATCCGCATGAAAAGATTACTTAAAATTCATACCCGTCAAGCACATTGTTTATAGGTCTAATACTATTTAAGGTTATCTAAGGCGTTCCGGGAATTCCATCCGGCCACGTTTCTCTATCCCAATGTCTTTCGTAACTAGACAGACTGCAATTGAGCATCTCAATTACGGCAATGTCTTTAACATTTATTAGGCTGGTTGTGTTGTTTGAAATTATAATCTGGAATTCCCCATAACTTTGGAGAAATCCGTCGTGTATTGTTCCAACCTTCGTTACAATTTTTAGATGCTTATGCATCGAGTCTTCAAGAATATCCTTGAGCGCGTTCGTGTATTTCATTTCCAATCACCTTTTTTTGATCCCTTACGGAGATCAATCGTTTTTAACAATTATGACTATTTATCTAATACTATTTAGCCTTTTCTATTCATCTCGCGAATTAAATCAAATCTTGCCTAAGTTACATATCTATATCCTAATTCCAAGAAATCCCCGCGCATTCGAATTTTAAATGATGTATAGATAAAAACATTGATGTATGTTTTAAGACACTGATTGAGCAAAAGCTATTGCCATCCTTCTACAATCTTCTTTGGTTTTGGCAACAAATCCAATGGGTAATCCATATTTAGCATCGGGACTATCGCTCGGGGAGACCCCTTCGGGCGCAGCAGTTGAGTCTCCCTCTTTAACTACATCTCCAATTTTAAAACCATAAATCGCGCGGTGAGACCATCCGAAATATTTCTGAGATTCTTCTGCCCAACCAATCGAGCAGATGGAATGAGATGGGTCGGATTTTTCTGGAGCAATTCCCCATTTTTCAACTAACGCTTTGGCCATCCGAGGATCTCCAATAAAATCTCCAGAAGGAGTATAGGCCATTTCCATAGTTATTGTTCCTTCGCCTCCAAAATCCGCATTAGAGTATTCTTCATTCCTAATTTCATAACCATCTTTCTGAGTTACACTTAAAATATTAATTGGGGAAATCATTTCGGACTCCATTAAAAAAAAATGTTTTCTACTCAGTCTTATCTAACGACTTTCCGCAGCACGCGCAGCCCACGGTTGGAAGGACCCAATCACAATCTTCAAGTTCCATTAGGGTTTCGAAAATATCGGTGGTGCGGAGAGTCCCCATAATAAGATAGCTGTCCTCTTCTGGATCATCAGCATGAAAACTCTCTGCAAAGTCAAATTCTGCACCAACATTATTAAGTTCGTCCAAAGCGTCAGAAGGCATTGTTAGAAAATTCTCATCGTCAATAATCAAGCGAAGTTCATAGCAACAACTCTCACAGTTAATCGTATCTAGCATTTTAAACATACGAGTAAAATAGATTTCATACTATAAATAGTTATCGAATGGTACCATCCTCGTTAATATGTGGAAGAATTTTCTTTTGAGACTTCTTTTGTGAGAATTTGGGAGGATCGTTGTGAATATTCGAGAATCCGTTTTCTTTGTTGTTTTCTAATTCTTCTTTCGGTAGATATCTATAATCCACCCCAAATTCTATTAAAATCTTTTCATATTTTGCTCGCGCATTTCGATTCAACAATCCTAGATGAATTTTACGATGGCAACTCGGGCAACAACTTATAGTTTTCTTAAGTTCCTCTTTTAGTTTAGAGACCGAAACCCCAGCTTTCACCCCACTATAAATTGAAAATTCTTTATCTTTAATGTGGTGAAAATCAATAACATCTGCCTCGTCACAAAGAACACAAAAGGAGTTTTCTTTAATTTCTTTGTAAAAATCTTTAATTTTTTGACGATATTTTTGGTTGTATGATTTTTGTTTATTTTTGTTCTTTTTGACCCAGTTTTTTTTATATTCTTTGCGGCGCTTTCGGGATTTATGCGGCATGTTTTATTATAATATATTTAATACTATTTATAGGTTTCTCTCGGAAAAATATGATAGAATCTCTTAAAACTTCTTACAATTATGGTTAAAGCACTCTAAGCAAAATTCTTCCTTTAAAGATTCTGGCCACCCCACTTGACGAAATTTAGATAATAGATTTGGTCCCAAAGGCTCACCTTTGCGTCTCCGTTCCGCACCGTCATTATTAATATGGGATATCGACAAAAACTTTAAGTCAGAAATTCCACAGCGGCACGGACCGAAGAAATCAAAAGCCTCTTTCCAAATCTTGGTCCGATATCTTTGTCCAACGGTTTGATCTTTCGATGGAAGATCTAAATATTCCCTCCTTCGTCCACAATTATGATTCCAACACAAAACTCTTAAATTTGAAATTTTATTTTCAGGGTATCTTCCTTGAGCAATAGTTAAATATAACCTTTTCGCCTTTAACCCCATCTTTCTGTCTATGTGTCCAGTATTATCTATGTGGTCTATAGTGAGATGTTCTATGGTGGTATCTCCACATAAAAAACACTTACATCCACCAAGCATATTTAGCGCTATATGTTTTAAATCCTGCATATGTTCTTTTTGAATCTTACTGCGCTTATCCTTATTTGTTTTGTTATATTCCTTCTTTTGTTCTTTATGTTTCGAGTCATATTCTCTTTGCTTTTCCCTGATAACTTCCTTGTTATCCTCACGATACTTTTTGTGCCACTCTTTACTCTCTTCAATATGCTCATCACGATACTTTTTCTTGTATTCTTTTTTATAACAAGAGCTACGATCCTTTACCCTGCGATTTTGGGTAATGTTGTTTTCTTTTAATATATTGTAAATGGTCCCGTCGCACGTATTAAATTTTCCTTTTATGAACTTCAAAGACTCTCCTTGGAGATATAATTTACAAATTAGATTCCTCCCCTCTTCAGGGATTCTCTTCGCCATTTAAATCCTCCTTTCTTTTCGCCTCAGCGACTAGGTAATCGATAGCATGACTTGTAGAACTAAAAGTACACCGCTGGACCTTTCCCGATATCCATTCTAAGGTGGCGGGAAGTAAAGTAACACTTGTTCTAATTTTATCCATATTAACACCTAACTAAAAATATATTATGTGTTAATATATCTAATACTATATAAAGTTTTCGATCATCTCCTCCCAATAATCCCTCTTTTTAGTTCGTTTTCCGACTATTTTAGCGGCGATTACCTCGTCAGAACACGCTGAGCATAAAATCGCCTCCCTAGATTGGACTCTACAACCACATATTTTACAGGTTTTGCGCAGATTTTCGCCTCCAAGTAAGAATAATTGTTACAAATAGGCAAATTATTACTAATAATCCACCAAAAATTAAGAAATTAGACAAAATTTGATCAATATTGGAGTGTAAAGCGCCCAAGATACGGCCAATCGCGATCGAGATTAACCCGACCATTAATACTGAAAATTGGATAATAAAGTCATTTAATTTAGTTATATAGATCCCTTTCTGGCTCTTTTGGGGGTTCTGCATTGGGATCTTCTGGATAAGTCAAATCTATCTGGCCCGAGAGAACTCCCAAAGAGACAATGATGCTATTTAATGCATCGAGTATACCCTCTTTTCGACAAAATCCCTCTAAAGTTTCTCCTTCTACCTCTTGATCTGGTATAAAATTGGTACAATTGTGTTGTAGACAAGTAGTTTTCTTCCCTAAAAGTTGTGTCCAGGTCGGGCAATAAACGTTTTGGTCGTCTTTAGCTATTAAAGGGTCTTTAATCATGGGGGAAAACCTCAGAGATCCATGCTACAAAACATGTTCAGACCACATTTATCACAAAGATTGCCGCATTTTTTGGGATAATTCCCCTCTTCTATATTAAAAAGAATCTTTTTAATAGACTTTTCAACTTTTTTATTCGATTTTTCGTCTTTTATACACTCTGGTTCATATACCGATCCATCTTTTAGGAATGCGAAACAAAATCTCTTCAAAGGTTGATCGTATTTTTGCTTGAACAACTCATTAAGAATCCACGCCTGCATATCAAAATGAGAGGTATAAGACTTCCAAAATTGACCCGTCTTGAAATCACCGCCCTCTGATATTTCCGGCTCCCAATGGATATCGAAAATCCCTACCGCCTTTTGCCCGCAGACCTCTCCATAAAAGCGTCCGGGATTTCCTGGATCAGAATATGAGGTCTCACGTATCGGGTTTTTCGGCATAGAGTCCAAGAATTTCTTTCCGTTTTGAAGTAATATCTTCTCGGTTGGGTCATCTGACTCAAATATTCCGTCTGCCAATTTAGAGTGAACCCTACTTCCTAATTCAAGCCACGGGGATTCTGTAGGCTCTTTTAGTTTTAAAATATATTGTAAATAGAATTTTCGGGGGCAGGAGTGATACGTTGTAATTTTACTGGCGGAAACAGAAAACATATTTCTATCTCCCCAAGTTTTCTTGAAGTTTACCTGCGATTAATTTACGCAGCTTCTTTTCGTCTATATCATTTGGAATCCGCATAGTAAGCGTTATCGTCAATCCTTTATCGGGCATAGTTTTAACAATCTCGTCGAGAATTTTTGCGCCACGACCAATAATATTGCTTGGGACAACCGATTGAGCGGGGACATACACAACGCTTATACCATCTTTCCTTGTGTGTAATTTTAAATCCCCTGAAGTTGTATTACTCCAAAGGTCGCCAGTATTATGCTTTTCCTCTCCTCCCCACTTCTCCTTCCTCAGCCAATACAATTGAAGTTGACAGTAGGAAATAATGTCATAAAATTGGTCGGTAATTTCTTTTTCTTTACTGACTATTTCTGAGTCAAAATAACTCTCCGACATAATTTTCAATCTATCAAATTTTCTATAAAGATCTCCAATCATACCCCTCATGCCAAATTCATTATAATATCGATAATAGGAATCCCGGTATTCAGGATATTTCTGTTTGCGGAGCGCGTATAGTTCATTATTAATCGTAGAAATTTCTTTCTCTTGGTTTGTGAAGAGAGACCAATCAAGTTTGGTGGTATCCATATTTTTCGCCATCCTTCTTCTTAAAATAGATTAATTTAGAATTGGATGGGATTGGATATAAAGGTTGCGGTATCTATCTTATTGAATTAATAACTATACCAAAAGTAAAAGACGCATTATCTGCCCCCGCGTCAGTTACGGTATACTTGACCCTAAGAGTATCAGGGAACGGCCCTTGGCCTACGGTGGAAGCGCTCATTGCCGCGTCGGTTGGAGTTATTAACTCACTTTCGGCGGCATATTCTCTATTGAGTACCATGACATATCTCTTAGAGTTCCCATTCCCAAGAATATCTGCGAACCTTCCTATATCATAAAAGTTCGTGCCATCTACGGTTCCTTGGAGCCATACGGCAAGAATATCTCCTACCTCTGTAGCTGCCGCGGTCACGTCTAGTTGGACAATAAGAGATTTTACGTGATCCAAAAGCGCAAATTCTTCAGATACTCCAGAAGATGTCACCGCAGCAGAGCTAATTATAGTTTTAACGCCGCCTTTAATTGGAATTGTCATAAATAATGATTTTTAATTTATTACATATTCTTTGTTTTAAAAAAGTGAATTAAATAAATTGTAATAACATTTATATATCTTAAAAACTAAACTATGTTTCTATGACATCTTGTAAATTTAGGTTCTTTGTGTGTAACAAAGAAAATACCTTTCCTAAAAGTGTAATATTCGCCTCGGATTGCCCTAACAAAATAAAGGAATTTTTAGAAAAAAACAAAGATAAAGACCTGGCGGTTTTTACTACTACTTGGGTCCCATTAAATGTATTTGTCACTCAATGAACTCTTCCCAATTTTTATCAAGCTTTCTTAACATATCGCACAAAATACTGGGTTCTATTTTACCTTCTTCAAATTTATCTATAACTTCCAAAATTTCATTATGTAAAATTTCTTTAGCAACAACTTTTGGATCGCTCAACTCATTTATCATATAATCATCCTTCTCTGTTTTTATAGTTTTTGATGAATTAAATTTTAATACCAATTTTTTAGTTCCATAAGAGGTTGTTCCTTGCCATTCTCCGTTTAATATATTATGTAAATATTCTATTGGTTTAACAATTTCAAATGTAATAGGCTTTACTGGATCATAACTTATGAATCGCCAGGAATCTAACTGGACAAAATCGTCTGGGTTTAATATATAAAGATATCCATATTTATTAAACTCTACAAACCCGTCAACGTTAAATGTTACGGCATGAGACGCGGCAACTTCTTTATACTGAGTGGCATACACTCCGAACAAATTACTTTTTATTTGCCCATTCCTGTCGCGTCCTTGGCGTGGATATACCAATTGTTCAGTATACTCCGTTCTACCGCAATATAAGCAATTTATTTCCGCTTCATAATCCCCTAATTCAATTATCATTTCAACAATTCTTCCCTTACATTGTAATATTGCGAGCCGCATAATCCTTGCATTAACAAAGGAAATTGACTTATATTTTTTGATTGTGTTTTATGAATATGAGAATTTTTTCTTGAATCATAAGCGCTTATTCTTTCTGGAGCAGTACACGCAAGATGTTCGGCATGTCTTTTCGCTTTAATTTTTGAATTTCCAGGGAATATATCACAAAAATGATATAAGTTTAAGTTTAGGGCGTCATATTCGGGTGGAACATTATGAAGAGTAAACCCTTTTCTTGGAAAAGGGTTATGATTTATAGTAAAATGATCGCCTCCCCAGTCAGAGGTAAGACCATCAATATTTCTTACTAATCTCATGGTTCCCATTTTATATGTAGGTTTATTTACATCTGTATCCCACGAAGTTAAATCTACACGAGAGCTACGAATTCCATTACATTTTGTATTGTTTATTATATTTTTTATTAAATTTACATCTTTTTCGTGAAACATTTCGTCGCCCTGGAGTTCAAATATCCAATCAGTATCAACCTTTTTAATTAATACATTCAAAACATCATCTATAGCTTGCCAGCGAACTTTCCCTACGTCTAGAATTTTATATATTTTAATTTGTGGATATAATTCTTTCAACTTAAAAAGGTATTGAAGGGTTCCATCATTTGAGCCTCCGTCGTTTACAAGAATAGAATCACAAAAAGAAAGTGCGGATAAAATAGACTCTACGAACGGATATCCAGCATCAACCGCGTTTCTTATTGTAAAAATTCCGGCAATGTTTGTTTTGGTCATTTATTCACCAGAAATTGTTATTCTCCTGGGCTCAATATAATAATCCTCTAGCGCATCGCACATTCCAATGAATAAATCAGATTTCCATAACATTTGACCGTTTACTAAACTAAATTCGCCTGGAGTTGATAGAATTTCCAGTAATTTTTCGGTAACGTCATGGTCTAATTCATACATTAAATCTATCCACTGTTTAGAATATTTCAAACTTTCTCCGCAGTAATATGAACATGGAACCCAAGGTATAACCCTAAAACCAAAATATCTGAGATGGATAGCATTTTCTCTTACAAGATTGTTTATTTTATAGCAAAAGTTCTTTGATGCTGGGTCCGAATTAGATGCCATCTTAAAAATAGGGTCTTTGTCATCTTTAAAATTCTCATCAAAAAAAGACGAACAACAAGAAGGATACCCCAAAAGATCTCCAATTTTTCTATGATCTGGACTAATTACGGAATCCTTGGTTTTATATAAATCTCTAAACTCTTTTGCGCACTCTAAATTGGTTGAAATCACCCCATAAACAACTGTATCTTTATATATTTTGTCTTCAATTTCTAAATTATGACTGAATCCTTCTACTCTTTTAGATCTAAAAATTGGAACAAAACATAATCCCCTGTTGGTTAATTGTTCCAGTTGCGTATCAAAGTTGGTCGGATCTAGATGAAGCGTTCCAACCTTTCTCTTCCCCGATGCAGTCATCTCAAATTCTGTTCTTGAAAAAAGAATTTGAGCCTTTTTAGAAAACTCGTATAACCAAGAATTCCATTTGGATGGTAAAATAGTTGACATATTATTCTCCCTACCTATTAATATGATTCATATGGTCCCCGTGAGGAGAATTCGCGTGTCCTTTATCATGGCATTCCCCAGACTGTTCACAAAGATGATGCTTGTCGGAGTCTTGAGGGCGTGGACTACTTCCACGAGTTCCACGTTGCATATTTCTTGACCAATTAAAGGGTTCATTTTTTTTATAATTTGGATCGTCTATTGAGAGTACTATATTTGGAAGTATACCCCGCAACTGTTTTTCTAAATACTCAAACACTCCATAAACAGCTTCACAATAGTAAGTTTTTCTTCTAAAATCCCCACCTATACCTTCAGAAGGACACCCTCCTCCACAAACATTAAAATATTTACACCCAGAACACTCGGTTTTTTCTAACATATCGCTTCTAGATGTACTTTTCTTTTCTTTAGATCTTAAATAAACTCCATCTTGTAAACATCGATCACATCTACTAATTTCCCCGTTTCCAAGAACTGTAACACATACCGTAGTAGCGTAGTCACACTTAGAAGACGTAGAACAAGATGCAGTACTGTATCCAAGCAGAGACTCAATATAATCTCTTGTGGGATCAATACTTGGAAGGTTTTCTTCTATTGAGACCCTAGATATTTCAATCCAAGCATTTTTTAATTCATCACAAGATAACATCCATTTTGACAAACGTAAATCAAAAGTAGGCACAAACATGGCATTAAATCTTGCTTCTATTTTATTTTCTCTTATCCAGTTCAATAAAACAGGAAGATTTTCTTTAGACGCATTAGCTTTCGAAAGAACACAAATTGTTCCCCATCTTAATCCTTCGTCTTTTAGTATTTTTAGGTTTTCAATTAATTCGTTTTGGTATTCTCGATTCCGCCCTTCGTTTCTTGGACCCCTCAAAATATTCAACTCTTTTGGGCCGTCTACCGAAACTCCAATCCTCACTTTATATTTTTTAAAAAGTCTCACGTGATCCCTTGTCATTCCCATTAATGATGTTTGAAGTCCACAGATTATGCCGATATCTTCTAGTTCTTTCAAAAAATATTCTAAATCAATTAAAGGAAGAAAACAAATTTCTCCTCCGTGCAAAACAACGGTTGGATCGTGGCCATTATTAGATATCCGATCTTTCCTGATTTCCTCTTTAATTACTACCATCATTTTTTCTTTATCATAATTTTGCTTTTCGTTCGGTTTAGAAAAACAATATTCGCATCCAACTTCGCAAGTTGTTTTTGGATAAATTAAAATTGTAGACATATATGTACATCCTCTCTAAATATAAGTATCTGTGTGATTACAAAAATCAGAAAATGGACTGTTCCCATAATTATTCCAATTATACCAAGGGTCATTATAAAATGGGGTATTCCCGAAAACACCATTATTAAATGGAGTATTTTGATAGTTACTCCAATTATACCAAGGATCGTCTCCGTGAGGATTGTTTGTATGAGGCCTCAAATCTGTATGGGGCGTTGAGTTGATATGAACGTAAGAATTTCCCGAGTTGTTGCTGTGGTTGGAGTGATTATACCAGTTTGTAGTAAAAACATAATTACTCCAACTTGGGGTATCTCCGTGAGGAGAGTTTGTGTAATTACTCCAATTAGAAAACGGAACATTGCCAAATATACCATTATTGAAATTTATATTGTCATGAGGTATATTTGCGTAATTAGAATAGTTGTGATGACTTATATTTTTATAACATCCAGAATTGTCAACAAAATATGATTCCCCACACTCATTAGTATTACTCCAAACATAACAAGTTGTGTTCTGATACGAAAACGGCGGGCGGTAATCTACATAATATCCGGAAACATCACAATGATCAGAATACCCTCCGCAAGCCATAGAAATATGTATTGTGTTTATTGTATATAAAGTTATCGTCAACAACTATTTAATCTAACTGTATTGTAGTTTAAAAATAAAAAATTTTTATCACCTATAAATATTACACTTCTCACAAAGAGAGCCTCGTCTCGTTCCTCCCGCGATTCCTTTGTTAAAAATGTTCCCACAAATATTCTCCCCGGCGAGGTCTCCGCAGCACGTAGTTATGTCTCCGTTCCACAATATTGCTAAATAATGGTTTAGTTCGTGGCAACATTTAGGTGGAGGAGAATAACTGGGCCTCACTAGATTCTCATCGTGGGCATCCGTTATAGTTAATTTATGAAAATTTATAAATGGAATATAACTTACGAAGAAAATATAAACTTGTGAAGAGGTATATGCGCCATATTAGATGGCGCTACGCGAACTCCATAGAGTGAGCGCAAAGCTACTATTTAATCTACTCGTATTGGGTTTAAATTTTGTAGTAAAAAATAGTGCTCATCCACAACCCTTATTTTTAAGGTCTAAATCTTTTTCAGTCCAGACTTCAAATTCAAGGTTGTTCTGTCCGCAATATTCTCTGGCGGCTGCGAACTTGGCGAGGTTTTTTGGATCTAATACTTGATATTCCGATTTTATTTCTATAATCTTTTTCTCGCCAGTCTCATATTCAGCAGAAATATCTGGAAAATAATTATGAACTTTATTCTTTTCGGGATCTGTGTAATTTATAAAAAATTTACAGTTACTATATGTTTTGATGTTTGTATCTGTATCCAAAATTTCCATAGCTCTTTTTTCGTAAGAAGAGGCATAAAATAATGAAGTATTCGTCTTTAAAGAATGATAGACCCCAACTCTTCCTCGCGAAGATCTCCTTTGAAAGTCTTCTACTATTTGATATTTATATTCCAAATAGTCACCCTCAAATTGCTTCTCCCATTGTTTATATTCATCTTTCCTTTGTTCTGCTATTGGACCCTTGCAATAGTGATTTTTAATATATTTAGGAATTCCATTTTGATTATGGCATTTGTTATATATTAGATGTCCTCCACAACCACATTGACATATTAACTCTTGATACATCCAAGATTTTGAACTTGGATTATACTTCAAGTCATATAAAACATTATTAATTTTAATTTTCTTTTCAAACATAAAAATTAACTCCTGTTTTTCTCCTGCTCAACCAAATACTCAAACGCATGACTCACTGAACTAAACTTTTTCGACTTGATTTGTTCCTCAACCCATTCCAGTGTTTCGCGAGATAGAGCAACACTTGTCTTAAATTTATTTATCGACATAATAAATATGAAATACACCTATTACTATATAAAGTTTTTGGTAGTTATAAGTAAATATAAGTAAATATTGTTATTACGGTAAGCGTAGGTAAGATACGGTATTGTCATTTTTGTATAGCTGTGCCCGTTAGTAGCCGCGCGAATTTTAATTTTATCCACCCCCTCCCATAAAATTAATAATATATAATTACTTTTATATTACTCGACTTATTAAATACATTTATTCTATATAAGATATAATAATTATTATATATTTCATATACTTTTAAATTAATTAATATAATTAATCTATTAAACATTATTAAGTATTATAACCATATCTATTTTAATATTTCTTTTCAATAATATGGATTAAATACCTTAATATTAAATATATACATTTATAAATCATAGTGATTTGTTATTATGTTAAGTCGGCAAATACCTACACTATAAGAATATGCTTTTTGCTCCGCGGATCTGCTTACTTATCAGCATAGAAAAGTACTTCAAAAAGCCTTATGGTTCTACTGTATGCTATTCGCTACATATCGATATATCAAGCCAATTGACTAGGTTTAATATGATTAACCATATTATAAACTTATACATCTATATTATCTTATCAATCAATTCATTACTTTTCAATCCTTATTATCTATCATATCTTTATATACTTAAACGCAAAGTATTTACAATATTATAATGTCTATATACATTTCACATTCATAAATACATTTTTAATATATAAAATGTATCACCACATATATAAATCTTATATATTTTATAAACATTAGCGTTTAATATCATAAATCGTTATTAAGCTGTTCAATCCCAGGATTTATATATAAATATTTCAAAGTTAAATTATATTATTAATTATTAAAAATTCTCAATGTACATATTAGTACATCGCGACGCAAGTTTAATTGATTTAAGATCATAAAACTCCATGTTTATAATGATTAATAGTTATGTATAAAACATTATTAATAAATGTAATAATATATTAATCAAATTATCTCCTCAGAAATCAGTCTTAAAAAGTGCGTCGATATCAGCGGACTTACATCACGAAAAGTATAAATATAAACCCAAATGAATAGTGATGAGGTATTTTTATATAAATGATCTTATGAACAAAAATACGAAAAAACACATACAGTAGACGTGTATTTACTTCAGTTGAATTTTATTAAGTTCATCATCATAAGATGATTTAAATATAAATAGCAGGAGAACCTTATGTTTTTACCTATGGTGTAAAGTGTAAAAATTATTAAAGAATTACCTAACACTTTGCGGAGCGATTAAAAAAGTGCTATATTTATAAAAATACGCAAATACTCCTTTTTTTTTTGATCACTATTCATTTATGTTTATAATAATAAAAAGAATTTTAATAATGATTAATCATGATAGATTTTTCCATCATTTGATCTGTCGCGGCACGTTAAAAGTTTTATTATTGTTGTGTCTTTTTTTTAATCTGCAAATTTTAGACAGTTCGAAGGCTCCTGTTATTTATATTAAATTCATCTTATGATGATGTATACTTCATTAAAAACTTAATCGTTATAAATGTCTTCCATCGCTGATTTTAGCCATAAAAACAAAAAGAGTGTTTAGAGTATCACTATTCTTTAAAGTTTATAATTATAACTTTAGTTATCAGTAGAATTATTATATACTTTACTTATACTATTTATATATACTTAAAGTAAAAAATAGGGTAATAGTATAATAATACATATATATAAATATAGGTAGAATAATAATAGAGAATATAAAGATAAGAGTAGGGGAAAAAAGGCCTTAAAAAAACACGATTATTTTGAGTTTTGGACAACTACTATTTAATCTAACGTTTATTTTATACATTAATTACCTATTAACCTTCATTTATCCAACAAATTGTAAAAATACGCCAAAATCGGGTATTTTTATTCAACCATTTTTATTTATGGGTAGGCAACATCTGCCGGCTTTCTACTATATAAACCCTTCGGTAAAAGTCATAATCATTACCAATCTCATAATTATAAACATATTATTATATTGTAATCTTCATATAGACCTTATTAATTTTTATACTTCTATATAACCATTTATATCTAAATCCACCAATTCTAATCACTCAAATATTTATATATAATTATCAGTAGATTTTTCTTACAATAAAAACATCAATATTTAAGGTTTTTACTGATATTTATATAAATCCTTAATAATTATTATAAACCTTCATTCTTTAATACCTTAAGTTTTATAATTATATTATTATAAAGGAACACTTCTATCGACCTGTATTTATATATATCGTTACAATATTTATATTAATATAGAAGAATCCTTATAAAAGAATTAAGTATATAAACTTTTCGGTTACTCTTCAAGTCTTACACTATGCTACTAAATCAATGTTTTGTACTACGTTTTACATACAAACCCATATTCTAAACAAAATCAGTATCAAGAGAGCCTTCGCACAATGGCCATATCTAATTTATAATAATCCTGGACTCACTCACATATCTCTTTATTATCTCGAAGTCTTATTTTAAACCTAGCGAATTAGTTTCATACATTATTATTAATCTGCCTACTAGGCAGTATATAAACTTATGTAAAGTCCTACTGATAATTATATATTAAACTTATAACCTTAATAAGATCAATTTAGATCAAAAGACAAAATCAATATGATAACCTTCTATAATCTTCCATACTTATCTAGAATGACCAAATTTAAGACTTTACCTTTAAATGCTACTAATTTATCACTATATTTTTAAGTAGGCTTAAAATCGATTCTACGTGGTCATAAACTGCGTATATTATATAAATATCAGTAAAGCCTTATCTTATACATTCCTTCGGAATATACTATTCGAATTAAATAATCATAATTCTATTTGTTGCTTAATTTATATATTTCCGGCGCATTATGCTATTTTGTTCGTATAAACTTCTCTTTTTGTTTAGGCTCGCTTCGGCTCAGAAATGAGCCTTGTGAATCCGATATTCAAACCTATTTTTCACTAAAAAGATCAAAGTAATATCTGAGCTCGCGCGAGATAAACCAATAATCCATTAGATCTACGTTTTGTTTTGCGGCGTGTCTTCTCATATCGATTTTGTATCTCAAAAAGGATAAATCAAACCTTTCGCGGCGTTATATGACTTTTAGAGCTCAAAAAGGATAAGTCTTATTTTGTTTATAGCTCTACTGATATTTATATTTCGCAAATTAGTTTATTTTGTATTTATAAGGTGTAGTCTTAACTAAAAAAGTATAAATACTACTAAAGCATAGTAGAGTATAGAGCAAACCTACAGAGAAGGGCTAATAACCGGTAATTGTGGCGAGGTTGCCACGAATTCCCTTATACTGAAATAAGAGAAAAAGATTAAGGGAAAACCCAACCTCGGATTACTAAAAAACGCGACGGTAAAGAGTTAAGTTTTTGCTCTATTGTCGCGAGAAACGAAAAACAGCAAACCGCCACGAACCTTTTTAAATCGCCGTGGGGAGCTAAGGATAAAGGGCTTAACATTTCCGGCTCTTTATACTGACAGCCGAGGAGTTTTTTAATCCGAGGTGCGGGAATACTACTTATCCCTTATGAATAGACTTGCGACCAAGAACAAAAATTATTTTCTCTAAATCTCGGGCCTTAATTAGATCGTTAAGAATTCCATTAAGAGATTTAGATAAAAAGTACTAAATTATTATGATATCTTTAAACAAAACCCAATAATAGCAGTAATAAATTAAGGAGCGATACAAAATGGACGAATTCGATATAGATGATATAATTGTTTTGTTAAAGATACTCGGAATTTTAGCGTATGTTACAATTTTTATTATCCTACTCTACTATGCATTAGGAGACATTTATTATTAGGAGGTATAATGTTCGAAGTTTTGTTAAATGCGGCAACCCTAGCGATGGGGATAATTTCGTTGGCTGAAGCAACTAAAAACGAAAACGAAATCGACTACATTATATTGGCGATTGGATTGCTTGATGTACTGGTTTATGTTATGCTTTCTTGATAGAAGGAGGTCTTAATATGGATAATCTAATAAAAAATTTGATTTTGTCTGCGGTGATTGGAGTGGAACTTTATATAATATATTTAATGGTTTCTTGATAGAAGGAGGTCTTAATATGGAAGAAGTTTTGTTAAATGCGGCAACCCTAGCGATGGGGATAATTTTGTTGGCTGAAGCAACTAAAAACGAAAACGAAATCGACTACATTACATTGGCGATTGGATTGCTTGATGTACTGGTTTATGTTATGCTTTCTTGATAGAAGGAGGTCTTAATATGGAAGATGATATAATTGTTTTGTTAAAGATCACAGCAATTTTTATATATCTTGTTACATATTTCGTGTATTTGGCATTAGGAGACATTTATTATTAAAAGGAGTGATAATATGGAAGATAGGAGATTTGTAATTTATTAATTCTTTTGTCTCTTATTTAAAGGAGTGATTTAAAAATGCAAAATTTAATCAAATACTATAAAAGCATTTCAATGCTTGAATTCGTATATTGCATAGCCGGAATAGCTCTATTAATTGTATATCCTACAATTTGTTTAATATATACTTTTGGAGGAATTGAATAAATGTCCGAAAATACTATTAAATCTGTAATCGTTATGATTTTTGTGATTATTTTATATTTTCAATTTGTAAAATTAGGATTGATTTAAAATGTCTCATGGCCAACAACGAAAATATAACCGTCGCGTCGCCGCGGCTAAAAGAGCAGTTGAAGAGAAACACGGGAATTTTAATGTATATGAAAAACCGACGCAAATAAAAAGAATCTTCTCTATATTTGTGCCACAAAAAGAAATAAACCATAATGTAAAGGTGATAACATTAAAACCAGTATATTTAGTTTAGAAAACAATCTAATTTATATTTTAACTTATATTTTTGGCATTATAATGATTATTTATTGCTAAGATAATTATATTGCTTATAATTATTTTGAACCATAAGATAAAATATCTTATGGAATAATAATTAGTTTAATATAAAAAGAAGTGATATTAAAATGGTTCTATCTGAAAAGTTTAAAACTGAAATGTTAGACAACGACGCAAAATTAATAGAATTTTATGAGAAGCTAGATATAGAAATGGAGGAATTAAAAGAAAAAGGACATTCAAGTATTTATAACAATATATTTACTTTTTATAATGAAATGTCCATTAAAATAGAAGATCACGATTTATGCTTATGTTATTTTTATTGGGCAGATTACAATAATTTAGAACAAATTCATATTTATGATCCTTGGACGTGCAAAAGTTTTCAACATGATTTAAATTAATTAGGAGTAATAGAAATATGTCTATAAATAAAAGAATTCTAAACAATATTGCCGATGTAATGCGATTTAGACAAAAAAGAGAAAAAGAGGAATTTTTAGAACAATATAAAAATACGATTATTTTCGATTCATTAGATATGAATAATTTAATTGATACTATATATCAGTCTTTATTATTAGATTTTTCTTTAGCTTCTAATGAAGAACTTGATAATATAATATCAATTCTATTAGATGATATGGATCAATTTGATATGACCGAATTAAATAGAATTCTATTAATTGATGAGGAGGAATGAAAACATATAATATCAATTCTATTAGATGATATGGATCAATTTGATATGACCGAATTAAATGGAATTCTATTAATTGATGAGGAGGAATGAAAACATATGATATCAAAAGATGAAATGCTGCAAGAAGAATTTTATTTAAATCTTCAAAATACATTAGACAAATTTGAGAAGATACTATTAAAAGATGGATATATAATCAAAGATGACGGTTTGTTTTATAGATCTTATAATTATATAAGTGACGATTATTCTTATAGATCTATAATTCAAGTTCAAATTATGAACTATTATCCTAATCGATCAGAGTTAAATAAAAATTGGCCATATTTAGACTTAACTCAAATAGAGTCCGATTTAGATAATGATGAAATATTTATATCGGATGGATATACTACAGATTATGATAATGAGAAAACCGTAAAAGAAATAGAGAAGGAATTAATAGAAATAGATAAATCTGCCGAAATTGAAATAGCTAAACATTTAGATCTACCAACTATTTATATTAGAAAAGGTTATAAATATGAGGATAAGGATTCAATCGGAGCCAAAAAGATAGAAACAGATATATTATATACAGATAAATTTAATGAAGCTGGCTTTCAATATGGACAACCTTCAAAAAGTTATGTGATAACTTCAATTCTTCATAGTAATATATCATTACATGAATTAATTAAAGAATTGAATACTGGTGATTTAATAAATCTGTATAAGAAAATGAATACTGAAGAGGATTGATTTAAATGTATAAATACCTAATAATTTTAATGCTCCTTTTAGGAGCAACAGCAACAGCAACAGCGAACCAAATATATGAAGATAGTATCTTATGGGTTTATAATTCCACCTGCATAGAAACAAGTAATTATCTTTATTTGTTTATTAATATAGGAGAATTAGACCTGGAATTATTCGATTCATACGACAATAGAAATATAACCGTAAAAGAGGTTAAGCAATTAGGACCTAAATCAGTACTAGCTAATATCTATTTGGAGCCTTTACCATCTAAATCTGTTTTGTGTTGTTGCTTCGATTAAACCTAGATATGAAAAGAAATATTTATATTTTTCTTTATAATAGAAAGTTTATAAGAAGGAGATTAAATAATATGTCCGACAGATTTAAAAAATATGTCATAGAACCAAGAAATAGCGACGGCACATTAAACGTAAAACATTATAATTCTAGAGAGCCACAAAGTTTTATAACTGGTATAACGGAAAACGAATTTTGTGATTATTACTTTAAAGAATCGGGAGATAAAAGTAAAAGTCAATCGATGGATATTATCTATAAATGGTTTAATGATAAAGGGCTCTATATCAGATTGAAAACATGGTGATTTAAAATGTATGAAAACAATTTAAAGAGTTTTATTAAATGGTGTCGCGATCATAAAACTTTTATGGACTCGGACATAAGAAAAACTGAGCGCATAGAAAATAAATTTTATTACCTAGAAATGAATAAAATCCAAATAAGAGAATTATCTAATATTCCCTTTTTCGGCCCTTCTTTAATGAGGTTTGACCAAAATAAAAAGGATTTTATTCATGTAAAAGAATGTGATAAGAATAGAATATTAAGGGAATATTTCTTAAATCAGATAATTGATTTTTGTGATAATAGCGGAATAACTGATAAAGATTTTGACTTTTTAAGAGGTGATTAATATTTCTAAAGAAATATATAATCCGATGTATGAAGCTTCTAAAAAGAGAAAAGAAAAAGTATTTGATTCAATGTATAAAAGATATGATGAAAATAAGGATATTTGGGAAATAAAAAGAAGTGAAATAAATAAAAATATAGGGGTTATCTGTCCTAATTGTGGAAAAACCTGGTTTATAAATCCATCAAATTATTCTAATCCTAAAGGAGAAACATTATTATATTATTGTTGGGATGTAATAAGGCAAGAGGGATGTAAGGCAGAAATTTATCCAATATAGGAGATATTAATATGTTTAATCCTCTTTATGAAATAAAAGAAATGCTTATAAATTTAGATGGATTAAAAGATGAGGAGATAAAGATAGAAATAGAAAAATTCCATAATATTATTATTGTTCCAAGAATAAAAACAGAAACATATTTGTATTTAAAAAATATTGGTCTTGGAATAACCGAAAATTTTGATATTTCAGGAAAAGCTATAAAATACTATATATTTGTAAGGTGGAATAAACTTGTTTGAACTATCAATTAAATTTAATGTCAATGAAATAAAAGACATTAATAAAGTCTTATACCAAATTAGAAAACAAATAAAAGAAGGAGAATTAGCATTTAATGATAAAGGAATTAAAATAAAAGATGGCTACTTAATGAATAAATACAATGGAATTAAAATCTTAGATAAAGAAGGTTATGCAATTGGACAGTTTAGAATACTTGAAGAGAAATATTTTCCTTAATTAACTCAATTTAAGATAGTTAAATCTATCTTTTTGAGCAATTAATTAAAGGAGATATGATAAACATGAATAAATCTAATTTAGCTAAAATTGCCGGTTTAAATACTGATAAAATAGATTTTGCGCTACCACAAGAATATTTTAACCTATTAAATAAAAATCATATTCCAACAAATTTTATTGTATGGAATTATGAAAATAAAAAGACTTTTGGCTCTCCTATGAATATTGCCGAGGAATTTATATATAATTCCCAGGATAAAATTAAAATAGACGTTGAAAAGCTTTTCACTTTCATGGAAAAGCAAAAGATTGAGATGGATAAGATAAAATTAAACGAACCTTTCTATATAACTCTAATGGAATTAATACAGTTATTGCATGAGGAAAAAGTATTAAGTTATGAGGAGAAATAAATATGTCACTCTCTTATAAAGAAATGCAAAAAGTCATAAAAGATAATGAGAGGTTATCTAAGGCTTTAAACTTAGATCCTTTAGATATAGGTCTAAGGATTGATACTATTTACGAATATGATAAAGAGAAATATAAAACGGTTAAAAAAGTATTAGAAGGACTGCCAAAAGAGTATCAATTAGGCTTTATTCAAGCCATTGAAAACAATATTAATATAGAACTTGAAGAGAAAAGAAAATACGAACAAATAGAATACAAAAAAGTAATAAATAAAAGCTTATGGAGTTATGCGCTATGATGAAAGGTTTATTATGTATTACCGACGGAAAAGACCTAATAGCGTTTTTCCAACGTGCAGATTCAGATAATTTAATTGATCTAATTAAACAAATAGCGACACATAACAGTTTTTTAAATCTTCATAGTTCTAAACTTTTAGATCTTCATAGTATAAATTTTGTAGGCTTTGCTGTAATAGCGCAAACCGTTATTAATCAAAACTATTATAGTGATATAAACCCTTTAATTCTTCCTCAGCCACATATTAACCTTGATAACCTCGGAGCGCATTTTAATAAATGTGATATTAATATTTCGTTGGATATATCCATAAACCATAAAGGAATATGGATACTTAAATATAATTATGGTGGAATAAATCCGATAGAATATGAGGAAATTATTAAATTGGAGGAATAAATTTATGAGAATAATTATAGGAGCAAACCAGAACGGAAATATAAAAATATGGGAAGATTATTTAGGTTCTATTTATGGACTTACATATTTATTCTCATATAATATTGTTACTCATAGATGTAAAGATTTTAATAAAATCCAGTCCGAAGAAAAGAAAAGAATACTTAGATCTAAATTAAATAGTATTAAATCATTGGCCGCCGAAGGATATAACGATTATTTAACGATAGATTAAATAAAATTGGAGGAATAAAAATGTTTGAAATAAGTATAATTGAGGAAAGTATAACTTTTGAAGGGTTAAACGGCGAAAAATTACAAACTGGCATATATTTATATACCGTTGTATGTCAAACAACAGGATCAACCGCCAAAATAAAAGAAGGAGAGGTATTAACATTTAGAGATGATAATAGGGAGATTAAGCACAAAAATATAGAAAATTGTACCGATAGAGAGATAATTATAGCATTAAGACAAGCGATTAAAGAGGAATAAAGAAATGCCTATATTAATGGATAGTCCAAATAAGAAGAGAAAAACAAACCAACAAATATTAAAAGAAATAATTCCAAATATAACGGATTACGATATGGAATTATTGATATTAACAGCTAAAGATCTTCATAGATTAAATACTAAATACTGTAATGAGGAATTAACGCAAAAAGATAAATCAGATATTAAAGTAATTGAAGAATTGATTAAAGATATATCTAAATCGTATAATATATCTATCACGATAAATTATGATCCTCGCGGATTACCTATAGGGATATTAAATGATAAATATAGAAATACTTTAGATTATGATGGCTACGCTATATTAATTAAGGAGAGATAAACTTATGGTATTTTACCCTTATAAAATTGAATTTATGAACGATTTAGATGATAGATATAGATTTTTTGGTATTAATGGGGTTGATTTTATAAATAATCCATCGGCTACAGATTTAAATCATATAGGCACAACTACCGAAGCTTTAAGGCTTATTAATCTGTATTTCCCAAAAGCAAAAATAGAAGATAAGGTATATCCTTATGATGAAAATAGCCAAAAGATAATTTATAACGGCGAGGTTATAGGTTATCTAGTAGGGAATATTTATTAACTTTTATAAACATACTTTTTAAAGTTAAATCTTTTTAAGATGGAATTTATAAAAGTTAAGAGGTTAATTTATGGATCAAAACATAACAGAAATAAGAAGGATAATTAAGGACATCCTTAAAAAGCATGAAATAGACGTAAAGGAAAACAAATTTAAAGTATTTTATTTGTCTTTTCAGGATTTAGCACGAGAAGGTAAATATTTTGTCGAATTTAAATCATTAAGAAATATTCCAATTGAAATAATTAAAGAGATTGAAACGACAGGAAAAGAGGAAGATTTTATATTACATGGTGAGATAAGATGAAATTTAAATTAATTCCATATATAAAACATCAACTATATCAATTAAAAGATTCAAAGAATAAAAATGTTTATCTTGAAATAAAATTAAATAGATCAAAATTTGGAAATATCCTTTATGTGGATTCATATAAAGAATATTATTCTAAAGGATTCTTTAATCAACAACAAATAAATGAAATATTAAAAATTGTCGAATTATTGGCCGACAATAAATATATTACTGAAATAGAATTAGAATTAAATAGGGGAGAGTAAAATATGAGAAAGTTTTATAAATCAATCATTGAAATAACGGTTTTATCTGAAGATAGACCGTGCGAATTTAATTCTTTAGGAGATTTAACCTATTTGATTAACGACGGCCCTTATTCCGGCGAAATAGTAATAAAAGAAGAAAAAGAAGTATCTTCTCAAGAAATGGCAAGGCTTTTGATGGATCAATCTTCAGATCCTGAGTTTTTCAATTTAGATGAGGATGGAAAAGATTTAGATGAGGAGAGTTAAAACTATGAAAACTACTTATTTTGTATCTCGGCAATTACCCTATTATCAACCCGATATAGGCTTAGTAGAAATAGCTTATCCTAATATAGATTATTCCGGCTCGGATATGCTAGTACCAAAATATGCTGGAGAGGGAGAGTCTTATAATGATCCCATTGAAGCTTTAGAATCCGCTATATCTATTATGGAAATGTGGCGCACCGAAGAACCAAATAAAGAAATAGGGATCTGTTATGGACATTTTGATATGGGAGAAGGAGAACCGGAAGATATAGAAGAATTAAGACAACAAATCTCAAAAGAATATGAACAATTACCAAAATGCGATTATTGCAACGAACTTATAGACGAAAACGAATATTATACTAATGATGACTCACAATTTAACGAGGAAAAATTTTGTTCTGAATTTTGCGCCGATGAGTCATATATAAAAAACCTTGATTTATGTTATATCTGCGAACATGAATTTAAACGGCAAGATATGAATTATTGGCACGACGGAATTTATATTTGTCCTAAATGTGAGGAGCTAGAAGAAAATTTTAGTACAATTGACATAGAGAAAATTAATGACAACCTTTACGTTGGCTACTCTTTAGAAGATCAACAAATTACTAGATATCTATTAAATAAAACATATCTTACAGAAAAAGACTTTAGTCTTCTTGAAGATATGCTAGAAAAATTAGTGATAGATATTTATGTGGTTGATGAAAACGGAAATACAAAAGAATTTATAGAAATGGGATGAATAAATATGAGAAGAGATGACGCTTTTAATATTTTTAATAGTATAAAAGATGATGTAAATAAAGTAATTAAATCAATGCCAGAAAATAAATTAACTAAAGAAGAATGTAATAGAATAATTAATATTACAATTAATAGAAAAAAATATAATAAGCTTCCATCTAAATATACGGATAATTTAAATATTTATATTGAAGCTAAAATAGAAAACATTATTAAAAAATCGGAGGATTGATTTAAATGGATTACAGATACAAAAATATTACTCAAGAAGAATTAAATTGGTTTAATAGTAGAACGAACGATAAAACCGGTTTTATAATAATCGGCCCGGATGAGAAGATAAATATAGGAGTTGATAAATATTAATAAATTTATAAGTAGGATTGGTTATTAATCTTAGAATATTTTGTATTATTTTTGGTTATTTGTTTTGCAGTGAGGTTGATTTAAATGTTTAAAATAAAAGTTTATGATAATGACGGAAAAACCTTTGACAGATATACAGTTATAATTAATTATGATGTATATTTTATGTCTCCTCATGCAGATAAAGCTAATCATGTATGTAGCTACGATTGTAATTTATTAGCTCTCGCAGATAGATTTGGATATATAAAAGAAATAGAAAAGAACAATATTAAATTAAACAAAATTCCAAAATCACTTAAATATCAGATTAGGAATATTATTAAAGGAGACCGAACCTAATTTTTTTGTTTATTTTTATGACTTTCTAAACTTAATAAATTGGTTATTTTATTTTTCTTATGTAACATTTTCTTATGTAACATTTTCTTATGTAACATTTTCTTATGTAACATTTTCTTATGTAACATTTTCTTATGTAACATTTTCTTAAAACCGATACCTGTAACCATATCTCTACAATCGTTTTAAACCATATCCACGTTTTAAATAAACCATTATCTCCTATTAATCACATAACTCTATTACTTATTAATTTTAGATGGCTTAAAAGGTTTGTCTCAATCCTTATTAAGACCTATAATTTAATCGGTTTAACCTATTATCTTGTTAGTTTAGTATCCTTCTTTTAATCGATTCTAAATCAATATATTATTTTATTTCTTTTATAATCAATTCTATCCTTTTTAAGTTTTATAAAATCGTTATCAGTATAATTTATACTAATTACCTAGATATAAATAGCTAGAAGTCCTATAAGGATATGTGGATTAAGGAGAAGGTGATAGATAGATCTAATATGAATTTAATATAAACCTAATATGAATAAAGTTCGGAAAATGGATCAAGGATATAAAAATTTAGAATGTTTAAAATGAAATCTGAGGATACATAAAATAATTAAAATAAATAATAGATTAATATAAATGACTAGATTCATATCACCCACAGTCTAAATATATTTCAAATATAATTAGTAACACGAATTCGCAAAATAGTAACACGAAGTAATATCATTACAGTATAAATATATTAATCCAGATTTACACAATTAATCATTATAGATCACAGTATAAATATAATATTCATGTTATCGATGACAAATCGCGACAGATTCATTAAAATTCCGTAAATCAGATAAAATCGAGAAGTGTCAAAATCTCAAATAAAGCCCTTATACGCGTCAAAAATATCCGCCGGGGATTTTCCGGCGGTGGAAAATTGAAAAATAAAAAAAAGATTAAAAATAAATGTATATCAATCTAGAAATAAAATTAATAGTGATAAACTCATTAAAATAATCTAAATCAGATATTAACGCCGGCGTACTTAAATCGTAAAATAACCCCTTATACGGAGCCAATTTATTCCCGCAGGATTTTGGAGGCGGAATTCAAACCGCCTTCATCAACCAGTCATATCTATATTTCGTTTCCCTAGCGTCATACAAAGCATGATGCTCAATTGAATTTGGCATATCCGGCATTTTTGGGTTGCCTTTCTCCGTGCATAGTTGTTTCAAGTCCATACAGAACATAGGCCATCCTTTCGGAATGTTGATCATCGCCCCAAACAATTGGCAGAAGACCACCCAATCGTAATCTGCGTAGTAGCCCCAGAACTCGGGCTTATCGTCGCCGATGAACGCCAAAATCTCCTCTCTGATCTGAGAAATTGGCATCCTTCTAGAGCCTTCCCATGCCATACGCGGAGATCCACCCGACGATACATTCATATCTTCTCCGCGAGGGAGACGGGACAGAACGTTTTCTCGTACCCATTTGCTCGCCCTTCGGTGGGCAAGGAACCCGTACCAGGCGCTATTGATCGCATAAAATTCACGGTTGTCTTCAGTTATAATGGCTATACTAATCAACTCAATTGGGTGTTTCGGGCCTCGCTCCGAGAATTCTGTATCAAGGAAGTATTTCATCTTAGTTGTCTCCATATACTGTGTATGTGGTATGTCTATATATAGCTATGTTTTGGGCCTGAAAATTAATTCCAGTTTCTTAGATTTTCAGTTTGAAAATTAATCCCAGTTTCTTAGATTTCCAGTTTGAAAATTAATCCCAGTTTCTTAGATTTTCAGTTTGAAAATTAATCCCAGTTTCTTAGATTTCCAGTTTGAAAATTAATCCCAGTTTCTTAGATTTCCAGTTTGAAAATTAATCCCAGTTTCTTAGATTTTCAGTTTGAAAATTAATCCCAGTTTCTTAGATTTCCAGTTTGAAAATTAATCCCAGTTTCTTAGATTTCCAGTTTGAAAATTAATCCCAGTTTCTTAGATTTCCAGTTTGAAAATTAATCCCAGTTTCTTAGATTTCCAGTCTGAAAATTAATCCCAGTTTCTTAGATTTCCAGTCTGAAAATTAATCTCAGTTTCTTAGATTTCCAGTCTGAAAATTAATCTCAGTTTCTTAGATTTTGGGTTTGAAAAATTAATCTCAGTTTCTTAGATTTTGGGTTTGAAAAATTAATCTCAGTTTCTTAGATTTTGGGTTTGAAAAATTAATCTCAGTTTCTTAGATTTTGGGTTTGAAAAATTAAGGTCAGCACATACCAACAACTATTTATTCTAGTAGCACCTCTATAGGTATTGGATGTGGGGCGGAAGTCCCATACCAAGAGGAAATACTATGAATGGAAATATTGAGATGACGGAAGTCGAAACAGGAATCGCTACAGAAACCGTACAGTACATAAACGAGCGAGCAGAAAACTTGGTCCGCTACAGCGATAAACTCAGTGCCGCTTTGAAATCAATCGACAGGTATTTTGAGATTATAGGCCCGAAGGCGGGGATCAAATTTATAGATCCAGAAATATTTTATACTGATAATCATGAATATTTCGGGAAAGTAAATTATAGGCTTTCCGTAAGAAAAGATTGGGGCCTCTACTCCGTTTCGGATACAATGGAAGTGGATAACGAAGTCATTACAGACTGCGGAAGGCCAATTAAGAAAGCCGCCATTAAGAGACTGCCAGAATTCTTGAGATTGTATGCTCTCGAACTTGAAAAATATGCGAAAGAATATGAAGAGATCTCAGAGAAGGCGGAAAAGATGGCGGCTATATTGAATGGGGAGGTGGCTTAAAAATGTCGTTTTTAACTATTCCAGTAGGAAGCGAAAATGGTACTGCAATTCTCGACTACAGTGAGACGGGAAAATTCTCTCTAAGAGGAACGTTTCCCGCAGTTCCAAAGAAGATCTCTAGAGAAGATGCCCTAGAAATGGTTCGACAGAATTACGGCGGATATGCGGCTTGGATCATGAGCGTTTGGGATGACGAGGGCTCGATTTATGTAACTCCTGACGGACTTATGAGTCATCACGAAATTATGAATTCTCCGAAATTCCACGTATCTATGTGGGCTCAGTTTCCGTATGAGCAGATAACCGCATGGTTCCCGTTCCTCACCGAAGGAGCCATAAAGGGACTAATCCTCCCAGGAACAAGGATTTGTATATCAGGAGACAAGGGACTGGCGAATCGGACTCTCCCCGCAGAATTCGCCCCTTACATGGATGAGGCCCTTTGGGCTCGTTCTAACGGGACGACCTATGTTTGGGTCCCGAAATTGAATCGGGGATTCTATATCTCCGACGCAGAATTTAATTCTGATCACGAAGCCCATTGCTGGCGAGGAGAGATTACCCCTGTGGAGGCGTTTAAGATGTTTTGGACCCCAGAACCACCTGTTGGTTATGGGTGGTATGTGGAATTCGGGCCTGATGGGGTGGCTTAAATGGCCCACGATATTACCCGGATCGTCCGGGAAGTCCGTGACAACGCCGCGTGGCCTTGGGAATTGGCTATTCAGGAAGGGTTTACTGGGATCGATGGTCCAAATGGGTTAGGGACGGCTCTCGCCAAGGAAGATCTAGTAGATCGCCACACTCCCAATTATCCTAGAATGTTTCCGGAATTTGAGGGCGGAAAATGGTATATCTGGCCGCTCACAAAGGAGGCGGCCCGGAAGTGGAATCTTCCAGACGATATCAATCTCTACCTTCCAACGGGTCTGTTGGTCAAGGAAAATTTCGGGTACAGAATGCCAGACGGTAGAATAATGGTATCTAACGGAAACCACGAGATCCATTGGAAAGACGGAAAATACGCAGTAGATCTTGGCGGCGTGGCCGCAATTGGCGAGCTGGTAGAGGGCTATATCCACGACGGGTATGGATGTCTTTCGTTCTGCCGAGGTGTGGTCGAAGAGCGGACCGTGCCGATAGTGGAGTACCGTGCCAAGCGTCGCGCTTTGGCTATGAGCGACGGAGAATATGAATTGGCTATTGGTGAGGGTATTCCGGAAGGAAGCCCGCTACTGGATACGAAGATGGCCAGAAATGCGAGGGCGAAGTTGGCAGGTGGGGAGGTAATCTAAATGCCAGCCAGATTTATTTTTGACCAACAACTCGAAGAATCGAATGAAAATGACGATGTAATCGGGTGCGTATCGCAAGACGAGAGGAGATGTATTTGCGTTGTCTGCGGAAAAGATTGTATGTATCGCGGATCAATGAGGGGCGAGGTGATCTAAATGGCCCTCCTCATCCCATCCCGTTTTAACGGCCTCATGGCTGGCGTAGCCACAATAATTGCAATCTACGGATTAGGTACGGGTGGCGCAATGTGGGCAGTTATCGTCTCTGGCGGGTGCGCGGTTACTCTTGGAGCGATATCAATTATATCGATGGATGAGGGGATTTAGATGACCTCTAAAATACAGATAATTTGGTATAACTTCGCGGGAGTTATTATAGGTAGAAGCCTGACAGATGACGATTATACCGCCGAGAATTTAGAGCAGTTGGGTCGAGAAATATCTGGCTCGGACGGTCACACAGGCAGCACCGAGGGTTTAAACGCTCCCGATGGATGGGACCAGTACGATACTGAGCCAGCGGAGGTATCCTAAATGCCTAATAATTTTTTAGTAAGCGTCGGCTGCGTGATGCAAGACCTAAAATTAAAAGATGATCTCGATGCAGCCTTGGCCCGCTATAATGACTTATTTATTCCGGGGAGTTCGAAGAGACTTAAGCTTGTTCCTGACGAGTAATCTAATACCCTTCGCGCCACGGATCGGCTACTAGAAGAGATTGAAAAGGAAGAATTGAAATAATATTTTTTTAAAAAAAAATAATTACATTATTTTACCTGTCCTCTTCCATAGTATATACCTCCCAAGTTTACCACATCTCCCCGCCCGCTTCACCAACCCTCTTTCTTCCAGAGATCTTAAGATGAAAGCAACCTTAACGCTTCCTTTGTCTGATTTTATATTGCGGGACATAAAAGGTTTATTAGGAAGAAGTTTCAAGATCTCTTCTTCCTCGGTACTAATTTGTTTCACCTGAGATTACTCCCATATAATTTTATAAATATAAGTTATCTGATTTTCAGACTCGCTTTCTGGTTCGTCCACTACCTCTTCCAGCCTATTAACCGCCGCCTGTTCTCTAAATAAATCTAGAGTTGTCTGTTCCCATTCCTCTATAATTTCCTGGACGGCCTCATAATATCTCCAATCCTCATCCAAGAAATTTTCCTCTACATCCTCAAATTCGAAATTATTCTCTAATGCCCATTCCCGCCTTGCATCGGAACGAACCTCTGAGAGGGTTTCACTCATTACGCCTGAATCGTGAAGCGCATCCTCATTAAAGAAATCCATTAGTCCGAACTGTGATATGTGGCCTGATCCAGGCGGATAGTAGTTCCCGTTCTGGTGCCAAGTTACTTTTGTAACCCAAGGGTAATCGAGAGTCCCATGTTCATATGCATCCAATACCGCAGGATGAATATGAATCCCGTGATAACCATTTTGTCCACCCACTTCATCGAATACTTCATCCGCGAGAGCGTTGATTACTTTGTCTTGATTAAGGACAATGTAGTAAGTTTTAGACATATTTATTCCTCCTCTATTAAATTACTATTCAACTTCCACGCTCTTTCTTGATCCGCCCAAGAAAGATTTTGATATATGAACTCTCTAATCATCTTAATTGCAGTTAAGACATCTTTATTCTCGATAGACGAATCTCCTTTGTTGACTATTATGTGCTTCAATATCTTATCTGAAGGAGCCCACCAAGGCAAATTAGTATTCCAATCTTCTTCTTTTTCAAATCCGATTCCAATTGTTGCCATTTTTGGAAAGCCAAGGACGGCCTGGTTATCGGACAATCTAACTCTGTAAGACCAATAATTCTCATTTAAGTCTGGAGTGGCAATAATAACTTGGTTCCCGCTCGATAGACTTAGCGTCCTATCCTCTTGATTTTTGATTTCTAGAATTAGGTCCATGTGATTTACATCTCCAGTATATACTATACATTTCTAACTTAAATAGTTGTCGATATTACAAACCCCACAAATCCCGCTGCTAGAATTATATCTAGGGCAAGAAACCAGGGACACATCTTATACATTCCAATAAAATCATCTAAATTATATCCTCTAATAAGTGCTATTGGAATTTGTGTCACCCATCGCCCGATAAAAATCATGGCTATAAAATATAGTATTAGATTCATTCCTCCACCTCTCTCACTGTCAAATTCAATCCCATCCTCGATGCGGCGGACACTGAATAATTCCCAGTACCCGTAAAAGTCGTATACCCCGCCGCCTCTGCGATTCTTTCTTCCCAAAGTTTTATTGCGCTATTAAGGGAGTCAAGGTCGCCCTCTATGATGTCATCGAAATTTCGAGCATAGACGGCGATATCCATCCCGTCGTCATCAATTGCGGACTCTTCCGACAAATACATATACCATTCCTCCGCAGTCCGCAAGAGAAGTTCCCAGTCCTCATGAGTTTCCGCCGCATTTCCATCTGATATAATCCATTTTCTTGCTACTAGATCTGGGCGGAGGTCTGGAACGATGGAGTGCAGAATTATTTTACCCAATTCGTTTGCCGCCTCTTCTGTAATCGGCTCTCCTTGTAGAGTATCAAATATTATTGAGGCTATTCTTTCCTCGATTTCTAATTGGGTTTCGGGGTCAAATTTATCGTTATATTCCATCTAAATCACCCCATGTACTTGAACCAATTTAATATCTCCCGATCTTGCCGGGGCCATTCCAGAAAAATCGTAGTCTCCCCTTATCATTCTCATCCAAGTAGTGTGAACTTCTTCCTCAGTCCCTTCTTCAATAACTCCCTCGTCATCAATTATTTGCCACGGAAATTCATTTTTAGACATAATTTAATCCTCCTCAGTAATAATCTTCCACCAGCCGCGGATTTCTTCATCGTTTCCGTCATGATCTACATAATAGCAGTTGAGTTCCCCGCTGCTACAGTCGTTGTTTATACGTTCTTTCGCTCTCTCCTCTCCGTGTTCGGTCAAGGATTCTTTTAAATCCTCAGTCAATTCTTGTTCGATGTCCCAGTATGCGATTTTTACATGGTGGCAGCACGTTTCTATTACTGTCGAGAACGATTCCTTCCTTGTCGGCATACCATATACTATACATCCCAAGCTTAAATACCTGTCGGTCTACCAAATAAACATTAAAAAAAGAGAATAACGAGAGGCCAGGGACCAAACGGCTGATCGTGGGAAGGGTATCCCTCTGCCCTAGCCTCTAATTCTAAGATATGGCGTTTGTTCTATTTATAGTCTTTGGACGTGTCGTAAACTATAAATACTAATCGTATGTATAGTACATATTAGTGAGGAGACATATATATGAAAGACAACTTTTCGACACTAGAATCCGCCATGAGGGAACACGTAAACCTCATGACGAAAGATGTAAAATCTCTGTTTGTAACATCGGCAGATAGAGATACTCTCTGGAACCTGTATCTAAGTAGTTTCCCGAAGGGAACTAACGAAATAGTAAAGACCAGAACAGAACATGACTGTTCTTCCTGCCGACACTTCGTAAAGCAATTCGGCAACGCAGTCTCGATTAAGAACGGAGTAATAACTACAATCTGGGACTTTGATCTACCACAGGATTCAAGATACGCACCCGTAGTTGAGGCCCTGGCAGAATATGTTAACAGTCAACCCGTTATAGACATTGCGACGATAGATTCTTCTCAAATTGGGGTGGAGAAGAACTTTGAGAAAACAGAGAATGGTGATATAATTACATGGGGGCATCTACACATTAAGATCCCCGCGAGGCTCGTAAACTGCTCCAGAGCTACGGCGGCAACAGTACGTGGTCGCGCAAGCGAGCTGAGAGGAGTCTTTAAAAGATCTTTGGACGAAATCACGGAAGATTCTGTACTATCCGTACTTGAGCTAATTTCCCAAAATTCTCTGTATAAGGGCGAGGAATGGAAAGGAGTTCTTACTGAATTCGGAAAACATCAAGCGAATTATGATCTCCTGTCGCCCGGAGGCAAAGAGATTTATACTTGGGAACAATCCGTTCTCGCCGGGCCTGTGGTAGGAAAAATTAGGAACCATTCTATAGGTGTCCTCTTGATTGATCTCTCCAAAGGTGTAGATCTCGACGAAGCCGTAAGAAAATATGAAGCCATAGTTGCCCCGACGAATTACAAGCGTCCCAAGGCAATAGTTACACCAAGAATGATCGAGTCTGCCGAGAAACAAATTACTGAACTTGGTTATCTTGATTCTTTGGGAAGAAGACACGCCACTCTAGGAGATATCAGTATAAACGATATCTTATTTGCAAATCGCGATGTAACGAAGAAATTAGGTGGAACTAACCCCTTCTCAGATCTAAAGAAAGAAGTTCCCGTAAAAGTTAAGAACTTTGATAGAGTAGAAGAGGTATCGATAGATACATTTGTGTCTGAAATCCTGCCAACTGCAAGTAATATTGAAATCCTGTTGGAAAACAAGCACGGAAGCAATCTTGTAAGTCTAATAGCTCCCATAAATAAGGATTCTCCTTCTATGTTTAAGTGGAACAATCCCTTTTCGTGGGCTTATAGAGGCAACATAGCGGACTCTATGAAGCAAAGAGTAAAAGCTTTGGGTGGTGATGTTACAGGGGTTCTTAGATTCTCTATCCAGTGGAACACCGAAGGCGATAACCAGAATGACTTTGATGCCCATTGCATAGAGCCAGGAAGAAACGAGATCTACTTTGCAAGAAAAAGAGGGCATCCTTCTAGTGGCGAACTGGACGTAGATATTATATCCCCGCGAACTCAGACCAAAGACGGAATAGCCGTAGAAAACATTACTTGGTCTAACAAATCCAAGATGCCAGAGGGAACATATATATTCTATGTCCACAACTATAGTCATAACGGAGGAAGATCCGGATTTACAGCGGAAATAGAATTTAATGGGCAAATTTATAGCTTTGCATACAATAAGGAACTTCGGCATGGAGAAAAAGTTCAAGTAGCAGAAGTTACTTACAGTAAAAAGACGGGACAGTTTACTCTCACAGAAAAAATCCCCTTTAGTTTCGCTTCAAGAAATCTGTGGGGCCTGGATACAAACCAATTCCAGCCAGTACAGGCAATAATGTACTCCCCCAATCATTGGAACAACCAAGAAGGCATAGGAAATAAGCATTATTTCTTCATGTTGAAGGGATGTAAAAACGAGGAACAACCCAACGGCTTCTTTAACGAGTATTTGAAAGAAGATCTATTGGTCCATAAAAGGGTATTTGAAGCCCTTGGATCTAAGATGAGAGTCGCCCCGTCCGAGGATCAGTTATCGGGCCTTGGATTCTCATCGACGCAAAGGAACGAATTAGTGGTCCACGTAGAAGGCCACGTAAACAGAGTAATTAAGGTGGTGTTTTAGAAATGGTAGAGATTAATATTTTTGAGCAGGCAACAAGAAACAGAATTAGATTCCCTTACAAGGGGATAGTATCGGTAGAGGATCTTTGGGACCTGTCGGTTCAGGAACTTGATAAGATCTTCAAGTTTTTGAATAAGAGCCTAAAGACTTCCGAGGGAGAAAGTTTACTTGGCACAAAGAATAAGGCTGATACGGACCTTGAACTTCAGATAGCTATAGTTAGGCATATTGTAGAAGTTAAGCTCGCTGAGATGACCGCTAGAGAACTAGAGAAGGAGAAGAAACAGAAGAGACAGAAGATCATGGGTATCCTTGTAGCAAAGCAGGACGAAGCCCTACAGAGCCTTTCAGAGGCAGACCTGAAGAAGATGCTAGATGAGTTGTAAACTCATCTCTATTTCATTTTTTTTTTAGGTCCCGTTAACTATAAATAGGATAGACTATACTATACATATTAGAGGCAAGTAATATGGCTACAGGAATAGAAGGTTATCTCCAGATTAAAATTCTGGACGGTCACAAAAAATTTATGGTTACAAGCGAATTCTGGGCGAAAGTTGCTCGCGACTTTAACGATTCGCGTTTTAGACCAGACAGAATAGAAACAGTAATCGGACCAGAAACTAAGGCGCTAGATACTGGGTGGCTAGACGGTGGTAATTATGAAACATATCAGGCATCTGAAGACGATGCGTCCGAATCGCCTTGCCCGCATTGTGCCTACTCTCATCGGGCAAACGAGAAATGCCCTACCAAGCGGCAAGTAGCGCCACTATTTCAAAACGAGCGAAAACGGATTTATGATTTAGAAACCGAATTAAATACATTACGAAAAAATAACGCGCCTAAATCAGAAATCAACGCGAAAATTAAAGAGATCGATCGGGTGATAAATGGATGAAATCAATTGATGTCGTTGTGTCCGATCTCTGCGAAGAGATTGACCGATTAAGGATAGAGAGGGACCAATGGAAGAGTAAATACGAGGACTGCGACCGAAGGCTTAGAGAATTTATCGATTTGTCTATTGCGAACGGAGAAGCTACTCATAATAATTGGGTTTTATATGCTCTAAAATTTCCTCCCCAAAAGAAATATAAAATAGCGTGGAGAAACGGTCGAGGTCATCTACAATTAGGATCTAAAGTTTTTGATTCTTGGACGGAGTGCCAAGTGGAATGTGAAAAGTGCGATGGTGTATTTCCCGGAGTTAGACATTGGCCGGAGGAGATCTAAATTATGGTAAATTTTTTACTCGATGGCGTTATTTACCGCGAAATGTATAATGATTTGGGAAAAGTAGAAGGATGTTGCCGTCCAGATGGGACCGATATCCAAGAATGTTATGAATGCAATTATAAAATACATTGTCCCGCGAAGGTGGCCCTGCCATGAGTGCCGTCCGCCTTCTAGATCCAGACAAGAAACATACCAATCGACAAGTATCGTTTTCTGGAGAATTCCATAGATTTTTGGACTCTTTGGAAAAGGGAAAAGTTTCTTCTTTCCTAGAGGAGACTTGTAGGAATACTGAGCAGTTTAGAAAATTTAAAGAGGAGAATAAACATGGACGCTGAAACATTAGAAGCCCTACAGGGCAGCATTAAAAAACATGAAAACATTTTGGCGGGAATTGGAAGGGATAAGGGACCCTCTAATTGCCCTCTGTGTCAACTGTTTTGGGACATAGAATGTGATGGGTGCCCGATTTCTAATAAAACAGGAGAAAGGTGTTGTGAAAACACTCCTTATAACGACTGGCAGGAACATATTACCGATGAACACGAAATGGATTATATAGATGGAGATGTTATTTATTGTCCAGAGTGTGAGAGGTTAGTTAAAATGGAAATTGAGTTTCTTAAAAGTCTACTACCAACAACTATTTAACCTAGCCATGTATAGTATATACTGAGCCTGAAAGGCGAGGGCGCGTTGGAGACTGAAGTTATGATACCCACCATTGAAGAAATCCTAGAGCAGAGAATTAAGTCCGATGAAGAGAAGAAAGCCATTGAATCTCAGTGGACTATTGATGAACTTGGATTTAATTCTAGGGCATCCCAACTCCAAGAGCAGAGATGGGCTATTCAGTCCCTAGAGGGAGAAAATCACCTCCAGAGGGATAAATCTTATAGGGCGAAGAACGAACAAATTGATGGAATTAGGAATTTTCTCTCAGATCAAGAGGATTTATTCAGGAAACAAATAACCCTCGCGAGTTTGAAACATTCCATTCCGACTATGGGTAATTTCCAGCGGGATAGCCATATTTCGTACCGTTGTAATTCTTCAGGATCAGCCAATGAAGAGGTATTGTATGAAACCCCCTTGGTGAAGGTTATTGCAACCTACTCACTAACCGACAAGCCCACCAACAAAATAGACTACGTAGTAGGTATCTACGCCCATTATAGATTTAAGGACATGATCAATAGAATGCTCGGGATCGCAACCCAATTTAATGAGCATTTTCCTGAACATGATGCTATTCTTAAATTTAAGAGTTTTAAAACTCTAGAGGATGCGAAGGTATACAACGACAGGAATAAAAACAAAATTATCCAAGAGTGGATTCCTCAAATTGAAAAATTTAATGATGAGGTCCAATCTGCGAGTGATGATCTAGAATCTGTATTTGACTTTAGACTGATAGGAGAGGATACTCTCAACGGGTACTACTCTAGATCACAAATTGAAAAATTTAATGACGAGGTTCAATCTGCAAGTGATGATTTAGAATCTGTGTTTGACTTCAGACTGATAAGAGAAGATACTCTCAACGGGTACTACTCTAGATCACAAAATTATAATATAGAATCCAAAGAAAAGAACAAGATGGTTTTGTTCTGGGACGATACAAAGTTCTGGGATGGTACAATACAGTATAAGGAAGAAAATAAGGGATCATTCATAGTAACCCTCTCAGGATGGCAATTATTTGTAAATCCGATGGGAGTAACCAGATCTCCCGATGCAATTCAATTGAGAGGAATATATGGTACTCTAATCTATAACGAGTTCAATCTTCCCCATTTGTCCGACTTTATGAGAGATATTTCGTCTCTCGCGGATGAACAGGAGAAGAAGGAAAAACATATAGAATGGATTGCAGAACTCGCGGGTGAGGCGGATCTTCTGGAAGACTATTTAACTCATGTTAACAATCCAGATGAAGTAAGGGCAGAAGTTGAAGAATATAAGAGGAGGATGGTGATTTAAGATGGAGAGAAGAATTAATAAATTTTTGGGAAATGGCGATGGGAATTTGTATCTTATAGTATTTTCCAAATCGAGAGAAGAGGCTTGGACCACCTTAACTAATTTGGGAGCTAAAGTAGATCGGTGTCAAATTAATATAGACAAAGAGTACGTAGTTGACGGTACTTTAACTGGCGCAGGATTAATCCAGATCGAACAACTGGAAAGAGGCGGGAGGAAGTGGGATTAAATGTCCGAAGAAGCAGGTTTACTACAGGCAATGATCCTTCAAGATCCTACAGGCAGAGCGGGATTTCTCACAAATCCAGATAAAAAGAGGTCGCATACGCTAGAAACCGAAGGCGCAGCCGGAGGCATAGAAAAATTAGTCTGTCTCGCCAAGGGCGGCGAATGCCGCCATTATGGAGAATTCTATACTGGATCTCTTAATAGTAAAGAGTCCTGGTTGACTCCCATAATCAGCGAGGGGTGTCCAAATACTTGCCCCTATAAGTATTTAGTCTGCGAAGGAGAGGCCCATAAAGGCCACGATTACACAGAATATTATCCCGAACATAATAAATATAGAGGAGAGTTCTACAGGTATTGCAAACATTTTGAGATAATCCATGAGAGGCCGAAGATTCGAGTGAATCGAACTTGTGAAAGCGCAATTGATGGAAATTGGTATATTGATATGGTGGCTGAAAAATGACAAGAACTAAGGAAGAACACGATTTCGAAACTAAAATGTTGCAGGAATCTCTAGGGCGGCAAATAGACGGAATAATGGCCGATCTGGAGGAATCTAAGAAGAGAATTCTAATCGGAATGGACCCATCTTGGAAAATTCCAAAGAATACTTTCGCGGATTTTACTCAGAGATGCGGGGAATTATCTGTAATGCTTAGACTATCTGGAACCTTCCAATTAATAGAGAAGGTTAGTGAGTCTCAACAGCAACCCATGACCCTCTATGTAAACCAAAAGGGTTATGCCCCTGGAGAAATTAAAGTTAATAGCGTAGAAGAGGCGGAACAAGTGTTTTCAACTCTGTTGGATGCCCAAAATATTCCAGGAGTTAACAACTTTAATATAGCCGTACTAAAAAACGGAAAAGGAGAAACCATTAACAAATGGGAGTTTGCGAATTATCTTTAAATTTTAGAATTTAGGAAAATGGTCCTTATACGGACCTAATTTATTCCCGCAGGAAAATTGAAAGAGGAGAGATAAAAAATGTACGGATCACTTAAAGCACAATCAACCTTAGATATGTCGGTAATAATTCCTGAATGCAATAAATATATACTCAATGAAGCCATAGCTAGTCTTCAAAAATATGAAGCAAAATTTGAAAAACTTCGAGGACTTAAAGAGGAAAAAGAAAGGGCGAGAAACGAGGATGACCGATGCGATGAAATGGCCGCAGGATATCAATTAATGAGAGATGTAGAAATAAACTTAATAGAAATGATCCTTAACAAGGAGTTTTGAATGTGACAATAGCGATTACAATAGAGAAGTTAGATCCAGATTTTAACCGTAACGCTTTCCGAGCCCATCTTAAAGAGAATCCGTTCGTTTACGGATCTGGAATAAACATCCTAGAAGCGGTTGGAGATCTCGTGTATCACAACAAAGATAGGTTTAACATTGAAGTGGAGGTTAATCATGTGTAAATATTCAAAACCAGTTCCGGGAGATTGTCACATCTCATGTGTAAGAAAGTTTGATGTGGATGAAATTAAAGCGAATCCAGATAAATATATGGAGTTTTCAATTTCCCTTCGGAGATTGCCATCTCACGCAGGAATATGGCCCTACCAATTTAATGAGGGTTTTGTTTGCTCCTCTTGTCCGTTTAAGGACGAAGAGTTTAAGGAAGAAAACGTCCAAGAATTAGACCCATTAGGAATGTTGATGGCGGTGTTGAGATGATGGTTCCCGTAGAAGCAAAAATTGACAGGGATGATCTAATTTATTCCCTAGTTCATAAATTCTCAGATAAAGAGATGATTGAATTCATTCTCGATATGGATGCTGAGATGAGCGATCGGGACTTCACACTAGATTTGCTACTTGAAATAGTAACTAGAATTTATGATGATGGAGGCGAATTTACCTGCCTTGATGAGCATTATCACGAAAAATCTAGGGAAGTGATTAGAATATTGAAAGAAATTACTTTAGCTCCCAAAGAAGATAAGACGATGGCGGAGAGTGATTAAAAATGGAACAATTATTAAACAAGATAAAAGAGGAAGGATTTTTTCCTTCTATTTCTATCATTGAGGATGCTAATGGTTCTCCAATCTGGAGATCCCAAATTAATTATGGCCCGACAATTTATGATTGTAGTTTAGGATATGATAGTATTAGTCCGTTGGTGGCTCTAGAAAAGGCATATAACGGATTATTGGAGTCCCAAAAATGACCAATTACCCCATAGGTTCTCCCATTTTTAGGGTCCCAATAAGATATTGGGAAGTCCAAGAGCCGGAACCTTATGTAATCTCTCAGGAATGTACTCCTGCTGATAGTGAAACATGGGTATTCGTAGATGAACCAAAAACTGGATGGTCTGGATATTTGAGAAGAGGGGATATTTATTTCACTAGAAAACATGCTTTAGAGGCCGCTTATTTAAAATGGAGGCTTCACGATCTCAGAAGAGATGATGATGTCAGTTTGATAATGGCAAAAATAAAAGGAGAAATAAAACATGAGTCTTAAGAATTTGCATATTTATGAGGAAATGATTGGTGTTATACGTGGTCTTGAAATAATTGAGATTAAACATATGTTAAATGAGGGACTAGGGGTTAAAAGAATTGTATCTCTAGGTTTAATAGGATTGGATACGGTAGCCTCTAAGGACCAAGAATTTCTTGATGCGGTTGTCGGATTAGATCTGGAGGGATTTTATGATAAAGACGGGAACAGACTAAAGAAACCTGATGATGCAAGGCTATATTCAATTGGAAGTGATTAAAATGAGTGATGAAAAATGGAGCCTTGTAGATTCTAGAGATTATTATCACCTCTTAAGAGATGGTGCAACCAGAATAACAACGGAAAGAATGAGACAAGATGGGACTCGAATATGGATTTATCGGGATATAATTGAAGTATACGAGCATCTTAGCTGGGGCGTTAAAGATATAAAATATGTTACAATAAAGGAGGACTAAACCTATGGCTCTTGAAATGGTAAAAGACGCAATATTTAGTGCCAAAGAGGAGTATGATAGCAATGTTCAATCTCACAAGAGGACAGCTATAAACATTTTAAAGGAATATTCCGTGGCATGTGTCAATAGAGCGGATTATGGTATTGAGATCTCAGAAGTCCTTAAAGATCCGACTTATAAGAAAAATGCACTTATAGATTATAATGCGGCCCTGAGTATTAATGAATTTCTACATGACACTCTTGGCGCTGCAAATTCGGCAGAGATAGAAATGATTGAAAAGAAGATTAAAGGGGAGAAGGAATAATGCAAATTAAAGATTCTTTTTTATTAGATCCAGTAGGTGAGCTACTTTACTTTGAAGAAGAATTTAGTGTCCCCAATAGGCATCCAAATGACAGGGTTCGTCTAATATCTCAATATAGTAGACTATTTATCGACCTACCCGAAGTCGCGAAGACTCTTCCTAGTCAGTACTTGCTTCACCTCTTAAACGGATTAGAAGCATCTATAAAGGACGATATTCTAAGGAGAAAAAAGGAATATTCTTTAGAAATAAAGAAGAGGAAGAATAAAAGTCTGGGAAATTATGAACAATCGTTATAAATAAACCATTTAAAAAAAACATACTATTTTAATTAAAATTTATAAATTTAAACAGCCCCTAATACGGACCCAAAAACATCCGCAGGAGATTTTCCGACCTCGCAGGATTTAAAAAAAATATTATTTTTCTATGTCTTCCAATTTCAGTCTAATTAGAATCTCTTCTGTTTTCAACTTTGCTGATTTTATGTCTTCTTTAGATGGAACGTTATCTAACCAATTGATGTTTTGTGTCCTATCTATGTAGTATATCTTTGTGTGGGCCTGCACTAGACATTTATTCAGGTTTTTAATTGCTTGTTTTAATCTCTTTTCTTCCCTTTCCTGTAGCGCGATCTGCTCTCTTAATTGTGAAATCTCTTCTTCTAGATATAGGCTGTTATCTCTAGTCCTCTCGGACTTTTGAGAAATCCACTCATGTTTCTTAGCCTGCATACCTTTCTTGGGAGGTGCCTGAGCCCCATATCTATTTTTAATATATTCCTCTATCTCTCTAGATGAGGTATACTCATCTACCAAAAAAGAAGGCTCTCTGTCTATTGATGTAATAGTGATCTTTATTTTATTTACCAATCAAATCTCCCCTTTTAAAAAAAGATTATTCCCCTTTTGGTATCCCGCTTCCGCAGTCTGTATCTTCCGGACATACAGAAATCTTCCATAAGGAACACCATATTTTTAAATTATAGAGCGGTCTATCTTCAGAGTACCCGCAGGATTCACAATAGATCAAATTAAACTCCCCTCTGATAAATGCTATCAACCCAATATTTTATTTTCTGAGAATATCCTATCAATCCGTTCCAATTACAGACGCATTTAAGTACTTGATCTGGAGTCATTTCTTCTATGATTTTAGAACTTTTGTCATCTCCTGGGTCGATTCCGAGATTGTTACATAGGTCGGAAATAATATCATCTGGTAATAAATCTGGGTTCGTGATCATTCCCCATCCTGAAAGATGGGGCTTCTACGGACTTCCGATCTAAGATCGGTTTTACCGACAGATTGTAATCCCAATCTGAGTATATTTATAGCAGCGTTTTTGTCTCGGTCCATTTCTAAGCCGCAGAATGGGCATTTATGGATTCGGTCCTTTAACTGCTTCGGAACCATCGCTCCGCAGAAAGAACACATCTGAGACGTATTTCGAGGATCTACAAAGATCGCTTTCGAACCGGCACTTTCAGCCTTGTAGGAAATTAATCGGAGTAGAAGATTCCAAGAAGCGTCTGAGATAGACTTAGACAGTCCGCGTGTTCCATCTCTGAGCATTGATTTTATATTAAGATCTTCTAAGCAAACTACAGAATATTTTGTTACTAATTTATGACTGAGTTGATGGGCAAAATTAGAACGTTTATTGGTTATTCTCTCATGAATTCTCTGGATAACCCTTGTTGTTTTCTTCCTTTCTACGGAGCCTTTAGGGAGTTTGTCTCTTCGACTCTGTTTCTTAGCCAATAAATGTTCTTCAGATCGGAAGAACCTTGGATTATCAACCTTGCTGCCATCTGAGAATGTTAAAAAGCTTTCTAACCCAAGATCAATTCCGATTACTGGACCGTTATCAGAAGGTATGAATATAGTTTCTTGTTCTACGGAGAACGTAACATACCATTTGTTCCGTATGGTTCTAAGGACGGTCAACCTTTTTATTTGGCCCTCAATTTCTCTATGAATCTTTATCTTGACATCTCCGATTTTGGAGAGGTAAAGAGTTTTGTTATCCTTTACAGAGAATCCGCTTTGAGGGTACGTAAACGAGTCATAGTTCCCCTTTCCTTTAAATCTAGGATATCCAGGATTTTCATGGTTTTTGACTCGTCTAAAGAAAGCCTTAAAAGCGAGGTCAATCCTTTCTTGGGCGTTTTGTAGAACCTGAGAAAATACGCCTTTCAACTCTGGCCTTTCAGCCTTCCATGTTGGAAGCAAAAGATGGGAATCGTACTTAGAAACGTTCTTTTTCTCTGATTCCCACATGTTCTTTCTGTAGGCCAAGGTTTGATTGTAGGTCCACCTACAAAGATCGAGAGTTTCTTCTAAGAGATGTTGTTGAGCCTTAGTTGGAAACACCCGAAATTTATAGGATTTCTTCATAGAAGTAGTTTGATTTATGCTGTAATAGTATTTAAAGGTTTCGCTTAATTATAGGCGCGAGATTATTTCAATTCATCTCCGACCTGCGATGACAAAATACGTGCCGCACACACCAAGCGCAACCCCCAACACCCATGATAATAGATCAAACATTTCTTCATACCTCCTCCAATACCTTCTTAGCCTTTAACACTAAACAAAACTCATAATGGTTCGGATAAACCTCTCCGCATATTTTACATTCCATCGGCCAGTCCGCCGAGAACCAACTTCTATTAACAATTTCTTCGGTAATAGATTTTAGCGTCGCATATTTCTCTGGCGGGACCATTACCATTTTGTAACTTCGGATTGGTGGGATTGGAGCCCAATCGTCTTCCCCTATAATAACATCTTCTTCCATCTAATATCCCTCCATTTTTGCTGCATCTCTCAAGCGCCTTAGAACTGCCATTGTTGGCTCAGGATCGCCTACGCTTTCGCCCACAACGTCCATCGCAAAGTCTAACTCGTCGGAATCCCCAGGTTCGAATATCATACCTCTAACCACTACTTAATCCTACTTAAGGATAACGCCTTTGTATTGCATAAAGGAATAACCTATTATATTTTTCGAGTAATTCTATCATCACGCTTTTGTGGAATCCCATAGTCGCCATTGCCGCCAGGAAACACGCCTCACTCATATCTGTAACATTTTCCCTTAAAAATTCTTCTGTAATTGGTGCCAAGGAGGCAACAATTTTTGTCTCTTCTTTAGTGATCATCTCTCCTCCGCGATTTCCTTCAAAACCTTTTTATTAAAAGCGTCGATTACTTCAGTAAAATCTAATCTTCTCGCAAACATTTCTTTCGCGTTTTTAATAATAATATGTGTATAGTAAGTATCTATGGGTCTTCCAGTTAATTTTGAGGATTGCTCTATGTGATTCTAAAGAAATTGAGTTACTGGACCATCCCATTGATTTATAAAAACAATTTTTGGTTCCTTATGTTTTATGGTAAGTTTTCCGTTTGCAACATTAACTCCTCCTTTAATCTTAAAAAACCAAAATTGAATTTGATGGCAGTTGTTACAAATAAAGACTCCGTAATCCGTTCCATCCTTAGTTGTTTTATTATGCGTATCTTGCTCGAAGTACGTATCCTCCGAGCCGCACCAAATACATTTATTTACCATCCCGCTTCCTCGTTACTATCTTTCTCGATAGATGTTTGTTTCTCCAAGATCTCTTCCTCTGCTCCCTCGTTAAGCATTTCAAGGTCCTTACAATACAACCTGTACCACTTCTTTCCTCTATGGACTCCTTGGGGCTCAATAACAATTGAGTAGATTCTCTTTAGATCAGGTTCTATTCTCTTTAATCTATTTAATAGAGAGCTTGATGTTGCAGGTAACTTTTTGTCCATGCCACCGCTATTGTTTTCTATCATCCATTGGTTGAAATATTTACCGAATAATACATCCGAAGAAATACCCCATCCTGAATTGTTGTTGAAGTCTACGCCTCCATATTTTCTTACGAAATCAACAAAGAATTCAGTAACGGGTTCTGCTTCCAATGAGGTCTGGCACATTCCAGCCTGGCTCAGTCTGTAAGCGACATCAAAGCTAGGTTTTAATCCTAGTACGTCTGAAATATAGCGCCCTACGGAAGCAAACGTAGTCAGTCTAAATTCGGATACCTCGCCCTTTCTGGGAATTCCTTTCTGTAGGTATCCGCGTATGAGTTCAAGGATCGCACCAAATATTTCGCTCCTATAGGTTTCAAATTCCTCATTTAGCCATTCTTCGGATAAATAATTTGATTCAGGTCTGGAAATTTCTATGCTTACGGTCCTTTCCGCGAGATCTCCTGCTCCGGTATCAAATATTTGAGAATTGATGGCTGTAATAATTAATTTTGAACGGATATCAATTAATATTTGATCATTGGTGGTATACAATTCCCTAGTAGAAATTACACCACCAGTAACCACGTTACATAGTACGTCACCCGTAGCTCTATCAATTCTGCTGATGTTATCTAAAACAGCAACGGCGTTATGCGAAAGTAATCCTATTAAATAATTTAAATCCTGCGGTTTGTTTACCAATAGCTCAGATGCGTTTCCTTCCACGGGATCTAGAGTTCTTTTAATTATACGTCCCATAAAAGATTTTCCCGAACCTCGAGTACCACACAACAGAAGAATGGGACTCTGAGCCCAGGGAAGTAACGAGTTGACTATCCACGTTAGAAGTAAAACTTTTTGTGCCTCGTCTTTTACGTTTATGATATTAAATAACTTAAAGATACTTTTAATATTTTTCTTTGTTGGAACATTCTGAGTCCCTTGATTGGTTTCTCTAATAAAAGTAACATCTGAGTAAGGATATACCCCAATCCCATCAGGTGTTATTTTTACAAAATTGTTATTTCCGAGATCATACCAGACCACCTTTCCAGCTAGATCCCCTCCCACTCGGCGGAATATTTTTGCTTTTTCTCCGGTAGCCATACATTTTCCATCATAATATTTTATTACATAGGATAAAACGCTTTCAGATGGGAGCTTATCTATAACTTTTTCTGCGGTGGTTGCAATCCAATATTTTGTGATCTTAGAAGTAATTGGTAATAGATTTATTCCTATTTCAGAATAGTCGTGAAGTTTGAAGTAGCTGTTATTGTTTTGATCCTTTACTAATGATACGTTGTTCCCCACGATTTCTATTACATTATCTGTTATTGTCTTCTTTTGCTTTTTAATCCCTGGAAAATCGGCATAGATCTCATCGTCGGTTTTATTACTGAAAGATTTAATGAGAGAAAACAACCCACCCGTTGCCCGGCAGCTGTGACAAAAATATCCATCTGCATATATACTCATTGATGGTTTTGTATCCTCATGGTGGGGGCACAAAACTTGGATATATCTTCCACCATCATAAGCAATTTGTAAATTATGTTCTCTTGCCCATGCCAGAGCAGTAGGAATTCCTTTTCCCGGTTTAACATCCGGCTTAATGAGAGGTAACACCGATTCAAGGTGTCTATAGATGTCTTCTATTTCTTCTGGCTCTTCAGAGTTAATCCAATGACGTATAAAATCTCTTTTGGTCCCTTCTTTTTCTTCTTTCTCTTCCAGATCTATTTCTTCTTGACTCAAGTCGCGAGACGGAAGAATGGCATACCCATCTATACCTTTAATATCTACGGCGACTCCATTTATACGGGCATGAAATTTAGGAACTACCGTACTCCTAATAAGAAAAGACATCCCGCCAGATGGGGTTCTCATTAAACACTTTTTAAAATCAGAAAGATAGAGATCATAAAGATTGGGGTCGTCTATGTCTACTAAAACAAGATTATCATAACCTGTTAGCACGGCCCAGTCTGCGCGATCAAATTGAGATAACCACTGAAGAATTTGGTCTTCATCAGGTTTATGCCCATTACTACTTTTATAGCCTCCCCAGGTGACAAAGGGTGCTTTTTCATCCGACTCCCCTGTTTTTTCATTTATATGTCCTTTGGGCCGAATGGGGATAATGCCCCAACCTTTGTCTATATATTGTTGAATAAGAGAGACCATTGTAAACCTAACCTACCTATAAAGAGGTGAACCTTGAGTTTTGTCCCAATGGTTTAAATAGGTTTCGCTAGGAATCTTGCCGTACCGAAACCTTAAAATACTATCACTGCGTTTATTCGAGATTATGTCGTCCAAGAAGAAAAGTTTCTCCGAGAGGATACTGGGTATAGTTCCTGACCCGCAGGTAGATCCGATTAAATTAGATGTGGAGTATCCTATAGATGTTTCACACAGAACAGAGGAAGTATCTCCTGCCACTCTTCTCGTTCAAGATATTATAAATAGTGTGATAGAGACTGGAAGACCTCCGTACTCAGATACGCTATTTGTGGACTCTGGATTCAGTTTTCAGGAACCTAAGAAGAAGGAAAGAACATTTGGTTCCTCTGGGTTAATGTTCCCCAAAAATTGCTACATAGGGATATTCCCCGCCGAGTATCAACTCTGCTCTCGCGAAGCTCTACTTATGTTCTTGGAGGGACTGGAAACGGTCGATCCCTATGAAATTAGAGATAAGGTAAAGGAAAAGTTTGCGGGGTGTCCCATAGGAGTAGCGGGAGGATATAAAGAAGGCGAACCCGGAGCGGCATACAATGTGTTTTGGCTGGACGAAAAGACAAGGGTGTATTACGATCCCTACAATAAAAAGATTGTAGATATTTTACCGCTGATCATAGTAATTTGAGGTCCTCATGAAAGAACAAGTTATCGAAAGTGAAGACGGGAAGGAATATAAAGTCTTGTGGACGAGACAACCTCCCGGTAAACAAGAACCAGTATTGGTAGAAATTCTCCCCAAACCTTAAATACATCTTAAACCATAATCTAGTTTTAGTCTCTGAGGAGATGCGAAACAAATGAAATATATATGCACGAAATGTAAGATGGAATCGGAAATACCCGATTGCGTCACTTGTGGCACTTGGAAGTGTCCTTGCGGAACCGTAAACGAGATTGGGAACACCGACAATATCCCCACCACCGAGTCTGGAGACGATTGGAATTCGTGTTTGGAATATTCTGGACCAGGAGCGAAAGACCCCACCGGAGGCAAGATGCCCCAAGGTTGGCATGTGGTAGATTTGGTTGCCGCCGTTAAAGTAAAGCGCGGGAAGAAGATTATTACCATAGAGTCCGATGAGGAAGGTAATCTTCCGGTCAAGAAGGGTGATATGGTTATTAAAGCCATTCTGGATGAAGATCTCATAGGAGAACTCTATGAGGGCGATTCTGACGCAATTCTTCTTTCTGATGCAAAAGGTCGGATGGAATGGACCCGACTATCTTGGTACAAGGATTTTGGTCGCGACGGGTTGAGAGTGTGGGCTACTGGAGAGATAAGGAGAAAGATAGCTGGTCCTGGGGTGGTTACGGGATGAAGTTCCTTCTAATCCTTTTTGCCCTGATAGGAATGGCCGGAGCAGTAAGTGGACCCGCGGGAGTAGTATTGCAGACGGGACCAGCGGATACCCCAACAATTTCCATTTCTGGAATAAATGGAAGCGTCTTTAACTCATCTGCATTTGATGTTGGACCTCTTGGGCCGTCTCATTATGTGTGGGACCCGAAGGTTGTCAGGCAGAATAATACTCCTTCAGATCCAGAGCTTCAAAATTGGTCCAATGAATGGACTCCGCTGCCGGATAGTTTTACGAGAAACTAAGTTTTTTGTTGGAAGGAGGTGATAAAAAAATGGAATGGAAAAAAAATAAATCTGATGATGTATCTGAGTATTGCACTGTAGGAAATGTTGTATACATACGGTCAATTACTGAAAATTAGGAGATGGCTTGAATTGGGAGAGACGTGTGACTGTGGACGGCACCATGATTTAATTCACTTTTTTAAAATCTCTCTTTTTAGTTCTTGATTATTTGATTCTCCATGCGAGCCTTTCTCCAGTGTAACTGGCATTTAAAGCCTCACGATGAGTTGATTTGCTCTATTTGTTTTTCGAAGAAAGTTAAATCTTGGACTACCAGAGAAGAGTGTTACAACAGAAACAACCGCAACCTATAAATAGAATAAATTCAAACTTAGAATTAACAAAAAGGTGTATAAATGATGATGAAGAAGATTTTGACTACGATGTTTATAATAGCCTCTATTATGGCTATGAGTATAGTTTCCGCCGAGGATTTCATTAAGACTAACGGTGGAATGCCAGTAGTGAAAGAACTTGGTAATCTTTCGTTGGAAGAAATTGATGCGATTTTTAGTGGTGGAGATGGATATTGGTTTATGAGCGGCGGCCTAATGTCTCAGTGGACTCCCTCTCAGAGAGCCTTTATGGAGAATGACGAAAGAGATGGAAAGCCTATGGGAAATGTGAGTCCAAAGAGAGCCTATGTAGGGAGTTCGGTTCCTACATAAATATTTCTTCGTCAACCACATATAAACTTTTTTTTCTTTTTAATTTTGGATAACTGATTATATCTTTCATTTTTAGTGATTTTTCGCCTGATTTCCAGAGGTTATAGACCTCACATAATGGGATAAAATAACAATCCCGCGATTTTCCTACGCCATTTCTTAATTCTAAAGCAAGAATTCCTTTTCTTCCCGTTAATTCGCAAAAAGCGTTTTCCCTTACAAGCTGAAACCCTTCTTTACTTTCATCAAAGCGCGATTTAAAGTTAAATGTTTTAACTCCTGTTGACGTATCCATTGATTTGGCTTCAATCATAGAGTAAAACCTTTTGTCTAAGCTGTCACAAAGAATGTCCGCAACTTGACCGAGGCCAAATTTAGCCTGGTACTGGCGGAAGGCAAAGGCTTTAATTTTTTGTTCTATAAAAAAAGAATTTAAAGACTTGACTAAATTTGCTTCCATTTGCGTCATAACAAGAAATGAATATGTACTAATAATATTTAAATGTTCCCACCGCCAACTATTTATTCTCTGCTGGTTCAGAGATATAACATGAAATGCGATGTCTTTACTACGGAGAAAATGAGAACCGCCTGCGCTCACATGATCCAAGATATCCAGAGATTGGATTACATTTCGGCTCATAATATGGAATCTGACAAGGTGTACAAAGATGTTTTAAAATCTATGGAAGAGTCCCTTTCCGCTATAGAGTTATCCGTGGGAGAAATGAGATCGGACCTGACCATAGAAGATAAAGATGCGATGTATAGAGACCTATTGGCAGAGAAGGATTATCAAAACGAGATGAGATTATTTCTGGCGGAGAGGATTTCTCATATTCAAACTGAATTGAAAGGTATATTTAATGAGACAAGCATGATTCCTAAAAGATTTCTGGAGGAGTAATTATGGGATATTGTTCCTCGTGTGGCCATTTCTTTTCTTCATCCAGAGATGAGTGTCCTAAATGTAGGGTTCCTTTAAGGGAAAAGAAGTTAATTTATCAAAAAGAGAAATATCCAACCCAGCAAATTAATGCGGGAAGAATATTCTTTAGAAGTGGCGCGGTGGTGTTTAGAGTATGAAGTCATTTACCTTAAAATGTAAGATAGAATATGATTTTGGTCTTGAAATGGACGTAGTTAATAATGAAATTTTGGAATTAAGCGTCGTGGTAAAAGGAACTCTTTGTGGATTTCCAATAAGATATAAATCTTTGATTTATGAAAAACCCTGGGAAAGTTATTTGAGTCCCGAGGAATTAAAAGAATTTATGGAGATGAAACTATGAGAAGAAGATATGCCATTATTCGGCAAAGTACTGATTCTAGGAGTCCCAATTCTAGAATAGAATTTACTATATCTAAGAAGGCTATCCTGGCTGCATTGGAAGAAAAAGCAAAATTATCTTATGCAGATCCCGCAGGAGCAAGAAATTGGCATCATGATATTGCATCCGTCTATGAATTGCCGATAGGCTGGCGGAAACCGTCTCAAAAGTATCTATCGGAGAAATCAATTTGTAGTGGTACTACTTATTACAGAAGCGAGACAGATATCTTAGCTGAGAAAATTATGTGTGACGGAGACCGAATAAGGGAGGATACGCATGGTAGATGTTAAATATCCAAAAGAGAACTGGACCGTGATAATTAAACTAAACAATGTCAGGTGTCCATTTATATACTATCCCGCGGAATACATAGGTTGTCTAATTCGGGAAGAAAATCGTCTAGAGAACAACGAATGTCAAAAAGAAAATTGTCCATTTAAGGTGGGTGAATGAGTACTCTTCAGACTTTTTATACCTTTGTTCTTGATTCTAGTCTTCAAGACGTATTTCGCTCCCTGGAAATCTCGCAAGAATCAATCAGTAGATTTAATTCTTTGTGGGCCGCGCATATAAAAACTGCCCCACCAGATAAAAATTATGTCCAAAATTTTATACAATTGAACGACTTCGACGACAAAGAAAAAGTAATGATAGGAATATTTTTGTTGCATACCAACATCGCGAGTAAAATAGCGATTTTTAAGGAGTGAGAATTATTGATTTTTGAGACCTTGTTCTCTGTCGCAAAACACCTAGAGGAAGTTCGCGAGGGTTTAATTTATAGTAATGTAGTTGAACCATGTTCTATTTGTGGATTTCCGACACACTTTGTCGAGATTAACTATCAAGGATATTTTTGTTCCAGTGAATGTGTAGATAAAATGGATCAGGAGAGTGATAAGTGTGAGTAGTAAAGAGAAGAAATTATTAGAGATCGCGATAGATGAACGATGTAAAGTTATCATATTAATTGAAAAAATTAAAGACTCCGGTTTTCCGAGTAAAACGTTTCAGGAATATAAGGAGCAAGCTACCGAAGAAATTGAAAAACTTCTTTTAGAAGAGGGTTTTTAAAATGACTTGTATTGTAGGTCTCATAGAAAACGGCGTAGTTTATATCGGCGGAGACTCCGCAGCGACAGATGATTCATCGATTCAAACTATTAAAGGCTCCAAGGTTTTTAAACTAGGAGAATTTATTTTTGGGGTCAGTGGAAACCCGCGGATGAGTGATGTATTGAGGTATAATTTCAATATTCCATTACCGACTTATGATGGCCAAGACGCGCTTGAATATATGCATCAATGTTTTATACCCGATCTAAAAGAATGCCTCGAGGAAAATGGAGTACTCATAAAACAGGATGAAATTACATCTAGTGATGCGTGGGTTTTAATTGGCTATCAAGGAAGGTTGTTTGTCTTGGAATCCTATTTTCATGTTTCGGAGAGCGCCCTAAACTATAATGCCGTGGGGTGTGGGATGGCTGTGGCCCTTGGATGTTTATATGGACTAGAGGATTCACCTGACCTAGAAATAAGTCCACAAGGCAAATTAATAAAAGCCCTACGTGCCTCCGCTCAATTTAATTGTCACGTAAGGAAGCCTTTTACCATAATTTCGACCAGCGATGAGATTAAATAGTATTAGTGCTGATAAGGTAGTATGGACGAATACGTTATTGAGGGAACGTCAAACCAGCTAAATCTCCTGTTGGAGGCGTATGACTTTGTTTACCGTATTGGAAACGGGAAAATTGAATTAATTGCAGAGATAATTCAACCTTTTAACGACTTAGATGGGTCTAAACTGGAGGGACTTAAATCTGATATTTCAAGGTTGAAGTTAAAATATTTTTCTACGCTGCCAATAGAAGGCAACAGAGAGGTGTTTACTATCGTAAATAACACCATAACCTGCAATGAGTCCCAACTAAGAACCCTATCTTGGTCCTGCGATCTTATTTCTCGAATCCAGATCTGCCAGTTTGATAGGATAGCCGACATAATAGAGCCATCTGGCCTCGATCCAGACTTTAAGAAACTTTGGGAATTTAGAGGCAATCTAAATAGACTAAAATCTTGGTGGGGAATGTCTTCAAATGCCAGTTATGGAATATTTTCTTTGGAAGTTCCGGATACAGCAAGAACATTGTGGGACATGCATCAAGTAATAAGAAATAGATTAGCGTATGATTCCAACCCTGGAATAACTCCGGAGAATAGATGGGCCAAAGGAAGGTTTACTGTAGACTTCGACGAGCCGTTTCATGCGGACAAAGGAACTCCGCTAATAAAGGTAGGTTTGATATGAGCGAGGATATTTTGCAGGAGGTCGAAGCGATGTGCATCGGCGTCTTTTCGATCAAGGAAAGACCTGATTTAGTGTCCGAGATCAAGCGGCTCCGAGAAAGAGAATCGCAACTAAAGAGCCTTGCTGCTAGCCATGCTGATACGGCAAATGCCGCATTCAACGATATACGACAAATGAAAGAGCAACTTGCCGCCAGGGATGTGCTCATAAGGACACTAGAATGCGATAAACTAGGACTGGAAGCAAGCTCGCGCGCCATCACCGACGTGATCGGATGCGATTGGAGCCAAACGCAGGCTATAGAGGCCGTCAGGAAAATGAAGGCCCGCATAGCCGAGCTGGAACAGGTCGCCATAGAGGAGCGAGCGAGAGGTAACTGGTATTTCGATAAAATTGAAAAATGTAAATTGGCATACACTCCGTGGAGCGTAAAAGCACAACCGGGGAACGGCACGCAGATTAATGACCGTTTTGTCCGAGATTTCAGAGCACGTGCCGCTAAAGAGCTTCAGCTAGAGGCGGCCAAAGAAGCCGGATATGTAGAGAGGTTGGAAGCTGCCTATTTGGTAGCCGAAAAGCGTCTAATTGCGTTCCATTATAGATGCAAACGAGGAGAGAACATGCAAGAAGTGATTGACCGAACGGCGCAAGCCGCCTTGGACAGGATTCGAGAGGGCAAGTAACATGAACAAAGATCTATTATGTGAGATAAATAAATGTTTATATGATATATATGCACTCGACCGGACGGCTCCAAGAAAATTGATGAAGATGATCAATTTGTATATTTGGAAGGCCCCGACGGATGTATTTCAGCATTTTTTAAAATAAAAGGATGTGATGATCTATGAAGGAATTGCTCGTCCGCTTGCAAAAATGCGATCCCGCCACATGGAATAAGATCAATGATAAGATCGGTATCCGTACCATATGTTGGGAAGATGTATGCAGTCTGGAAGGGTCGCCGCAAGATATCCACATGGGCGAATGCGTCTTGGACAGCTTACAGGGAGAATTGCAGAGAGCGATAAGCAGCCAAATCGATCCCAACACAGAAAAGACGACCGACACTTGGAGCTATTCAGTCGAGGCCTTCCGAGATGAGATCAGAGCGAATGTATATCGGCCATATGATATGTTTCGGGCGCATGGAGATACGCCCGCCCAGGCCCTTCTCATAGCCTACATTAATGCAAAAGAGGCCACATGACGCGATACATCGGCTCAGTCGGATTCGGATTAATATTGTTTTCTGCACTTATTGCAATTATGGAGATGATATACGCCGCTTATTTGGGAATTGTTGATTTTTATACCCCAAACTTTGTATATCCCATGCGAGATTTTACAAATATAGATCTTATGGGGCCAGTGATGATACTCATGGTGAGTATCGGCTTTTTGATGATCGGGATATCTAAGATCATACGTAAAGTATAAATAGTAGTACACCCACCTATATGATAGAGGAGAATTGTCATGTGCAACTATACCCCGAAAGAAGCCACAAAGGAAGAGAATACCGTGAAAATCGCGCTAGGAAATGGGAAGGTATTTAATGCAGGAATAGTTGATGTGATTGATAATGGAGAAAAGATTCATATCGTCAGACTCCATAAAGGGAGAATAGTTCGAAGGGAAGTACTCAAGATTGGATATGGGTTTGGAGATGCAAAAATTATTTCCAGATCAGGGTGTCGTTATATATTGAAAGGAACTAATGGCGACAATGTGCTGCCCGGAAGATCAAAACATTATAATTCACAGAGTAAAACCATTATGGAAACTAACGGAATTCTTGATAAGGTGGTTCCAAGTAGGGAATTTTTGGAATTTAAAAGAGAACAAGATCGATTTTTCAAGACGAGGGAAGTAGAGGGACAGAGACTGAATAGAGAGATTATGGTGGTGGATAGGAAATGAAGAAAGTGGTAACTATAACAGAAGAAAGAAATGTTTGTGATTATTGTGAAGATGAGAATAAGGAAACTTATGGAGAATGTCCTATATGTGGTGCTCACGCTTGTTATGAATGTAAGAAAGATCATTTTACGGAAAGGACTGCTGAATTACATATTTCCAGTAGTGGTAACCAATTCTGCAATAAATGCATTGCGAATCCACCAAAAGAATTTAAGAAGTTGATGTCGTTATACGATGAGATGGACGCTCTAAAAAACAGAGAAACTAACTTTTATGAGTCTGAGCGGAAAATCCAGAAAATTCTGGAAGATAAGATTAGAGAGGAGAAGAAATGTCTAACATAAAAGTATTCTACCACGGCAAAGACCTCGATGGTTGGGCCAGTGGTTCGATTGTAAAACATAAATTTCCAGAAGCGAAGATGTTTCCGATTAATTATGGAGATAAATTTCCGTGGGATGAGATAAAAACCGATGATGTAGTTTATATGGTGGATTTTAGTTTGTCCGTTGATGACATGGAAAAACTCGCAAGGTATTTGGGGTTAAAAGAGAATAAAGCGAGTCAAAACTTCTTCTGGATAGACCATCATAAGGGCATAATTGACGAAATGGAGAAGAAAGAGACTGCTCACAACGGAGTATGGATTAAAGGGTATCGGCAATCGGGAGTCGCAGCCTGTGAGTTGACGTGGTGGTATTTGTTTGGATCAAAAACCCCAATGTTTATTAGATTATTGAGTTGCTATGATGTATGGCGGCACGATGACAAAGAATTTGATTGGGCCTTTATCGAGGCGTTCCAGTACGGATTTAAAGCTCAATCAAGAGATCCTAAAGATGATATAATATTTTGGGCGAATTGGTTTAATACTAACAAATTTAATGAAAACGACCAGTTCTCCGTTGTCAAATCCATATCTAGTGACGGTAAAATAGTCCGGTCTTACGTCGAAGACCGCTTCAAATCCACCCTCACAGATAGATCCTATAAAATCGACTGGGAAGGCTATACCTGTCTCGTAGTTAATAGCGATCCGTATATTGCTAACTATATGACCCGAAGCAAAGAATTTGATGGTTGCGACATCGCTATTAATTACGCAAATATAAAAGGAGAATCTTGGGAGGTAAGCTTGAGGACCGTCAGAGATGACATAGACCTATCGGTTCTAGCGAAGAAATACAAGGGAAATGGACATCAGAAGGCCGCGGGATTTAATTGGAAATCTCCGAGATTACCGTGGGAGTGAGAGACGAAATGATGAGTGACTTTAAAAAATTTAATGATACCCTTTATATCTCGAAGGGTATAAATTTTATTGCTTCTCTAGAGTTAAAACCTGGACCCGAAGATATCTATTACGATCTCAAAGGTTGGGTTCTTATAGTCAGAGAAAGAGATTGTGTTCATGAAAAGGTTTTGGGCCATTTTCTTGTTTTAGAAGACCAGACCACACATGTACGGCTTGAAATTAATCACGAACCAAGGTCGCCTGAGATTAAAGCGGTCATAAACAAAAGCTTTGAAAGTCGTCTTTGGGACTCTATTGAATCGATAATTTTAAGATCTCGGGAGTTGCTAGAAGCGCTGGAGTATGAGTAAAGATGGGAACTAATTACTACACATTAGGAAGCCGCGCAAAGAGAAAACATCTTGGGAAGAAATCAGCTAGCGGGCTCTTTTGCTGGACATGTATGAAATCATTAAGAATTGGTGGAGAATCTCTTGTCAATAGTTCCAGAGCAAATCCATTTGATCAAGAAGCGCACAAAAGAGAGTGGTACGATAAATGTCCCATTTGTGGTGATCTTCCAAGAGAGGAAGACTTAAATAGTTCCGCGGTAGGAAGGGAATTGGGATTTAATAGTGAACCCTACGGAAAGAAGACGGGTGTCTCATCTTGTTCCTCGTTTTCTTGGGCGATCCCCGAATCTGAGTTGAAGAGAATAAAGGTTGTAAAAGATGAATATGGGAGGAGATTTACTATTGAGGAATTTAAGCAAATTCTTGAAGAGTGTCCCATAAGATTTTATAGTTCTATAGGAGTTGATTTTTGTTGACGAGAGATAATTTTGTAGTTTCGGAAGAAACTGAAGATATGGTTGGAATAGAAATTGTAGAGGATGGAGATAGCGTAATTATTCGCGATATCGACACTCTAGAGGGAACCGAAGCCGAGTATTACGTTCCTAAATCAGATATACCAAAGTTGATCGAGGGACTGAAATTGTTTATGGAGGTGGAGTAAAGATGAATCGCGAAAAGTTTATCGCGGCAGTTCGGCACATTGGGTGGGTTTATTATCAAATTGCGGCGGGACAACAATATAACGAGGTAGCCAACGGAGACCAAATTAAGAGCCTTTTGGATGGCATCAAGTATGCTGATGAACATTCAGACATGACACCAGAACAAAATCATGACAATTGGATGAAAATGAAAGCATCACAGGGATGGGTTTATGGCCCCGTAAAAGACTTCGAAAGGAAAACTCATCCCGACATGGTTCCGTTCTCGGATCTTCTAGATATTGAAAAGAGAAAGGATATAGCTGACCACGTAGGACACCGATTGGCCTCAAATTTATGGAATCAAATGGAGATGCTATGATTCTTAGTGGACAAGATATTAAAAAGTATAATCTTCTTCTAAATGCGGAAGAATCGAACATGCAAGCTCAGGGATGGGATGTGAGACTAGATAAGGTTTATAGATGTGTGAATAAGCCTTGGGGCCAAAAGATTAAGGAAGAGGATTATGTGGAGCCGGTTCGGTATTATGAGAAATCTTTTAGACAAACCTGTATAGCTCAGGTTTGGAATGACGCCGGAAATCTTCTCTATTACTGGATACCTCCAGAGTCCTCCGTTCTTTTCAAGTTGATGGAGACGGTAGATCTGTCGAAGAAGACCTATGACCCGTTACAGCGATTTAATGGTGCCGACTGTGACCCAGAACAAAAGCTCGTGGCGGATACTCTGAGTTTGTTCTTAGGGAAACAATCTTTAAAAGTCCCCACGATTAACGCCCTTGTCCTTCCCAAGTCTTCCCTCTCGCGCAGAGGTATTTCGGTCCACTCTGCATGGTGGGACGCGGGATATAAGGGATCTGGGGTTGTGTTCGTAAGAACTTCTGAGGTTCCCCTTCAAATTAAACCGGGAGATTCATTTGGACAGATGATATTCTTTGAAGGAACTCCGACTGATAGTGTTTATAACGGACAATACCAGGGTGAGGGTATTCCAAAAAAATACCTGCGGAAGGATTAAATAGTATTAAAGTGTAATGGGAATTTGTTTAGAGGAGATTCAACATGGAAATATTTGAAGTACTACTTTGGGTAGTCGTTCTCGTATTCCTTACAGGAATATTCGCGGCTATAATGTCTAGTAGTGTAAAGTTTGTGAGACCAACACATAGAGCGCTCATTGAGAGAGCAGGAAGGTTTAATAGATACGTTGATTCTGGTCTCGCTATCTGTATCCCGATAATTGAGAGAATCCGACTCGTAAATGTAACCGAGAAGATGGTTACTTGTCAGCGCCAGGAAGTAATCACTGGAGATAATCTTAATGCGGGTGTATCTGCACAGGTATATTACAGAATCAAGGGGGATGAACAGAGTGTTAAAAATTCTCAGTATAATGTAGACAACATCGCTGTTCAGATAGTTTCTCTAGCTCAGACAACTCTTAGAAATGTAGTAGGAGGACTAACTCTGAGGGACGCAAACAGTAAGAGGGCGGGACTTAATACAAGCCTTAAGGATACCATTGCATCAGAGACCTCTAGTTGGGGTATTGACGTGGTTCGTACCGAAATCGCTGAGATTGACGCACCCGCAGATGTTCAAAAGGCCATGAATGAGATTGTTAAGGCCGAGTCAGAGAAGAGGGCCGCGATTGATTTTGCTACCGCAGTTGAGACTCAGGCGGATGGTAAAAAGAGGGCCGCTATTAAAGAGGCAGAGGGATTGGCTAAGTCGGTTACGATTGCCGCAGAAGCTAATGCAAATGCTATTACGGTGAACGCTACGGCTAAAGCAGAAGCGATTCGAACCGTAAACGCCGCCGCAAATGAAACTTTTACGGGACCTTCAGTAACGTTAAAACAATTGGAAGTTGGAGAAGTGATCTTTAAGAGTAACTCCAAGATAATAGTCCCGCAGGGTACCAACGTAACCACCCTTGTATCGGATCTGACAGGATCGGAGAAGATAGTTCCTTTGGGTAGGTGAAAACCTACCCATCATTTTTTTATGTCCGACATCAAATGTGGTGTAACTATAATCCCCACGGGTCGTCCCTGTTGGGGCTGTATAGATCTTTTGACCGAGCGGGTCCCAATGGTTGGGGAAGATTTTTATTGTACGGATCATAATCCTCCCATTCTTATTGGGAGAATAAGAAAGATTATGGATGGGTGTATAGTTCCGCGAGAGATCACAAAAGATGGGTGCTACTGTGGACGAAAGTAACTATTTTATTTATACTCACGATGAAACTGGACTTGAAAAGGAATTTGAGATTACCAACATAGATAATTTCTTGGAATCTCAAGAAGATCTTCCTCAATTAGTGAAAGAGATAGAGTCTAAAGTCGCTTTTCAAAGGGATCTGAAGACAGGAATAGAAGATGGAATAATTTCCTGTAGTGACGAAGATACGGGTGAGGACTCTTCCGAGTCGGAAATTGAGTATCTTGAAAGGGCCGTTTTTAATAATATGAGAACCATTAAAAAGGCTAGGGAATTCCTTGGGTGGAGTCCAGAACCCGTAATCGGAGACTCAATTTTTAGGTGGGAATTTTTGAAGAGTAAGGCGCATTTAAACTAGGATAAGTATAAATAGTAGCAAGGTAGATATGTGAGTAGAGGAGACGAATATGGAACCATTGCAGCAACTAACTCCTGGAAAAGCTAGGGGTAAATTTAATGAGAAGATGTTAAAATCCAATTTATTTGTAGGAGAGGAAAAGCTCGACGGAGAAAGGTTCCTTTTACATTGCGGAATTGGTAAAAACAGGTTCACAAGTAGACATATTTCCGTGAAAAATAACCTTTTTGTGGAAAAAACTGAAAATGTCCCGCATTTAAGAGATTTGTTTACGAGTAACGGGATGGATATAGAGTTTGAAGGAACGGTTTTGGATGGCGAAATTGTAGTTGGAGATCAAAGTCAAAGTACTCGCGTGTCAAAAATTATGGGAGCCCTCCCAGAAAAGGCTATAAGACTTCAAAATGAGAATATCTGGGTAGATTACCGAGTATTCGACATTTTATATTTCAAGGGTCAAGATCTACGAGACCGTTCATATGAAGAAAGGAGAAGTGTCTTGGTGGACAATTTCTCTGCCGCCGAGAGTAAACACTTTAGTATAGTTCCGGCGATCACCGAAGACAAGGAAGAATATTTTAATACAATCGTGGCTAATGGAGGAGAGGGTATAATTTTGAAAAATACCAAATCTCCATATGCGAAGGATTGGATTAAAATTAAAAAAGAGGCCACGCATGATTGCGTCATAATGGGTTTTGAAGATCCAACCAAGATTACAAAGAAATCTTCCGGGGAGGAATCAACATCTAGATTATACGATAATGGTTGGATTGGGGCCATTAAATTTGGGCAGTTTTACGACGAAAAACTAATAGAATTTGGCACTTGCTCGGGAATGGACGACGCTCTTAGGGAAGAGATCAGTAACAATAAAGAGAGGTATCTGGGAAAGGTTATCGAAATAAAGGCGAATGACAGATTTCCAACAGGGCGCTTTAGACATCCGCGCTTCTTGAGATTTAGGTCGGATAAGAATGCAATAGATTGTGTCTATAATCCTAACGAGAGTTGATCTCAAATGACCTGTCCTAAAGTCGATAGAATTTGTAGAGATTGTAGATGGGATAAACCGAATAGTTATAACTATGGTTCGTTAGACAAGTGTTCTAACCCAAAAGTTTTTTATAACGAAGGAGAGTATAAAGAGATCCCCGAATCTTGTTATGTTTCTGGGAAGTCAGGACGAAAATGCAAACAATCAAAACTTTCCGAATATTGCAGATCTCTGCGCGTGGGACTAGATTATGGGTACCACGTTCCGGGCGTAGATATTTGCGGAAAAGAAGGTCTTTGGTTCGAACCCAAACCCGCGAAGAAATGGTGGCAAATTTGGAGGTAACTTAAATGTACGCCAGAATAGTTCTTGTCTGTCAGGCTTGTAGATCGCCTGACATTGAAATTATTAAATATACGAGTGAGAAACCAACCACAGACGTAGAGATTAAATATTTTAAAATACATTGTCCTCACTGCCATAATTATACCCATAGTGCCACAATTCTTTCGGGTCTCGACATTGTGAAATTGGAAGCGTGTGCGAAGGAGATTTAAAACATGGACCTTTCCAAAGTAAATTCCATGACCAAGTATCCTTCCATCCTCACTTATCATAAAATAGGTGAGGATCGTGGAAGACTACTTGATGAAGTGCAGGTTCCGTTTGATGGCGCGACAGCAATTCTCACGGAAAAGATAGATGGGGTAAACGGAAGAATTATTATATTCCCCGACGGATTATACATTATTGGTAGTAGGGAAGAATTGTTGTATGCTAAAGGTGATCTTATAGGGAATCCACAATTAGGAATAGTGGAGACTTTGAAGCCAATTGCGGAGAGATTAGCCCCTCGTCTTTGGGTTACTATATTCTATTTTGAAGTATACGGGGGAAAAACAACTAAAAATGGGAAACAATATACCGGAACTGGATTGTTGGGTGCTCGACTATTTGATGTTGCCATGATTGCAAACTCAGACGAAATTCTTGAGATGCCTGTAGAAAAAATTGCATCTTGGAGAGATAACGGAGGGCAGAAATTTTATGATGAATTTCTATTACAAAGTCTAGGACTTCCTGTGACTCCAAGAATCGGTGAAGATTTGATTCCGACTGGATTAGTAGATACCTATGATTGGCTCAAGACTAAGATTTCTAGGACGCAGGCCGCGTTAGATGATGGTGGTGGCGGGAGACCAGAGGGAATTGTTGTCCGATCTGCGGATCGGTCTAGGATAGCTAAGATAAGATTTAAAGACTACGAGAGGAGTAATTAATATGCCAACCAACCAAGAAATAAAGGAAATATACGCCAAGAAAGGCGCTACAAAAAAATCTCTACACAAAATCAACGAAGATGTGTTGACTGCTCAAGCCGATCTTAAAAAGTTAAGGGCACGTATTATTAACACGACGGACAAAAAGAAGTTGGGAACCAACGATAAGGAAAGAGAGGCTTATATAATCGATCAGACCTTGGCTGAAGTCCTTGCCCTTGAATCTTTGGAGGCTAAAAAGAGGTCTTTAGACCTGGAATATTCATTGGTCTCCGACGAGATAGAATGCCTCCAGTGGCAAATAAGAAATGAACAAGCCGCAGCGGATTGTGAAGCGCAAAGATTGGGAGTGATTTAAAATGATAGACGAGTCTACAAAGAATCGAATTGATACCATGAATTATGAGCAAATGCTTAGAGCGTGGAGGTTCGCTCCCATAGGAGCCGTTTTGTTTCAGGGAGAAGTCGGAGATTATTTTGCGGAAAGAATGAAACTTAAGAAGTCTCAATTATCTGATAGTGAGCAGGTCCGAGCGAGTAAGACTGTGGGATGGGTGAGGTAGAGATGTTAAACGGTTTAATAGGCGACGGTAATATCAGTAATGGGACTCTAACAACTGTTACCGTAATTCCTCTAGACCGTTTAATGTTATACTTGTGGGCGTATGATGAACGTTATGAAGAATATCCAGAACATACATACGAGGGAGAATTCGTAAAGAATTGGATTTTAGAATGTGCCTTGGGAGATGATTTAATAAACAAAGAAGAATTTGATAAGTATTTTACTGAGTTAGATTTCTGAGCGACAAGTTTATAACATCGTAAAGCTATCTTGAAGGCTGCCCGAATTTGAGGACGATTTAATTTAATTTAATTTAATTTATAGAGGTTAATCATTATGGATAATATTTTTGTACGAACGTCTAGTGGCCTACATCGACCTTGGGACCGCGCCGCTATTTCTAATCAACTTATAAAGGAAACCGCCGCGCTTAAAGAGTTCTTTGAAATTGATGGAATTTCTAGAGAAGAAGCAGAAGGAATAGCGATAGAAGTAGAAAGGAGAATTAATTTCAAGAAACACTCAATAATAAATTCTTCGTTGGTCCGAGAAATTGCGAATCAAATTTTACTTGAAAAAAGCCAAAAATCTAAAAACAAAGAAGACATAATGAGATATGATTCCTACAGAAAAAGATCAACACGGGTAGGATTGCCGGTATACGACGCCTTCATGATCGATGTGGGAGACCAAAATTCATTTGAGCGGAACGAGAACGCCAACGTTCAGGGAAATCCTGAAACGAGCCACAAGAAGAAGGCCGACAAGGTTTCAAAGGAACAATATTTGTTGCTTATGCCGCCTCAGTTAGCGGACAAACATTTAGGCGGAGATCTACACATCCACGACCTTGAATATTTTGGCACAAGACCTTTTTGCGCTGACTGGGATTTGCGTTATTTCTTTAAGACGGGATTTCTTCCCGACGGAAAAGGTATTCGTGCCGCGGTAGCTGGTCCTGCAATGAAACCTTCCGTGGCTATTCTCCATGCAGTAAAAATACTTGCCGCGGGACAAACAAATTGCGCGGGCGGACAAGGATTTTATAATTTTATACCATTTATTGCTCCATACATGCGCGGGCTAGAGTATAAAGAAATAAAACAGCTTATGCAAGAATTAATCTACGAGACATCCCAGGTCCAGGTCGCTCGCGGTGGCCAGATAGTATTTTCTTCTCTACAACTGTCTCCTGGTATTCCGGAAATGTGGCGCGATATTTCTCCAGTTTATAAGGGAAAAATTTGGAACAATCAGACCTATGGAGATTTCGAGACTGAGGCTCAAACCACTTTTAGGGCTTTAATGGAAGTAATGTTGGAAGGGGACTATCTTGGGAAGCCGTTTAATTTCCCAAAACCCGAAATTAATATGGAACCATTTTTTATGAACAACTCGGAATATGATGATTTATATAGATTATCAATAGAGTTGGCAGCGAAATTTGGAACTCCATATTTCGATAACCAGATGCCGGAATACCGAGGAGCGGGGAAGGGAATTTCTTGCTATCAATGTTGCGCGTATCAATTCTCGGATAATGAGGAAACGGATAACGAATTTGAAGACAAGTTAAACTTTGTTGATGGAAAACATTTTTCAATGGGTTCGTGGCAGGTAGTTACCGTAAACGCCCCTAGAGCTTCCTATAAATCTAATGGAGATGACAATCTATTATTCGAGAACTTGAAATCGATAATGGACGATGCTATTAAGGTTTTTAAGATCAAACAATCTTGGATGAAAAGGATTTTACAGGCGGATCGGCTTCCATTCCTTACCCAAAAATCACTAGATCACGAAAGCGGAAAACGGTTTCCAGATGCATATTTGCTAAAAGACCTTGTTTATACGATTGGCGTCGTGGGAATTAATGAAATGGTAAAGCATCATACGGGGTTTGCCTTACATGAAAGCAAGGATGCATATAGATTAGCTATTCGCGCTCTTTTGGAGATGAAAAATTATGCTAGAGAGTTAGAGAAAGAGAGCGGGATCAAAATTGCGGTAGCAAGAACGCCTGCCGAATCAGTGGCACAACGATTTGCGGTGGCCGATCTTCTTAACGAAAAATACAGACCTTTTACACAAAATATTGTCCAGGGAGATGTAAATGGGGCGTTGTCTCGTATAAACAAGATGAACGATTTACCAATATATTATACGAATGGCACAATGCTACCGCCAAATGCCGACGTTTCTCTTGTTGAGCGGATGAATTATGAACAAACATTTTTCCCTATCCTCGACGGTGGGAATATTTTCCATATATTCCTTGGGGAGAAAGATCCCGATCCCGAAGCGCTCTATGATCTCGTAAACAAGACTGCTCGGAATACTCAAATTGGCTATTTTGATGTTACTAGAGATATGACAATTTGCTTGGACTGCTCAAAAACAAACAAGGGATTAAGGCATGTTTGCCCAAACTGCGGCTCTAAAAATGTAGATTTTATCAGCCGAGTTACGGGCTACCTGCAAGCTGTGAGCGGATGGAATGCAGGCAAGAAAGAAGAGTTGATGGACCGAAAGAGATATTCAATTTAAGAGGAGACTGAAATATGAAATATAAACTTTTTTTTACAAAGAATTGTCCAAAATGTTCGTTTTTGAAAGATATCCTAATGAGAGCGGGAGAGTCTTTTGAAGTAGTAGATATGGGAACCCCCGAATCGCAAACCGAGCTATACTCCAACGGAGTTTTTACTATGTCTGCTCCGGTTCTACAGGTTGATGACAAATTTTATACCGTAAATGATATGTTCGATGGAGAGAAATTTAGGGGAATTAAAGGAGTAATCGAGCGTGCTAGTTAATTTTGGAGGGTCCCAACTCTCATGTTCGGATTCCAATCATTCCTCATTAATTTTATTTTTCCGAGGTTGTCCTTATAAATGTTTTTATTGCCACAACAAAGAGTTACAATCTGGGGAAAGTTTCGTAGACATTAGAGATATAACGAAACAAATATTAGATAATTATTTGATTTCAGAGGTGATTTTCTCCGGCGGAGAAGCAATGCTCCAGCCTGCGGCTGTAGAAGAAATTGCTAAATTTTGTCACCTAATAGGATTCAAAGTGGGGTTGGAAACATCTGGATATAATTCGGGAAAATTAGATCTTTTAATGAGGGAGAAATTAATTGATGAAGTTTTCCTGGATATGAAAACTTATGGAGAAGAGAATTATTTTAAACTTACTGGTGTTGAGGATTCTTGGGAAAATGCGGAAAATGTAATTTTGTTGTGCAAATGGTATGATATTCCACTACAGATCCGCACAACGGTTTTTCCAGATTATCCAGATTTAGAAAGTTTGGACGAAATAAAAGGATTAGTGGAGAGAAACGGTTTAAACTGGAAGAAACAGGAGGGAAGAATATCACTTTAACCCTTGGCTCCCTCTTTTCTGGTATAGGTGGATTCGAACTTGGATTTCAGAGCACTTCTAACCTTTTTAAAACCATATGGCAAATAGAAAACGATCCATTTTGTATTTCTATATTAGAAAAGCACTATCCAAACACCAAAAGATATACTGATATTAAAGAAGTTGATATTAATGAACTTGAAAAACCCAACATTATCTGCGCAGGAATGCCGTGTCAACCCTATTCTTTCGCCGGAAGACGCAATGGATCAAGCGACGATAGATACTTGTGGCCCCAAACCTTTAACGTTATTTGCGGTCTTAGACCAGACTGGTTTATCCTGGAAAATGTTAGAGGGCTGCTTACCGCAGAAAAAGGGGAAATCTTCGGGAGAATCTTATCAGACTTGGCCTCCATCGGGTATAATGCAGAATGGGAAGTGCTTCCGGCGAGAGCCTTTGGTGCGCCTCACAAGAGGGATCGGATCTTTGTCGTTGCCTACCCCGTCAGCAAGGGACTACAGAGACCTTTCTTTGAAGGAGGCATATGCAGCGTCGAGAAACAGGCATCAACCGAGTTTGGCAACCGAAGTATTGCTTGCGGGTCTTGGTGGTTTAAGAATATCCCAAATATACGAATGGGCGATGGGGTTCCCTTACGGTTGGCTCGACATAGAGTAAAATCCTATGGAAACGCAGTTTGTCCACCTGTAATTGAATTTTTAGCCAATAGAATTTTAGAAGTTATGGAGAGATTGTAAATGGTAAACTTTGATAGTAAATTTAATTCTGTAAAACAAGATTGGGAGACGCCAGATGAACTTTTTAATAAATTGGATGAGGAGTTTCACTTTAATTGGGATTTGGCCGCGAGTGAGTCTAACAAGAAGTGTGATCTTTTTTATTCCGAGACAGATAACGCCCTAATACAAGAATGGAAAGGATCTTGTTGGTTAAACCCGCCTTATGGAGATAAAAACGGAAAACTAAAGGATTGGGTAATAAAGAGTTATAAAGAATCTCAGAAATATTGTACTACAACCATTGTGATGTTGATTCCCGCCAGGACAAATACCAATTGGTGGCATGAATATTGTATGAAGGCCAAAGAAATTAAGTTTATCCGTGGTCGTCCTAAATTTAGCGGAGCGACGCAGGGACTGCCTCAACCATTGGCTCTTGTCGTGTTTGAGAAACACAATGGAGAGACTAGAATTTCCACATTTGATCTTAAGGGAGTATAATTATGTTGTCCTCTTACGCCTCTCGTCTCTACCTCCGCATTCAAGAGAAAAACAAAAAAGGAATAGTAACCGCAGATTCCCTATATGAGAATAAAACATATAAAGCAACGGAAAAGCTCGCCAACGCTATCCGAGAACTTCAAGCGGAACATTTATTAACTATAAAATCTGTATTAGATCATGGAAAATTCGCGTCTGAACTCGTCACGGCAGAAAACTATATAGAACATAGCAGGATAAAAGGGACGTTGAGGAAAGAGGACGATTCAGAGGAAGACTCCTCTGAGATTGAAAATCTTGCACCAATAAAACGCAAATATAAGAAGAGAACAGTGAGGAGAAGTGCGGTATAATGCCACAAATTAATTCTGACGGGACAATTACTATTCCAAAAGAAATTGTGAAAAATATGGAAGGTAAACCCGGAGACAACCTAGTTTTTGAAGAGTGGTTGGAACCAGACCATCCTAACAAACCAATCGAGGATTCGAAAACTTTTGAAGTTTCCGTGATGCTCAGATCTGAATGGGATAAATCGCAGGAGAACAGAGCGCTTCCGTTAAGAAAATTGGAGGAATGAGACGACATGACCAACATGGAATTTAAGTGGGACCTTCCAAGAGATGTTCCTGAGAAGGTAGTGTATGAATGTGGAGACTACAAGCCATTTGTGGAGAACTACAGGGTTCTTATAAAAGCAGATGGAGTTCTACCAAAGGAACATCTTCCCGAAGAATATCTTAGAGGTTATCCCCGAGTTTATAAGTCTGGAGAAGTAATTCTCTTTATGGATAAGTCTAGTTATAATTGTGATCTCTTTGAGGAGTCTAATTTTGTTACTTACAAGATTAAAGTCTGCAAGGAGGACGTACCTGCCTTTAATGAAGCAATTTCTATTAGCGACATGGAAGATATGATGAATATTGCTTATAAAGCAGGGAAGAGATTGTCTGAGATAAACAGAAGATTTAGAGAGAAAGAGGCAGCGAATATTAGAGAACTAGAGATTACGACGTATAGGATCTGAGGAAGATGGCTATTCTTATTTATCTCTCGGATAAAACTTATTTTCGGGATATTAATTATGATTCGGTAGACGATTTTCTTAAACATATAGGATTAGGTCCCGTTAGATGGCACGAATTAGATGATGGTAGTATTATTAATATCTCGCAGATTACGAGAATTGAGGATTATATCCAATGAGACTCTGTTCTAAACTAGATTGTGATAGGAGACAAGGTAAAGGCTTTAAGTGCCTTGTCTCTGTTTTTGATTGTCCCGGAGAGCGCTCAGAAGCTATGTTACTTTCGGCTGGAGTTTCGACAAAAGATATTGAGAGGATGAAGGAAGAGGGGTTATTAAATGAGGCAAATTCTGGTTAAAATAGATACGAACGACGTTGAGTTGTGCGAAAACTGTCAGTCGCTAGGATATGTAGACTTATATGGAACGGGTAAATTTAAAGATCCGTCTTGCGGAGTATTTAACGAGGATTTAAGCCTAACATCGGCTGGCGGCGCATATAGATGTAAAACTTGTATAGATGCAGACCAGGCCAATTTAAGATGCAGCCATTGCGGTTCTGTCAGAGGGAATTTCTGGGTCGAGGAATGCAACAAACCTATAGCGAGATGGCACTGTAAAGACTGCTCAAAAACTACTACGTTTACTCAGGGCGAGTCAACATGAAACGCGCTCTATTCGTAACAACCTATAAAGACGAAATGATTAATTTTGCAGCAACACTAAAGGAACGTGGATTTGACGTAAGTTTCCTGTCAAAGGACTACGCTACAAAATCTGATATTATTTCCGAATTAGACAGAATGATCTCTAATGCTAGAGCAGGTGACTCTTTAATACTTAGTATTTCTGGATAGGTGGTTTCATGTCCCTTTCATCCGATGTTAAAAACTTGGAAGATATTTGCACCGCTTACGGGAAGATCTTCTCTATTTTAAGAGAAGAGCTAAAAAGTCGAAATTTTGATTACTTTGAAGATTCCATATTTCTTCCAAAGATAGAAATCTTTAGATCTCTTAAAATTAATAAGGCGTTTTCCTATTGCCCGTTTCCCGAAGATTGCCATTATTATGAATTATGCGCCGAAAAGAATTGCAACGCTGATTTATGTGACAATGGGCGCCCGAGGAAGGGGTATTGAGATGGAAATTGCCGAAGAAGAGTTAGAAGTAATCAAAAAGAGAAGTTATAACCTTGGGGTAATCAGCGCTTTGTTGGATAATACTACTTATTATCTTCAAAATTTAAATAACTCACTAGATAAATCCCGTGAGGAACTTGATAAATTTAAAAAGAAGTGGGAGGAAGTGGATGGTATGGAAGGAATTAATCCATGAAATAAAAACTAAACCTTGGTATGCCCTAGCGATGGTTTTAAGTATGAGTGGGGCGTATTTAACGTCAGACCCTACGGCGCTATTCAGGGCTATCGGTTTCGGTGTGTGGTTGATTTCCAATGGGATTATTGCTATTGGGTTTTACAAGGATAGAAATTGGTTTATGGTGGCCACATATGTTTTCTTTGAAGCGATGAATATCAGGGGAGTGTGGAATAATTGGTAACAAAATTTGTGGGTATGGCTAATGATAGTCCGCTTTGTACGGCAGATACATATGATGAGGCCTATAGAGGGGCGTATGATATCGCAAACAAACTAGGATGGTTAGCGCCGGGTTCTAGATATGATGTTAGAATCTGGGTAGAAGAGGTACCACATATTTCAAGCCAGAAGGAATAAATAGTATTAAAACGTATGCCCTATAAATTAAGGTGATTCTAAATGAGCTATATGAGACCCGTTAGCCCTCTCGATTGGTTTTATGGAATAACGAAATCATATGTTATCGGAACCAATAAACCAAATTCTGAAGACATCAAAATAGAAGACTGGGGAGACAAATATGAAGACGACATATCCTTTATAGAATTAATTGGTACATTTATAGAGCGAGAGTGTGGGGATTCGGAATACGCCGATAAAGTAGTACGAATTCTTTCTAAAAAGCTTGGATACGACCACCTTCTCAGACCACGGAAACTTTCTTGGAAAGAATTCGACGCGGAGCATAAAATTTTACACGAAACGTTAGAATTTGGCGAGGTTGCAGCGTGTTCGCTTGAAACAATAAATGATGGTATTAAGGAGAATTTGTCGGACTCGGAAATTATTGAACTTATGATAGAACAAAGGTGTTTTGTGGATGCGATAAAGTATTATAGGAACGCTCCGGAGACGGTTTGAATGGTTAACATAACTTTAAATAATGAGGATGCCAGATTTCTAAGAGCGTTGTTATTCAAACACTCTGCGGTTGCCCTTGGACATGAGTCTTACACGACCCTGCGTTTACACGCTGAAATAGATCGGGCTATTGGAGGAGAAGAATGATCGGTATAACATTTAGTGACGAAGATGCTAAATTTTTAAGGGAATTGCTGCATTGGTATTCCAAAAAAGTACTATTTGGACCAAATTCCGAAATCGCCTATAAGTTATATACCGATATAGATATGGAGATCCGAAGAGACGAATAGGAGGTATCCATGTGCCCATATGTGAAAAATGTAAATCTTCCGTTCTTCACGACAATATAGAAAAACATCATATTATTCCTATTGCTATAATTAAAGCGATGAAATATTATTTCAACCCTACGGTTTCTAACAAAATGTGGGTTTGTTCCCATTGTCATGAAGAAATTCATCGATTGTTTAAACCTCACAAATTTTGGTGGAAGAAGTTAGGAGATAAAACATTAAAAATAAAAGGATCAGAAAAGTTAAATAGATTGATTGAGGAGATAAAACAGATGCAAATGGAGATTTGAGATGTCGTCCAAAGATCTAGAAAATGAAATTGAAGCCTTAAAAGCGGGATTTTGTGAAGAAATCATTGAGACAAAACATTTAAAAGCAGAGTTAGAATTTACGAAAAGCATTATCACGGCCCTGGTTGTTCGATTAGGAGAAAAAGTTTTTGTTTCTGACTCGGAACTTTTTCTTTTAAAAGAGTGTGAATTTTCTACATATAGACACGCCGAAAAACAAGGAATAATAATTGAGACGAGGTTCAGCAATGAATAAGGGAAGAATATACGCTTTAATATTCGAATTAATGGAAAACTCAGATAGCTCTAAAATCCTTCGCAAGAAACACAAAGAGGAATTGAAAGGAGCCCTTCAGGACGAACTAGACCGCCCCGAAAATAAAGGGAGAACTTATCCAATGGTTCTCAATGAATTCGCCCATAGAGAATTCCTGAGCCCTGGAGCGAGGAAAGCGGGGTATGGTTTGGAACATGTGGCAGATTTCTTAAATTGGCTGGAGAAGGAGATGGAGATGTGCTAGTTGCTTTTAGAGCGAAACCTGTTCAAGGAATTTGTGGAAATTGTGAATTGTGGAAAGAACTATATACTTTTGATCATGTAGGTAAATGTAAAATTAACGGGAAGACAACTGAGTATGCTCATAGGTGTGATGTTCCTGAAAAAAATACACATGACTATGATATTATTGGAAACAGAAAGAAGGCAAAAAGATGAAATACTTTTTAGACACCGAATTCATAGAAGCGGGTCCCGATTATCCCATTCAGCTTTTGAGTATAGGAATTGTTGCGGAAGACGGAAGAGAATATTATGCTGTAGTGGATCAGATTGAACTCGCATTAAGCCTTGCGGATGATTGGGTCTATGATAATGTGATAAAGCACCTGGATTTTAGTAAAGGGAAGAGAAGAAGGGTTATCGCTAAAGAGATTGTGGAATTTGTTAGTCAGAAGAGCAATCCCAGTTGGATTGGGTACTACAGTGACTATGATTGGGTTGTATTGTGCCAATTATTCGGACGCATGATCGATTTGCCCGTGGGATGGCCAAAGTATTGTTTAGATTTAAAGCAGATGGCAACAGAATGTGTAAATCCTGTATTACCCAATCTGCCAGATAAAATTGAACATCATGCACTGTGGGATGCTCGCGAGATTAAATATAGGTATGATTGGTTAATGAGTCAATATACTATTTCTTATATACAAGAGATGGAAGAAAGGGCGGAACATAATTGTTTTAGGTGACCCTAATGTGTTTAATTAATTTTCCAGCTAAATGTCCTAAATGCGGATATACTTGGATCGAGTTACTTATAGAAATGGATTATTCGCAAGCTTTTTGGGCCTGCAAAAGATGTGGACACGAATTTGATTAAGAGAGGATATACCATGAGGAAAATAATTGGAGCGCTTGTGTTCATTTTTATGATGAACATGGTCGATGGCACGCAGACGACGGTTGAAATAACTGAAACAACCACCCATATAGGAAATCATTTATATTCGGTTAAACCGGTCTGCGAAGTATACTCGTCGTGGGAACCAGGGATGGTGCGACTGTATCACGTAGTTGCTCCTTTTACAGAGAACTATGATAATACATTTGTAACGAGTACGGATAGTCTAAAAGAATTACTTAATAGTAAATGTTGGGTTAATGCAACTGAGCCTGAGATGTGGGTATATGCCACTCACATGAGCGGAACGCGAGCATTATATAAATTCTATAGAACTACTCAACTTGTAAGTGGAGAAGATTATGGTGGAGAAGGCATTGGAGACCACATTATTACTACTAATCCAGATGGGTTAATTGGATATACGTATATGGGTATATTGGGGTTCGTACCGTGGAAATGAAATTTGGAACGCCTCAAGGCTTCAAAGAGAGAGTTTTAGCTGTCCTTACAGATAGCTCTACCTCTCTACGAAATAAATTATCTGTATTAGGATTCACATTCAATCCATTGGGTCATTTCTGGGCTCGCGGAGGAGAGTTTCAACCTCACGTAATTAAAGTGTTGGAGTCTTTTGGGATACAACCTTCAAAAGCTGTATTAGAGGAATACAATCAAAAAACAGCGTTTAGACCCATTAGAATTTTTGAAGACAATTTTAAATATGAAATGTTACTTGACTATCAAAAAGAGGCTTTGGAGTTTACTAAAAATGCCCAATCTTGCGTAATAGCCCTATCAATAGGCCTCGGCAAGACACCGACCGCAATAGGGTATGCAGATTACTTGGGACAAAGAAATCTTGTTGTTTGCCCCGCTTCATTAAGAGGCCAGTGGTATGAAGAATTAAAAAAGTTTAATAATCTAGATCCAAGTAGAATAGTAATCGATGGATCAAGAGAGAAAAGAGAGAAGCAGTGGAAACTCGCAAAAGAGTGCCAATATGTTATCTGCTCTTATGACTTAATGAGACAAAAAACAGATCTTGATAAAGCTAAATTGTATTTAAACAGGAATGGATTATTAATATTTGACGAAGTTATGCGTATAAAAAACAGGGAGTCCAAGAGAACAAAAGCCTGCATAGATCTAAGAAGCAAGACGTTCTCTTGTATAGGTTTAACGGGACAACCAATTGATAATAATTTAGGAGAATTTTATACAATATTAAATATAGTTAGTCCGGGCTTTATCCCGTCTTATGAAAAATTTGCAGAAATGTTCCTTGTCAGAGAACTAAGACAAGGTTCTAACGGGAGATCTTACTGGCAAATCCGGGGAGAACGTAATGTAGACGAGTTCCGAGAACTTATTAAACCCCTTATGATCCGGAAAGAAAAACGCGAAGTATTAAATTTGCCACCAACTTCAATAATTACAAGAACCGTAGAACTCTCCAAGGAGCAGAAACGAATAGAAAAAAGACTCTTGGAACTGGCAAAAGAGGACCCAAATAATGTTCTTAAATACTTCACGTATAGCCGCGAAAATCTCATAAGCCCATCGCTCCTCCCGATAGCGGTTTTGGACGCACCGAGAGGTCTAGACTTGTGGAGTCAGATCGAGGGGAATAGCAATGAGTCTATTGAATATATTCCAAGCAAAGTTCAAGAACTATTAGAAGGCAAAATTAAACCAGAAGACATAGAATTAACACCAAGACTTCTAGAGGTAAAAGATATTTTGGAAGAATCGGGCAGAGAAAAAATCATTGTATTTTCAACCTATGTAAAAGCTCTGGAACTCGTAAAAAGGTGTCTTACAAATGAGGACTGCGCTATGGTTGCCGGGAGTTATGACACTGAAGACGAACTTGAGAAGTTCAGAGGAGATACTAGGATTCTCTTAGCTTCAGAAAAAGCCCAGGAAGGTTTAAATCTTCAATTTTGTTCATCAATGATTGTTATAAATTCTTCATGGACATTTAGCCGTATGGAGCAGCTCCGAGGAAGAATCGATAGGCGCGGCCAACTTCACCCTATGACTTTTTATGAATTAAACAGTAACAGTGTAATCGAGGCCCGCATAAATAAAATCCTCGAAAAGAAGGAGAAGTTATCAGAAAGAGTATTAGCGAGGGAGGTGATGAGATGAACGAAGGTTATAATCCGAAATATTATTTTGATAACGCAAGAACCCTAAAATGGGGAGAAAATATATCCGAGGTTAACCTAGAAAGTCTGGCGTGTGGAGAAGTTTTTACTCTATTAGGTCCCGATGGGGAACCTCACTCTAAAGTGTTAATGGACTCGCATAATCAAATAAGGGAGAAAAAGCTATGAAAGAATTCATCCAATTTTGGAACTTCAACAATGCACCAAAGGAGTTAAAAGAATTAATCTCAGAGGGAGACTACATTTCCTACATACCAAGAGACTACCCAAAAGATATGAGACTAGACTTGCGAGATTATACAAATATCTTAATTAAATCTGATTTGAAGAGATATAATGGGATCTTGGTAATAACCAGGACGGAACCTAAATTTCAACTACAGAACGTGGTGTTTAATGACCCTTAAGTGTTATTTCGTTAAACCCGATCCGGACGAATGTGAGGGGTTTTCTATTGTCGCTAAGACCGCGAGAGATGCCAAGAAGTTAGCTTGGAAATCGGGGCTAGACCTCTACGATTGGATAGATATAAGGGTTCTGTGGCAGCGAGACGTAGATGTTACAAGATTCAAAGAAGGCCACGTTGTTGAGCCTTTAGAAGGCTTAAAGATTGGATGTTATTCTTGGGTTGAAGAAGAGTGTCCGATGTGCAAAAGGATTGATATGTTGTCTTTCGAAGGCGATATAATTGGTTGTAGTAATTGCCTCGCAAACTATTAATACTAATCCCACATATTCTTTAATATGGCGTTAGATGTGTGGCACTACATAGAAGACCTTTCTAAATTTAAGTGTCCCGTATGTGGACACGTAATAAATAGAGAAGCCGGAGAATTATTTTCGGTATTTGCCGAACGTTGCAGTTCACACATAAGACATTTTTGTAGTAATTGAGGAGGGAGAGGGTATGTCCAAAGAAATCCGAAGTTGGTTTATCGATAAAATGGCGAAGGAGATCGCTACTAATAAAAATGGGGAGTATCATCTTTGTTATATGAGGGAGGCGGCTAAACTTAATATTGATTTTGAATCATTTTTTGAAATTATTAGAGGTTTTATCCTTGATAAATCCATCTGGAATGAAATAAGAAGTAGATCGGGATGCGCTAATACAAATTTCTCCTTTGAGATGAGCGATCACGGGTGCAGAGATCCTAATTTTAATGGCTATAAGTCTAAAGTAGATTCTGGAATTATCAAGGATGATTTTTCTTGGATGGTGACGGAAGATAGAGAGAAGTATTTAAGAGGAGATTAATTTATGGATGAAAAGAAACTAAAAACGGCGGTCGAAGAGGCTAAAAGATTCTTAGATCGGGTAAAAGAACTCCAGAACGAACAGAAAATAACGGTAAGGTATTTTGTTGGAGAAAAGGAATATACACATATTCCGTCCTGCCCCAAAGAATCTGGTGCGGTTAGAAGGGCTTCTATGGACCTCTCGCGGGCGCTGTCGGCGTTAAGGAAGTACTAACATGAAAGAAATCATGGAACGTCTGCGAAAAGGAATCACCGTAGAAGAATTGTATGAGTCTTTCAAGAGCCAAACCGAAGGGGTGATGCCCGGAAAATGGCAGTTTGTCGGTATTCAATTTTATTTTGTAGACGAGGAACGAGATATTATGGCGTCGCCTGGAATTTATTCAAAAGACTTCGATAAAGAGTATTATGAGAATGACGACGACGGGGAGGAGTGAAAATTGTATCGCTCTCTATGGAAGATTCTTCCCTATTTTGTTCTGGTCCGTTGGTTAAAATCTAGATCTGATGCCGAATATGCGACTCTTATAATTACATCTTATGGAAGTAATAAAAAGGAGAAAAAAGGCAAAATAAAAATATTCGATAAAGGAGAATACCTTTTCATTGAAGAGGTATCGGAACTTCTCCAAAAGAGATCTTCAATTGCGAGAGATTTAATGACAATTGATGACGAATTGTCAAAATATGGAGCATAATCCATGTCCTTCCAAGTTTGCGATATAGTTCTCATAATTAAAGGAGAAGATTTCGATGGAAATAGTCTGGCAGGGAAGCGGGCTAGAGTTAACAACATTTTAACTCCGAACTCGAAGGACGTATACATTAAAGTCCTAGATACTAATCAATATTTATTTTATCCCAAAGAGTGGTTAAAAGTGGTGGAGCGTGCGCCATGACCATACTTGCGGTGTGCGATACATTTCCCTCCCACATGGTTATCTCAATTTGTGATGAGGTCGGTATTTTAATAGATTCTATTTATATGAATAAACCTTGGACTCAAGAAGATATTGATGCCGATTTAGGTAAAATTTCTCTGTATTATGGAATTGAGAGATGGATTTCTTCTGGCGAAAGAAAGATGATTGAAAGATCGGAAATGATAAGGAGGTAATTAATATGAATCTTGTTTTGATTGGGATGATCCAAATAGTGATTGGGATGATTTTTAATGTGATTTCAATATTTTTACACCAAAGGTCTAATTTTCTCGTCGCTGTTGCTGTTGCTGCGATTTTTATAGTTACAGGGTTGTTTGAAATGCTTATGGGAGTGTTATTCGGATGATTCTAGAACTTTCTTGCATTAAAATGGCTCTATGGTTTACTGGGTCCGCTTCCATAAGTTTTATTGCGGGTATATTAGTTCCGAATAAAAGAGAATTTTGCGCTGACGTATTTGCCCTTAGCATGTATTTAATTTTTATATTTATTGCTATGTCATTCGTCTTAAGTCTTTTTAATTCGTCTATTTCTTTTGTGGGGTGAACCAAAAGAGAGGTGTAAAATGTCTGTTTCTCACAAGTTGATTCTAAACAATCTGATTGTTTCAATTTTTAGAGAAAAAGATGTAATATTGGTAGATTCATTATACAAGAGACCGCCTTGGACGCAAGAAGAAATCAATAAAATTATTATTAAATATGAGGAATGGGATGAAGCTATCTAAAATGTATATGGTAAAATCGGGAGATTTTAATGTAGCGTGGTTAACCGCAATAAATAATGTCTTAAAATCAAATACGGATGTTATATTCGGTTCTGTGGAGGAACCTAAATATATAAAAGACTCCTGTCAAGTAATAGAATTAACGGGAAATGCTATAGATCAGATGTCTAATGGAGTTTTACATCCAGATTTTTCTTTTAAATCTATTGACCAATATAAACGAGAATTTGATGTTGATTTTCTCGCTGGATATAACGATTGGCCCGAAGAAAAGAAGTTTACATATTTGTACATAGAAAGGATAGTTCAATATAAAAGCGAAAATAAAACCGTAGACCAACTAAAAGTATTAAGAGACCAACTAGAAGATCAGATAAACAATAGGATTGCCTCTAACAGGTCTCAGGCGATTACATGGGAGCCAGAAGCGGATGTTGTAAATAACGCTTCACCCTGCATGCAGCGCATATGGTCCCGCTGGATCGGAGAGGAAAACGAAGTTAACTTCGCGGATCTTCATTTAGATTGGAGGTCTCGGGATCTATTTAATGCGTGGCAACCTAATCTAATCGCGATTACCTGGATGATGAATAAATACGTGTATGGACCCAACAACTGTAAAATATATAGATTATTAGATAAAAACGATTCGTTACATATCTATAGAGGGGACGTAGAATCGGCAAAAGGAATTGTTGAGAAAAGATTGCCTTACGTGATGAGATATTAGTGCCGCCAGGATTAAATAGTAGTAGAGACAAGGTGTAGGTATGCCGAGAATAGAACCCGTCGAAGGAACATCAAGACTTGATATTGCGATTATGATCGCTGTTGCGGGCCATGTGGGGCAGTTAGATAAAGTTGGACTTCCTTATATACTTCATCCGTTATATGTAATGCTCCAAATGAAAACCGAACCCGAAAGAGTGATTGCGGTCCTTCATGATGTACTCGAAGATTGCCCGCAGATAACCATCTCTGATATCACAGACAGAATAGATATGACAGAAGAGGAAGTGAGTGCGTTAGTAGCTCTTACTCATATTAAAAACGAGCCGTATGTGGACTACCTTAAGAGAGTCCTCGCCGCAGGTAAAATAGCGGTTAACGTAAAGTGGGAAGACGTGGCGCACAATTCAAGCGACTGCCGAATGAGAGGACTTCCGCCAGAGACGGCGGACAGAATGAGAAAGAAATATGCTGTTGCTATTGATATGTTATGGGAGGGAAGATGAAAAATAACGAAGTCGTCGCCTTAATTATAGGTGTCGTAGGATTCCTAATTTTAAGGGTTATTTATCTAGGAGATGCAATTCCGTCTCCTAACGGATTATTTGATCTTAGACCTTGGAGTTTCGGATTAGGAATAGTTTTTGTTGCTGTATTTGGATTCTTGATGGGTTGGGAGAATAGAAAATGATTACTAGATCTGGATTTGTATCAAATTCGTCATCTTCTTCCTTTATAATCAGTGGAAAGGGAACGGATAAATTTGATTTAATAAACAGGTTCAAAGAGGAGATGACCAATTGGATTGAAAAGGTGGCAAATAGATTTGAGGAGCATGGGTTAGAAGAGTATGACGCCAGAGGGAATCTAAAAGAGGTCCGGATTACAATAACCAGCGAATCGGATGATAAATTCGAATCTTCGTTGACTCGGTTAGAAAACTTAGAATTAAAAACCATAGAAATCGGAAGGATATACATAGGTGATCGCCGTGATTACTAGATCTGGATTTGTGTCTAATAGTAGCTCCACCAGTTTTATTATTGAGAATAAAACTAAAGAGAGACTCCATCTTTGTGAGTTCGTAAAAGAAAACTCACGTCTTATAAAGAAATATGAGGAAGAATATTCTCCAATTGTGGGAAAAGAATTTCGGAAAAGTCATAAGGACGAGAAGATAAATCTCAAGACTCTCGAAGACGTAATCTCTCTTATGTGCCAAGAGGCAAAAGAACTAGAAGAATCCAGAGGAATGTATTGGTCCCCGAAAAAGACCAAAGCTCTCGCGCCAGGAGAAAATTCTGTCCAGTTCGGAGATGAGCAGGGAACTCTCTTGGGAGAAATTTACGATTATATCCTTCGCGACGGCGGAGAGTCCAAGAGATTTAAGTGGAGATTTGACTTTTATAATAGGTGAAAGCGGAGCGAATATGAAAGAAAGAGTTGGGTTCGTAAGTAATTCTTCTTCCTGTTCTTTTATCTGCAATCTTTGCGGAAAGATGGAAGAAGGATGGGATTGGGATGAGATACCATCGATGGGAGATCTATTAAGGTGCGAAAAAGGACACTTACTTTGTAGAGAACATTTCTCTTTCAAGAAAACAAAACCTGATCCACAAAGAGTTGCGTCGAAGTTTTGTCCACTCTGCCGAGCAAGCGCAAACTCTTTAAAGGAGTACCTGCTAAAGAAGTCTGGTAAAACTGTAGACGAGATTATCGAGGAGATTTGCAATAATGAAGGTTAGACAAGGATTTGTGAGTAATTCTAGTTCGTCCTCTTTTATAGTAAAATATAAAGGAGTAGAAATATCCTTAGAAGTATACGAGGAAGAAAGAGAAAAACTGGAAGAAATGTTAAACAAAATGGTTGAAGCCAAAATCATAAAAGATTTTAAAGAGGGAAATATTTATGATAGTTAGATTGGGATTTGTGTCGAACTCAAGTTCAAGTTCGTTTGTGTGCGCAATATGTGGTGAAGAAGAAGCGGGATTCGAGGTAGGACCCTCCGATTTTGATATGGTTGGATGTGAAAACGAGCATTTATTCCATGAATTTTGTTTGTCCTCAGAAATTAAAGTTTTAATAAACGAAATAAAAGATAAAGACGAATGGGAAGGAGAAGTTCCATCTACTTTGTGTCCCGTATGTAATCTTCTGGCTTTTGACTCTGAAGAAGTTTTAAAATACATATTCAAATCTAGAAATGTAAGTTACAACATAGCGCAGGATGAGATTAAAGAAAAATTTAAGACGTATGCGGAATTGAAGGAGTATATAAAAACATGAAGACTAGAGACGGATTCGTATCTAATAGTAGTTCTTCCAGTTTTGTTGTAAAATTTAGAGATGAGGAAGAACCATTGTATTTAGAAACAGAGGAATTTGGTACTGGATGTGAGATGTATGAGATTAATCATGAAATGGTGTCAAGGTTAATAAATACATTAATCAATATTAAAATACGTGCCAGAGAATTAAAGGATCAAAGATTAATTGAGTTGACCAATGAGTTTACAATAGCGAGGTAGGTCGCGAATGTCCATTAAATCCGTCCGTACACCATCATACAACTACGATTTTGATGATATTACGGGAAAGTTTAGTAGATGGGGCCTAGACAAGAACGATGATCCTCAGTTTTCACCGATAGGGCCAGAACTCATAGATTGTGAGGTCTCCACCATCTGTCATGGGATAAATGGAAAACCATGTTCTCACTGCTATAAATCAAATACAGGTATTGGAGAGAATATGAGTCTTGAGACTTTCAGGAACATATTCCACAAATTGCCAAATTCAGTTTTGCAAATTGCCTTTGGACTTGGAGATCTGAACGCGAATCCCGACTTATTGGAAATATTTTGGTATTGCAGAGATCATAATGTAGTACCAAACGTTACCATAAATGGCTGGGGATTAACCGATGCCTGGGTTTTTAAATTAGCGGAGGTTTGTGGAGCCATAGCCGTTTCAAGATATGACGACAAAAATGTTTGCTACTCTGCTGTCGAGAAATTGGTTGCCGCAGGATTAAAACAAGTTAATATCCACCAATTGGTAGCGGAGGAGACCTACGCGAATTGTCTAGAAACCGTCCACGATATTGAAACAGATCCTAGACTCAAAGATTTAAATGCCATCGTATTTCTTTCCCTTAAAAAGAAAGGCCGGGGAGAAGGTTACACCCGGATGAGCCAAGAGAGGTTTAATACGCTAGTAAGTTATTGCCTCGATAACTGGATCAGGTTCGGGTTCGACAGTTGCTCATCTGGTCGGTTTCTCCGGTATTTGGACAGACATCCGAAATACGACATCATAAAGAAACAGATGAAACAGAGTATTGAGCCGTGTGAGTCTACGCTGTTTAGTGCGTATATAAACGTAAGAGGAGACGTATTGCCCTGTAGTTTCTGCGAAGGGAGATTAAACGAAGAAAATCTTCTTAAATGTGATGGACTGTTACAGGACGTATGGTACGGCGAAGAGTTTAAATGGTTTAGAAAAGTACTGATTGCGAACGAAAGAGTTTGTCCGATATATGAGGTGTAACCGTGGAACCCTACATGAATGGGCAGTTTGACGAGGAGTACTACCTTAAAACAAGTCACACCCACACCTATCCCACCAAGCCTCCCGTAGATCGCGTCTATTTAGAACTGGTCCAGAAAGATCTTTATGAGACCATTAAGAAGGCAGAAGAATCTTGGGACCCGAACGTATCCCTTGCGGGAATCGCGATATTATCTAAATATGAAAAACTTGTAGATTTGATACAGGATATTAAGGAGTATGGTTTAAGTGGTAGATAAAATAAAACCTGGAGGATTTACGTGGACATCTGGAGAAGATATTCACAATGAAGGTAAGCACTATATACATATGAGTTTGTATGTTGGAGGTTTGTCTTCAGAAGATCGAGACGAATTATTTGAATGGGTGAAAACTAAATTTGATATCAATAAGAAAGAGGTTTAATATTATGGAAGATAAAGAATATAGGATTACAGATAATGGTTTATCTCTCCTAGAAAATGCTCTTAAATATTTAGAGGAACAAGAGAACGAACCGATGGATTGGAAAATCAGGCTGATGATCCTAAAAGTTAAGGATAAAATAGAGTGGTTCCTTGGAAACGAGATTGAAGAGGTGAGGGTCTAGTATATCGGGAGACTATCAATTCTAGATCTATCCACCCACTAGACCATTAAACCCATATTATTTTAATGATTTAAATAGTTTGCGATAGGAGAGATATGCCCATAAAATGTATTAAACCCTGGAAGGATAAGGATAAAAAATACTATGCCTTTGACACGGATAGTCCGGGTAACTATGGAATAGGAAGATCGGTGCCGGAAGCAGAGAAAAGTTTATTAGAGAGGCAGGAGATAAAGGATATAGTACTTCGAGATTTTAATGACTTAGAGGTTTTCTCTGACATGGAAACCAGAGAATACATGGCGGGGCTTATATCAAGACATTGGGACGAAATAAGTAAAATTAGAGAGGAGATACGAGAAAATGAGTCTTAAATTAAAGGACATAATATGGGAAATTACACTTAGATGTAACAAAGGTTGTAAATACTGTGGTTCGAAGGATGTTTTGAGGGAAGACCATCCGACTTTGGAACATATGATTCATATCGCGCACGAAATTGGCTCCTACGGAGTCGATGTAGTCACCCTAAGTGGAGGAGAACCCGGAGGGCTTTCGTCCAATAAATTGAATAGAGTAGTTGATGTTTTAAAGTCTTACAACTGCGACGTAAGAATTATTACAAATGGTACATTTTTTGCTCATAGTAAAGAACTACTGGAAAAGTTTACCATAATTGGGTTATCTGTGAACACCCCAAGAGACCATTTATACCCAATGTATCTTCCGAAAATTCCACACAACAAGATTGTTATGGTTACAAATTTCGGAACTCATAACATTTGGGAATTCGATGCGTTAGCCGAGATTGCTAAATCGTTTAGATCTTGGCAGATTCAGTTAACTACGGGATCGGAGTTTATGTTAAGTTCTGAAGGGATTTCTTACTTGAGAAAGAAAATTCGCGAATTAGAGGGCGTAAAATACATCCTAGCAGATAATCTACAGGATGAACATAAATGCTCCGCAGGAATTGTTTCATGTGGGATTACGGTGGATGGAGACGTAATTCCTTGTCTGAGCGAAAGAACATCAGGAAGCATATCGGTTCAAGGGAATTTATTTAAGAGGTCTTTAAAAGATATATGGGAAACCGAGTTCAGAGACATAAGGTTCGGATCTGGTTGGTCGAAGTCCTGTAGGAATTGTGTTTCGTATCCCAAAATAGATGAATGTACGCCGACTATTGCACCCATAGAGAAAGTAAAGCACGGTCAACATCCTAAACCACAGATAACCCCAGAAGAAAAGGAAGAGATAAAATTAACGACAGAAGAGGTCCAAAAGATTTTTGAAGAAGTAACTTCTTCTACTAAGCGCAAGCCGCGAGATTCCTATGGAGGTTGCTTTGGCGGTAATGTGATGTCTTACGGAGTTACAGATTGGAATATAGCGGCACTTAGTTGTTGGGAATCGGAGGTGTGGAAATGATAAAACTTTGCAAAGAATGTAGATGGTGTAAAAATCCAGGAGAATTTGCTGAATGTCGCGCTCCTCAAAACAAGAAAAATATAAATAAACAGACTGGGTTTGAAGAAGAAAGAAGATATAACTATTGCAGCACCCAAAGGTCGTCTCTCCTTGGTGGTTGGATTTCGTGTCGCCTTGATGGCGCGTGTGGCGTTGAAGGTCGGTGGTGGGAATCTAAATGAAATGCTTCAACCAAGAAAGATGGAACCTTTTGTCAAGAAATCTAAAGGTTGCGGTTGCATGTAGGTACTGCTATCTTCCATATTTTTCTAATTTAGTAGTGCAGACTGGATTGAGTAAAACGGATGTTCATTTTGCGCTGGAACATCTTACCGATTTAGGAAAATTAGATGAATCCTGGGAACGTGTGAGTGCTGGATGGGCATTATGTTTTCGCTATAACGATCGGCATGACAACGATTTTATAGATATGCTAATCGAGGAACTTCTGTGATTGAAAATATACTGATGACCAATAAATATAAATAGTATCGATCTCATATTTAAGATATCCTCATCCCAAGCGGATGTAATATGGATGTGAGTTTTAAATGGCAAGTCTCAATGGATTTTCAGTAAAAGTTCCCGAGTGTTTAAGTGAAACTTCGGAGAGCTATGTAATAATGCGGCACAGACAACAGTATTCTTTAAAACTTTCTAATCATCACAAAGAGGACGGTCATGGAAAACCCTGTGATGTAGAAATCTATATCGACGATGAATTCTGCGGTATCTACAGAATCGAGAGTGGGCAAAGCATGATCCTTGAAAGGCCAGAGCATTCTAATCAAAGATTTACTGCCTATAGAATTGATTCAGAAGAGGCTAAAATCGCGAAGATTGACCATAACAAATCTATGGGATTAATTCGCGCGGTATTTAGACCTGGGAATAAGATATGTGTTCCTATAATTCAACATCCAATTGTCGTAGATCCTTGGCCTTATATCACAAAAACCCCAGAAAAACCTTGGAATCCGCCCAGAGTTTACGCCTATGCAGTCTCGGATTGGGATACGGTATCATCTTTCTCTTGTGAGACGAATAGTGGTGGATCTTCCGCGGTAACATCTAGTGACGCCAAATTTTCCTCCGATAACTGTTCCTATGCCTCTCGCAGTTTAATCAGCGGAGGAACTGGACTCTCTGGGAAAAGCAACCAAAAGTTTAATGAGGTGGACGCACTGGAGTACACAGAACCTGCGACATCTATATATTTAAGAATCGCGTTCAATAAAGAAGAGTCATCTGATATTAAACCTCTAAAGAAGGTATATAGTACGAGGGTGCCGAACCCTCTTTAAAAATTTTTGGGGACAAGGCAGATGCGCCAGATTCCAGATCTAGAAATAATCGGTTCGAATTATGTCTCATACAATAAAGAATACAAAATACTGGTCTCATCACGCACCAGCTAAATGGCGTCGCGCAGAGAACAAAGCGTTTAGGATTCGCGAGCGACAATATTTTAAGAAGTTTGGAGAGATTTTTACAGTAACAAAAGATAGGGGTTATACATATTGGTGACCGAGGATTTTGGTGCAGCAAAGGTCTATATTCACAATTACGGACCTTATTTGGGAGAAAAAGTAATTATAGACGCAGGAGAAGAAAACAGTATATCTTTGGATTTTCAAGCAATCCGACAATTAATTGATGATCTCCAGAAAATAGATGTTAGCTATTATTTAGAAAGAGATCGCGTCAAAGAAGAGATGTTGGAGGAATTATGGAAAGAGGTCGATCGATATCCGACAATAAAAGATGAATTAATGGAAAAATTTCAACTCGAAGTGATGAAGTTCTACAGAAGAGAATATCCATGATCCGTTCCCGTTTCGACAGGTTCGATGCCTGTCCAGATTGTTTTTCTTGGAAAGTAAAACAATATTTGAGCCACAGGAAGGAGAATTTGAGGAGGTTTAAGGAGACTGAAATTAAAAACAGAGATGGAGATATTAATTGGACCGAGATAATTAAAGACCCGATGGGTTACGCGGTAGAAATGTGGTATGATTATTTAGACTGGTTAGACCCGCCATATAATGAATATGAGGATGATTACTATTAGATGTATAATTTGCTCCGACGCGCATGGAAGCCCTCACCTTATTACTAATGTTTTAAAACATTCTAGATATGACAAAAATACAGATAGACTTGTATTTTGTGGAGATCTGGTTGATATTGGATATTCAGCGTTAGAATGTATAGATATCCTACAAAGAAATAACGCAGAACTTTTAATTGGGAATCATGACGCTGCCATTATATTAAATAAACAGATCTGGCCTCAGAATATGATAAATTATGAGGAACAAGAAAAAATTATTAAAATCCAGAACGAATTTAAAATGGCTGCGGTACATGATGGCGTATTAATTACTCATGCGGGACTATCTGATGTATATTTTAGTAGGCAAAATGATGTGGGTCTTATCAAAGAAACTCTAAATAGAACTCCATTGGTTAACTTATGGTCTGGAGATAACATTTTGTGGTTCCGGCCTGGAGAAGGAGTTAATCCTCACCCTGAAATAGTGCAGGTAGTGGGGCATACACCTCCTTCATGGTGTCGTCCCATAAAAGATTTCTATATGATTGATCCGTATTGTAAAGTAGGATTTGATTCTGGAAGATTTAGGTATGCAGTTATAAAAGATGGGGTAGTTGAGATTTTTGATTCGAATGAGAAACGAGATCTCTATAGCGAATGTTATGAATGGAAGGGTGGATAAAATGGGAAGAAGGCCTCGTGAGGCATCCGATAAAAGGACCGAATATGAGCCAGCCGAATTTGATCCTAAGTTGGCCAGAATTTTTCCAGAAACGTTTAAACATATTTGTTTTATCATAGATCTTGGTATGATAGTTCTTGGAGTAACGATGGCCATTGGTGGAGCGATTTTATTGGGAGTGTTTAGATGAAAGAATATGAGCCCGAATTGGGGCAAATCTTTTATGGTCAGGAACCACAAAAATTTGAGTGTCCTGATCATATAGCTGCGGCATTAGAATATCTTGCTCAGTTTTTTTACAATAAGAAAATCTCTAACGGAAATCCATTTAGAAACACTGGTGCGCGATGGCATAATTCTATTTTTGAGGTTAACGCCCACGACTGGAATGAGGAAAATAATCAGCTATTTAATTTCAAATACAAAGATATTGAAGTTTCTTGGTATAAATATTTGGGGCGGGGAATGAGTATAAATCGCGAAGTATCGAAAGAGGAATGTTGGGAAATGCTGAAGGAATGCGTGGAGTCGATTGTGGGAGAGTAAAACTTTGACCAGAACCAGAAGGATTTATAACAAACGCCCTATAATTGGCGGTCCCGGATACTGTGGTTGGATTTCTTCGCAGAAATTAAAAGCAGAAGATTTAATAGATCCTATCGCGAACGACCTTCTTTGGCCCACTTGGATCGGATACCATCCCTATGCCGCTTGGGGTCGAATGAGGGGTTGGAAAGATTGGCGCATGAGGGTCAAGAGAAGGCAAGAATGGAAACGTGAATTAGCTCAACTAAAACGCTTCGAGGGCGACACATATTATTTCTTGTGGAATTGGGGTTACGAAGAGGTAATGGAGGGTTTGTTTGGAGAATTCTTAGCGGAACAAGCCTTAGCTTCGTACACAAACCAAGATTGACCGTAATCTATAAATACCATTAGAACAATAATTCAAAACGTCCCAAGGGAAATTCGTCTCCATTCTTCCCTCCGTGCCTCTGTTTCTGAAAAAATGAAACCTACGGCGGTCCGTTTATGTCTCCTCGCGGGCCTATAATTCGCGCCCTTGGGACATCTCTCCCTATTTAGCGAGGATGATTGTTATATATATCAATTTCTTAGTGGCTTCTTGGCCTCGCCAAAGACCAAGGTCTTTTTTTGCATACTTTCCGATAACTATTTATTCTAATACCGCTCTTTTTACATAGGTGATCCCAAATTCTCACAAAAGCACTAGGCAGAAAAGCCTATCACCGAATTCCTCACCTACTAGGATCTCACGCTGAGAAAGGAGATTTCTTTGTAAATGAGGGAATGGACAGAATTTGTACTCGTAAACTGCGCGACAAGAAGGACAAAATAATTCTACAGGAGAAATGCGACGGATCGAGCTGTGCTGGCGCACGAATTGATGGAATATTAACACCAGTAACACGAAAAGGCTGGCAAGCAAATACGTCTAAATTTAAGCAGCATAGATTGTTTTCTGACTGGTTCTATAAGAATCAGGACGAATTTGAATTCTTAGAAAATAATCAAAGATTATGTGGAGAGTGGATGGCGCAGGCTCATGGAACAAAATATGAATTACAACATGAACCTTTCGTAGCGTTTGATCTATTAGGTCCTGGCGGAGCTAAAACATTAGATGTTTTTAATTCGATTGTCCCGTCCTTCTTCCCCAGACCTTATGTTCTCCATGAGGGAGGTCCGATAACTACTCAAGAGGCGGACATTTTACTTGGTGAGTTTGGTCATCATGGAGCGCTGGAACTCGCTGAGGGTTGTGTTTATAGAGTCGAAAGGGAAGGAAAGCTTGATTTCATGGCGAAATATGTTAGAAAGGAAAAGAAAATTGGTCAGTATTTAGGAGACCATGAAGAGGTGTGGAATCTTGGATTGGAGAGGTGGTTATGATAGAGAAATTCGTGGTTAGATTTATATTTATTATTGTAATTTATGTTGGATTAGATATTTCAATTAATAGGGAAAACTCGTATACGGAAAGGATAATAGCTGCATCTTTTTCGATGTTTGCGGCTAATTTGTTGTTGGAGACGGTATAAATATCACCTCGGACTCTGCGGAGTCACTCGGTACGCACGCCTGAAAGACGGCGTGCTATGATGGTAGGCTGAAACGCCTACCAGAAACTATTTATTCTAGCAATCCATTGTAATGGTATCAAACAAGAGGAGCATAAATTCATGACAGAGAAATTTAATATAGAAGCCGCCCTAAACAAGGGCGTTGAAGCTACAGGACTCGCTATAGATACGTTTAAGGATAAGTATGCGGCAAAATTTAAGGTTTTAAAGGACGCGGGTACAAAGCCCTTTAATCTGAATGTTGGAGGAGTTGCAAAAGTTCTTTCTGTAGAAGAGATGGCTATTAATCAGGTTATTTCTTGTGAGAAGGCGGCTTCCAAGGGAGATACAGAGGTTTTGTTCTACTTGGAGCAACAGGACGATGCCAAGCTCACCAAGAATAACAAGGCGTTTTCCAATCTATATATTATTGTGCCAGTTGGAAACAATACCGATATGTTCCACAGCGAGGCGCAGACCGAAGGATGTGTAAGGATTCGGGTTACCCATTGGAACAACAAGTCTTTTAGGCCGGGATTTTATAGAGGTAAGCTTAATAAGTCTATTAGGGATGGGTATACAAACTATGGGATCAATGATATCGGTACAACCGAAAGGACTTTTACGGTTCCCGCAATCGCTCAGGGATCTCCATTTAAAATCCTAGTAGCATATGAGCCCAAACCCGTAATGAGAAACGTAAAGGACGCAGATGGACAGGTTACAAAGGGAGAAGATGGAAAGATCGTAAAAGAGCCTCTCTACAAGAAGACTAGGGATGGTCAGATCTCCGCAGAGCCTCTTATGTCTCGTTCGATGGAGATTCTCGTTTTAAACTCAAACGGAACTACCGAGGTTCGGACTGTTTCTACAATATTCGATGAGTGGATGGCCCATAAGGTGGATTTTGGGGCCACGTACAAGGGAGTTCTTAGAGAAAACGGGCCATACTGGAACCTTAATAGTAAGCCAAACACTTCCAATGAGAAGATCACAATAGATGACAGTATGGCGTGCGAGATCCTGGCGGATCTAAATGGAGTTCGTAATTTCGCAGGTAAGTTTGTGAAATTGCAGCCAATGTTTGGGGACGCAATTGTAGAAGTTAAGCAGAATCCAGAGAAGGGAACTAAGATCGGATACACTACGATTTCAGATATGAGTGCTAATTCCATTAATATTATCGGAGATGCGGCTATATTTGACTCTGTAACAGGTCCAAAAGGAAACCTCGCTGGAATCGTACAGGTAATCGGAAAGGTGTTTATAAACAAGGAAAGAGATACTCCCGGAATTAGGGTGTACGCCATAAAGGATATCTCTTCTGGGATGCCTAGCGAGCCGATAAAGATTAATGAAGAGCCTACCGCAGCGGAAAACACTGCGGATGCGTGGTAACCGTAGGATTCGTTTCAGAATCCGAGGTCTTATTTTTAGGAGTCTTTATGTTATCTGTTTCTATCGTAGACGACATGACCGAATTTGCGGTAAAAAAGTATCTTAAGCTAATTATTCAATCCCTGAATTCGTTAGATGATGAAGAGTTTTTCGGTCCAGAGGGTTGGAGAAAATTTATGGGATTTGAGGGAGAATAAAAAAAATGCTAATTGATAAGACGAATATTAACAAGTATTTGATACCGATTATTTCTTGGATATCCCTTTTGACGTTTTTGTTATTCGCGGTTGAATGTTATATAGGGAACATTAAATATATGATATTTTTCGGCGTACTTGCTATAATCATAGAACTCGACCAAATTTACCTTAAATTAATACAGATAACGGAGAATAAAACATGTTAGACCAACAATTTATCGATGAAATTAAGGCATGTGCCGAGAAGTTGAGAAATACTTCTCAGGCGTTGTATGATAAAGCACAGGAAATGACCGCTTCTGAATCCGATAAGGATATTGCTCAGAAGATCGTCGCTATTGAAGGTTACCTCGAGCTTGTCGGCGGAGGAAAGAGAGACGTTAATAAGGCGCGGAAGGCAATTGCTCAGGAATTGAATGTTTATGCGGGGATAGGGGAGTAGATGCTTTCTCATTCTCAAATTGGAACTCTCAGAAGGCTTCTGATGGTTCCTTGGAATTCGTGGTGGAATGGTTTTGTTCGAGACGTAACGGCCCGCCTGGGATAGGAGATTTAAATGTTTATTCCTAATAATCCTATTTTGCTCCCGATGCCAAAATCCGTACAATGCCCCAAATGTCAAGAACCTTGGTTTTGGAGGACTTGGTATCAAGGTAGTGAAAAGACAGCGTGTTCTAAGTGTAAATCTACCGTGACACCCATCGAGATCGAGCCTCTGGGTAATCGTCCGAGACTTATAAAGTGTCCGAAATGTAGTGGGTTGCAATGGTACATTGGAGGAAAATCCAGAACTACTTGTACGGCAAATGGGTGCGAAAAAAGGAACATAATTGTACATGCGCTAACAAGAGAGGAACTGTCTGATCTGATTAGTCCGTTTTTAAATAACGAATTTGTTCCTCCGGAAGAAGAGAAATATTACATGGAAAGATTGGAGGAAATATAAATGTTCCTATTCTCTCTTTTTAAGAAAACTCCTCCGTTTACAGATATTGAAAAGACCATTCCTCGACGAGAGTTGATCCAAAAATCTATAGAAATATTGGATACCCTTGAGTTTAAGATAGAAGAAAATTACAGCGAGATTCTTCCAAGAAATCATCTATGTATAATTCAAAATATAAACAACGATATTTTAAACGCGGGAAAGGCGCTGAAAGTTTTAAAACTCCTGAAGCAAAGCGGAATAAATATTCGGTTATGGAAAACCGAAATAAAAGATCCTTACCTTTGTATATATTATAAATATGAGGCCGATAAATTCTTTGTTCGCTTCCCTTGGGATCATCCCACATACATTTCTCCTATTAGAGCGGTCGAAAGGTTTATTAAGGAATGTAAACATGGAATAGAACTAGCAAATAAATCAAAATCACTTCTTGATCAACAGATCGATTTAACAAAAGAGGAGGCTGAATTTCTTGGTGTTTTGTCCTAAAATAAACGATGAATGTATTCTGGGAAAATGTATGGCCTATATTCCGAAAAAAGAAAGTTGCATGATGAGGGAGAATTGTGATTCATTAGTAAGAATTGCGGTGGCCCTAGAAAGGATTCTGACGACTAGATATGGTAGATGAGGTCTGAAAGACCGAATATTAGGAGAGATTTTTATACCCGACAAGTTTACGACAGAAGAAGACGATATCTTAAAAGAATTTTATGGAAAGATCCCTGTTAGAGGAGTTAAAAGAAACTCTATTCAAAATAAACTCTGGGGCCGATCGGAATCTCAAATTGAAAAAAGAATTGATGAATTGGGACTGAATGGAACTAATTTAGAGTATTTAAAACATTTTAGTTCGGAAGATATAGAATATCTTAAAAGAAGTTACGCTACGACCTCTTGGGAAGAAATGAGTTTTGTGCTGGGGAGGAAAAAGGAAGGAATAATACTAAAGGCAAGTAGTTTAGGACTTCGGAGAAAAAGAAACTCTAGTTGGTCTCCTGAAGATATAGATTATTTGAAAAATAATTATCTCACAATGACAGCGGGAGAGATAGGGGAACATCTAGGGAGAAAGGACCATTCTGTATATCATAAAGCTAAAAGGCTAAATTTGGAGAAGAGATGAGTATGGAGCGAAATAAAATTTATTGTGGCAATTCTTTGGACGTTTTAAAGACTTTTCCAGACAAAGTGTTTCAATGTTGCATAACGAGTCCGCCATTTTTTGGCTTAAGATCGTACAATACCGGAAAATGGATCGGAGGATCGCAAGATTGCGTTCACGATACAATTCCAGCGAGGAACGGGAGAGGTGGATCTGGACCCAATGCTAAAAACACAACAAATAGTTATCCGTCCGAGTTCCCATCCCCAACATGTTCTAAGTGTGGAGCCACATATGAGGATTTTCAACTCGGATTAGAGGCTACGCCAGACGAATACGTGACTAATCTCGTAGAAGTATTTAGAGAGGTAAAAAGGACTCTGAGAGACGACGGAATCCTATTTTTAAATTTAGGAGATTCTTATTGCGGCGCGGGGTATAGCAATCATAAAAACACGGGCGGAGTTAACAGAACAAACGGGAGGTCTAAACATGACCGTTCTTATGCTCTAAATGCGTTCCCGTGTGACACTTCCGACAGAGGAGAACCAAGTTTCCCAGATCGTGATCATTTTTCTGAAAGTCCATGTGGTGAACGCATAAATTTTTGGTGGAACCACATTTCTGACAACACTCTCCGTCTCGCTCATGAACAAGTTGCCTTACTTTGCCAGCAAAACCTGGTGAATAAGGTAAAACTGCCCGACCATCTTCCCATCGAGGATTTTTCTCTCCGGAAACAGATTCGGCAATCATTAAACGCCAGTTTGGATCGAGCGCAAACGCTAATCCCCGCAATCGAGCAGATTCTTTCATTTCAGGAGTCCAAGCCAAACGAATACGTTCCGCCACTTCTGGGCGAGTTGAAGCCGAAGGATACGCTTTTGGTTTTCCTGTCGTTACTTCGCTCATTAGCCGTTTGTGCTCGGGAGTTCGAACGTAAGTCGGTCGGATCTTTAGAAACGCCTTGTGACACTCGGGACACCTTTTCGTCCTTCGAGGAACTGTGCGACCACATTCGATGCATTTCCAGATACTATTCGCTTGTTTCGTCATGGTTGAACCTTCCATATATTCAGCCATATAATACCACAAACTATATAAATATATCTATTAAACCCAAAGATCTCATCGGAATTCCCTGGCTCGTAGCTTTCGCTCTTAGAGACGACGGCTGGTGGCTCCGGTCAGACATTATCTGGGCCAAGGGAGTGAGTGGACAAAAAGAACTGACTTCTCAGATCTATAATGCTGGCATAGAAATTGGAATTGATCAAAATAAAATAGAAGCACTCATTGAGAACCTGGGATTATATGTGGGGAATTCAATGCCTGAGTCGGTAGTTGATCGCCCATCAAAAAGTCATGAATACTTGTTTATGTTCACGAAAAGTAAGAAGTATTTTTATGATGGAGAGGCGGTGAAGGAAGGACGCAAAAATCCAGAAGACACTAGACCGGGAAAATCAGGGAATTACACGACGGGCAAACTATCTGGCTCTGCAAGAGAAAATACGCCAAATGGACAAACGTCTCGTGGGCGTCTCAGTCAATATTGTACCAGTAAGCGCAACCTCCGTTCGGTTTGGACCCTTGTAACGAAGCCCTTTAAGTCGGCGCATTTTGCGACATTTTGTGAAGAATTACTTCTAAATCCTATCAAATCGTCCACTTCCGAAAAAGGTTGCTGTCCCGCATGTAATGCTCCATACAAGAGAATTCTTCTTAAGAAACCAATGGTTATTCGAAAGACAGATAGAATGGCGCAAATGGGAGAATTTGGAAGGACTCAAGCTAGTGGAACTATGCTATCTCCCGCAGAATCTAAAACCGTAGGATGGCAACAGACCTGCTCATGTATTCTGGACTGCGCCTGGGGAGATCCTGAACCTTGCTTGATATTAGATCCATTTATGGGAAGTGGGACTGTAGGCGTGGTTTCCAAGAAGTTGGGCCGGGATTTCGTGGGGATAGATCTGAACGCAGATTATTGTAAAATGGCGGAAGAACGGATTAATTCTATTTAACTAGCTATAACTTTTTTGGGAGGACTTTATTTGTTACTTAGCGGAGCAAAACCATATAAAAATAAAGATTGGTTGGACAAACAAATGCGACTAGGAAAAAGCCAGAGACAAATAGCGATAGAATGCAATTGCGCTGTTGGGACAATAAATCGATGGATAAACTATGACAAGACCAGGGGAAAAGAAGAAGAATATAGATCCCAAAATCATAAATCAATAATTGAGTATCAAAGAAAATACAACGAAAAGCTAAGAAATAAGCTATTCGATATATTGGGTTATGAATGTGTTATGTGCGGAGAATCAAACAAAAAGTATTTAACCTTCGACCACATAAACAATGACTCTAAACACGACAGAGAAGTTTATGGGGAAAACTACGTTTACGGGATGATTCAATATTGGAATAAAACGGTTTGGCCCGAAGAAACCGAAATTAGAAGGAGATTGCGGGTTTTGGATTACAATTGCAATTGCGGAGTGAAGCGGCGCGGGTATTTTAATTTATCAAAGTCGGAGATATCTTTGTCTCAAAAACGCCAAATAAAACTTTGGAAAGCGGCCTATGAATTCTTTGGTCCTTGTAGAGTCTGTGGCGATCAAAGTTTAATACATCTTTGTGTTGGACATATAGGACATAATGGGGCTGAAATGAGGCGCAATGGGGAAACGGATTCAACCAAATTATTATCCAAATGGAATAAAATGGGGTGGCCCAAAGAATTAAAAGAAACATATTCTCTAGAATGTTTTAACGATAATTGCAACCGATTTAGTGAAAGCGAAGGAAAAATTATTTAGGTGATGATTTAAGTTGGATCTAAAAATTCTATCTCAAGAAATCAAATCGTGTAAAAAATGTGGACTCTGCGAATCAAGAAAAAACGTTGTCGTCGGACGCGGTTCGCAGACTCCGAAAATAGTAATTTTGGGGGAAGCTCCGGGTGAGGCCGAAGACGCCGCAGGGAAGCCATTTGTGGGCCGCTCTGGAATGTTACTGGATCGCTGCATATCGGAAAATGGGATTAAAGATTTTTGCATTCTCAATATTTTAAAATGCCGCCCGCCAGAAAACAGAAAACCAACGTCAGAAGAGATCGCCGCGTGCAAGCCCTGGCTGGAGCAACAGTTAGAATTGCTAAATCCAGAACTCATCGTGTGCCTCGGAGCTACCGCTCTAAACTTCTTCTTCCCTGCCAAAAAAATCTCGGAAGCGATTGGACAAACCCTAAAAGACGATAGCGGCAGAAGGTTTGTCGGATTATATCATCCGTCTTACTGCCTGCGCGGAGCTGTAAAAATTGAGGATTACGTGAAATCCTTCGAGCGTGTAAACTTTTTTCTTGAAGATGGATCGACACGTATTGAAGCTCCAGCAGAACAATCAATAACCGATCCCCTTCCAAGTCCTCTGAGATCTCCAATTCCGAATGGACCTCAGTCAACCAAACCTTTTCCGTTGGGAATGCAAAGATATGCGCCTTTGCACGTACACACTGAACACGGATCTGTGGGAGATGTTTTCCGTACAGAAGATGAATTAGCAGAAGATTTGTCGCAGAAAGGCTTCAAAGCGTGTGCCATAACAGATCACGGATCTCTTTCCGGTCTCCCTTACTTTCAAAATGCCCTGAAGAAAAAAGGAATTAAACCCATTATTGGACTAGAAGCCTATATAGAGGAATCTGAGAAAAAACAAAGTCATCTCGTTCTTCTTGTTAAAAACGAGATTGGATATAAGAATCTACTAAAATTACATACGATTGCAAAAGAACATGTCCATAAAGTTTTCAATAAAGTATTCCAAAAGATTCCTCTAGACGAAGTTTGTAAGCATTCAGAAGGTTTAATTTGTAGCACCGCATGTATTAGTGGAACGGTAGCCCAAAGATGGAAAAGAGGAGATGATCCTGAGCCTATAATACAAAAACTTCAAGCGGCGTTCGGAGAAGATCTTTATATGGAACTAATGCCGAATCGAATGGAGGAACAAATAAGATTTAATGAATATATAATTAATATAGCAAGAAAGTATAATATTAAACCAATAATCACTACCGACTCCCACTACAACTCTCCAGAGGATAAACATTATCACGATCTCGTAAAAGCGAACGAATGGAGAAAAAAGATTACAGATAAAATTGGGTTCTCTGATGACACATTTTGTAATTTAACTTGCGACCAAATAGAGTCCTTGTTGAAATCGAATCACCCAAAAATATACCCCATAAGAGAAGAGTTATTTGCTAATACTTTAGAGGTAGCTAGCAAATGCACTTTTGAATTACCGTCAAATCTAGGGGATACTTTGCCTGGAAATGAAGAGAAAGCCCGACAAAAGATTTTAGATAGAATAGATGTTGAAGGTTATACCAAAAAGAACGGATATGATCCACAAATAGTAAACGAAAGAATAACAAAAGAAATAGATCTCCTTACATCTAGAAAATTTTTTAATTATTTTGATAAAGTTATGCATATGACAGACTACGCAGATTCCCATAATATTCCAAGGGGTCCAGGAAGAGGATCGGTTGGCGGTTCTCTACTTGCATATTTATTAAAAATTACACGAGTCGATCCACTAAGATTTAATACTTTATGGGAGAGATTCCTTTCACCTACACGGACTCCTGATATTGATATGGATTTCAGCGCCGAGAAAAGGGGAAGTATAATTGGAAGTCTCAGGCTCAAATATGGACCAACCAACGTGTCCTATATTATGACGTTTAACGAGTGGTCTGATAAATCCGCAATTAAGGATGTAGCCAGAATTTATGACGTTCCCCTTTCCGAGGTAAATAAATTCAACAAAGAACTCTCCACTAAGACCGCAGAGAACCTTAAAATCGAAGATATAATTCTTACTTCAGAAACCGCCGCAGAGTTCGCGAAAAAGTACCCCCAAGTAATAGATGCATCTATAAAACTCAAAGGCAAAATTAGACACGTAGGACTTCATGCCGCAGGAGTAGTAATTTGTAAGGATCTAGAAAGCACTATCCCAACAGAAATATATGACAAAGGAGATATCAAAAATTGCCTCGCCGCAAGTTTTGAAAAGGATATGTTGGAAAGTTTGGGTATAATCAAGTTCGATGTCCTAGGAATCTCCGTCCTAGATGTCATCGACGGAGCGTTAAAATCCTCTGGATTAGAATGGGATGTTTTACCAGAGGATTATGCTGATCCTAAAATATTTGAACTTCTTAAGTCAAGTAAAACCGCTGGAATATTCCAATTTGGTTCTCAATTAGTGACAGACTATTTGAGGAAGCTAAATCCCGACAAGTTTAATGACTTAGTAGCCGTGAATGCTTTGTGTCGTCCAGGACCTCTTAACTCTGGGATGTCATTTGATTATGTAGATCGAAAGGGAGGAAAAGAGTGGAACTACGATCATCCAACACTTGAGTCGATCACGAAGGACACCTATGGAATTATTTGTTATCAAGAACAGATTATGCAAATCTACCATCAAATTGGAAATTTCTCTTTGGTGGAAAGTGAGCGGGAAATGAAGCTGGTGGCAAAGTCAAAGGGTCGAGAAGCGCTTAAAGAAAGTGAAGATAAAATGCTCCGGGGCGCGTTATCAAATGGCTTCACAAAACCACAATTTGATAATTTATTCAACAAAATTCTTGAATTTGGACGCTATAGTTTCAACGAAGCACATTCTATTGAATATTCTATGCTAGGATACTGGACAGCATGGTTAAAATTATATTATCCCCTAGCTTTCTATGCCTCTCTAATTAACGTAGAATCCGATGAAACTCAGTCTTTATCCTTTGTAAAAGAAGCGATGGATTCTGGAGTAGAAATCAAACCTCCAAGCGTAGAATCTCCATCAGAATTAACTACGTTCAATAAAGACAAAAATATTATTTACTTAGGATTAAACAAAGTCAAAGGAATCGGACCTGAAGAAATCAAAAAGGTCTTGGCGGCTGGAGATGACTTTGATAAGATAAAGAAAATTAAAAAGAATGTTTACCAAACGCTCGTAGAGGTCGGTTATTTAGATTCAGTAGAGAAGAATCGCAAACAATTATTAGGGGGAAAGGAACTCACTAGGAATACGCTGTGGAGGTGGTCTACAGAACCGAATACAAGCGACGACTGGTCTGAGGAGGAAAAGATGTTTAGGCTCAGAAAGTCCTTGCCCTGGCCTAGATCGTATGATGAACTGCCAAAAACTCAATATGATTTACATAGGAAGCCTTTAAACTACTTAAAGTCTGAGTCCGTAGAAAACAAAGCAATATTGTCTGTTGGATGGGTTTATGATCATAAGGCGTTTAGTAGTAATGGGAACACTTCGTATGTTTTGAATTTTGAGGACGGCACGTCGAGAGTTACATTAAATTTGTCTGCGGTAGTTGCGAGGAGACATAAAGAGATTGTGGACACGATAGTTAAGGGAGAACAAAAGAATCCCTTGGTGTTTTGTTTAAATCCCTATTACATGAACAGAGGCCATATAGAAGTTAGAGAGGGAAAGTTACAAATACTATGGATGGGTAATGTAGAAGATGAAATGTCTAAGAATGTACTGAGAGGATTGGAAGGTGGATTCGATACACTAGGGGCCAAAGAGTTCTTGATAACAAATATAAGTTATGGGACCAGCAAGGCTGGAAACGCATTCTCCTCAATAGAATGCGTGGATAATGTAGGTCAGATAACCTACGGAGCCATGATGAGCCGCGGAGGATTGTTGCCTATGTATGGATCGATTATTAGAGGAAAGTGGAATGCGACCGCAAAGGGTACGTTTTGGAATGGAGAATAAATATATTGTTTGCAAGCAATTGTTGAGTTGATAATCTAGGTAAACTAGGTACGTGTTAATGGCTAACACGTCGCAAGTATTGACTAGAGGGCATTAGAACATGCAGCAGCACCAGAAGCTACAAGAACGTACCGCACGCTTCCCTAATGCGGACCACCTCTCTATTTGCCAAATAGGACGCCGTTATCCGGCTAAGCTTTTTCTGCAATCTCGAAGGGAAATGTTACGCGGGTTTAACCCGTAGGAGACATAATATGTCGCAACAAATACCCGTATTAGATTCAAGAATGGTTCCGTTAATGCCTACATCACCGGCACACGCGAGGAAACTGCTCGATAACGGAAAGGCATCCGCCTACTGGAATAAATTAGGAATATTCTGTATTATATTACACAAAGAGGTCGTACCCGATAACCAGAAGTTAGTAGTTGGTATTGACCCTGGATCAAAGTGGACCGGGTGGAGCGTGGTAGGGCAACATAAGACGGTACTCAATGGTATGCAGGAAGAGCCCATTCACGTTAAGGGCGCGGTCGAGAGACGCCGTAATCTACGAAAATCTAGGAGGCATAGAAACTGTTGGAGAAGACCCGCCAGATTTAACCGAAATAGAAATAAAAAGTGGTTGCCGCCTTCGACCCTAGCTAGATGGAATTCCAAGGTACGAATACTAAAACAGATAAAGAGGGTGTTACCTATCACAGATGTTTGCGTGGAAGATATAGCGGCTAAGACCAGGAAAGGGGCTCGAAAGTTCAATGTGAATTTCTCGCCTTTAGAAGTGGGAAAAGCGTGGTTCTACCAAACAATTCGGGATATGCGGCTGAAGCTAGAATTATTTAGAGGTTACGACACTAAGATGCTCCGCGATACGTACCGACTGAAGAAAACTTCCGTTAAATCCAGGAAGGTGTTCGAATCTCATGCAGTGGATGCTTGGGTTATGGCTGCTAGTATCTGCGGAGCAGGCCAACCTACCACAAAAGATTTAAACTATTGGACACCTATAGTGTTAAATAGAAGACAATTACATATGTTTCAATTCACAAAAGGAGGGACTAGAAGACCCCAAGGCGGGACGCGATCAATGGGATTTAGCAGAGGAACCTTGGTTCGGCATCCTAAGTGGAAATTAACCTATATTGGTGGAAGTTATAAGGGTAGAATTTCCCTACACAGTGTTAGAACAGGAAAACGGATTACTAAAATTGCGAAGTCAGAAGACCTAAATATATTAACAAAAGTAACTTGGCGGGGAACTCGCACAATTCCCCTTTCCGCGCACCATAATTAGCTAATATGTATATTACGAGGCATAAAGAGGGGAAAGTGATATGTCCGAAAACTTATATAAAAGAATAGAACAAATTAAACAGGAAATGACCGTTCCAAAGTACCACATACTGATAGATGCATATATCCAATCCGAGCAATCTAGATATATGAATATGGGACATAATCCGGGAAAGGCCGTAGAAATGGCCGTTACACATTTAGATGATATTTTAAGGAGAGAAAAGTAAAATGTCCGAAGAAATAAGATTTTATTTAAGAGAGGAGCCTTATGGATTCCTGTCTAATTTTTGGAGAGAACCAATAGATTTTGGATATGGAACCAAACCGGATACTTATCAAACGAACGAACATTATTATCAATCTCAAAAAGCAAAAAGTTACGCGATGAAAGAATGGATACGAAGAGCACCAACCGCTTACGCCGCCATGACCGCGGGCAGAAATTTGAGACCCGAAGAAATGGTTCAAAAGTGGGAGACAAAGAAAACGGAGGTTATGTTGGAAGGATTGAGAAAGAAGTTCCACTACAATAATACCCTGAGATACTTGTTACTATGGACTGGAGATGCAATTCTTATTGAGGATTCGCCAACTGATATGTTCTGGGGCGGAGCGCTTCCCGGAAGTCAGAATATGCTAGGAAAACTTTTGGTGCAGGTAAGGGATGAGATAAAAGAAAACGTAAAGAGAAGATTAGATACTCCAATGTACGGAGACGGATTATGACTCAAAAAACCATTATCGAGAGAAAAAAAGAAGTAAGAACCGTCGTGCCAGCGGTGAACGAAGTAATTACTATAGATGTCCCTAGAATTGTCTGGGACTGTGATTTTTGCGCCAGAGGATCGGGAGACAGAATGCCCTCATGTCTGGGGTGTGGAAAACATGCTTGCAATTTTTGCCTTCAGAAAAATAAAATCTTTGAGGAATATGAGTTTGAAGTAGGTGATGCCGGATATAGTGGAGACTCTTACTCGTGTTATGATTATCCCGCGTCGGACGATTATAGAGCTGGATACTTTTATCTATGTCCAGACTGTAGAAAAACTCCGCCAGAAAAGATTCAAGATTTAATGAGTCATATGAAAGGTCTTGCTGAACTTGAAGTGGTAGTAAAAGAAATCACGAACATTATTCTAGATGATATAGAGAGGTTAAGGAAATGAGTTCCGACATATTGGAGACGGGCGATTGGGTACAACTCGCATATCCACCCCTTTTAGTGTTCCAAATAAAAACAATTAGATTTAGTACATGGAGTAAAAAAGCGTATTGCACGGACAAAGAAGGGCATGAATATTATGCAGAAGATCTACGAAAAATCACGAAGGAAGAAATCGAGCAACACAAAGAAGAAACCAAAACTATGAATACTAAAGACTCCGAATCTGAGATACACGAAATTGCAAATCAGATCTCGTTCTTCCTTGGAAAGCATAATACGAGTCTTGATAATCTCAAAAGGCTCCACCAAAAGTTTTATGACCTAGAAGACTGTATGAAGAGTATACTGTGGGACGAAGAAATTAAGAGGAGAAAGGAAGAGATGCCCGACTATATGGTGGAGTTTACGGTTAAGACCACCTTTACAGGTAAAATGGTTGTGAGCGCTCCAGATCCAGATGAAGCAGACAGAAAGATAATAGAAGAGGAAGATATGGAATATGACAATTATCTAGAAATTACGGTTCCGACCATTAAAGTTCTTAAAGTAGAGAAAATCGGAGATGACAAATATTATGACTACTAAATTCCTTTATAAGCAAGTAATAGTTGTCCGAGAAGATCTTAAAATGTCGCCGGGGAAACTGGCGGTTCAGGTAGCTCACGCGAGCGTGGGAGTGATATGTAACGGATCTGGAGTATATCGAGCAAAAGCAACGCTGGAAAATTGGTTTGCCGAAGGATTTCGAAAGATAGTTCTTAGGGTCCCATCGGCGAAAGAAATTATAGCGCTCGAAGGAAAGTGTGCGGAACACAATCTTCCGTTCTATACGGTTTATGATTTCGGCCTGACAGAACTGGACCCCAACACTCTTACCTGCATAGGAATCGGACCTGATTTAAACGAGAATATCGATAAAATTACGGGGAGATTGGGACTATGGAAATAACTTTCTTTTCAATCGGATGGGGCCTATATGGAACCTTATATTTTTACCTCGCCCTATCTTGTGCAAAAGAACATTTTCGCTATGTTCCGTTACATGTGATTCTTTCATCTCTAGGGTATTTTGCCTCTATGACAGAAATGGGGATGTATAGATGATGTACTACGTTAGCCCAACTTACGCAGCCCGTTTAAGGGCTCAGGAAGAATTTGAGTGTTCCAATTGTGGAAACTGTTGTACTCAGTGTACGCCCATAGATGTCACTATGGAAGATTTAAAAAGGATCGCAGAATACTTTGGGAAGTCGATGAAAGTCGCAGCAAAAAGACACTGTAGAATTAATCCTGAAAATGGTTCGCTAATTATTAAGCACGATAGACCTTGTAAATTTTATAACCTTAAAAACAAGAAGTGTAAAATATATGAGGTTAGACCGGAAATATGTCGGTTGCATCCGTTTTTATCGTCGGAGCCAATAGAATCGAGAGAATTTATTGTACCATTACACTGTGAACCTGCGTGTGGAGTTTACGAGAAAATGAAGGAGAGGGGAGAAATAAAATGAAATACTTACTAATATTTATAATACTAATCGGCCTGTCGTGCGCCGATAACGGATCGATTGCGATCACGCGAGTTGACGGTGAGTATGTCAATATACTCGATAATCAACTTGAGGACATGATTGAATTTGATCTGGCAGAAAATAATTGGAATGTAATTTTAAGCGTGGACTCATATATTTGCGACAATCACGCGATGGTCAATGCGTTGAAATTATTAAATTGCTCAATGATTACCAATACGACCGATCTCGAAATAGTCAAGATGGTTGAGATCGAATATGTAAGACGACAAAACGAAATAGCAGAAATAAAACGCGAGCAAGAACAGGCGGCGCGTGATCTGGTAAATCGGACGCATGTGAATACATATGAGTGGATTAAGGGAGAGGCATAAAATGATAGTCAATTTCAAGTGTTGGCATTGTGGTACGGCTCAGCGCGTTGAGGCTCAACCGATACCATTAGACCAAACTGGAGGCCAATCAGGCTTCTACGAGTTTGATATAGACTGCCCCAATCGTGGAAAGAATCTTGAAACCGTGTTAAAGGAGAGACAATGAACGACGATTGGTTAACAAGAAATTTACCAGAATCATTTTTCACAGAAGCGGGAAGACATTCCGCCGAAAAGTTTAAATCATTGTTCAAGGAAATTCCCGATGAGTATAAACCTTTAGCCTATGCTATAATCGTATTATCCGCAGAAACTGCGCCAGAAATGAAGCGCTGTCAAGAGTTCCGACAAATTTTATTTTTGACTTATAAAAGTCTGTTAGAAGAAAACAAGATTGACCTTAAACTTCCTCATTATTGGTACGCAGACGGAGTAATGATCAACCCTGAATGGATCGTAAGGATTACTAATGGTATAATCGGGTGGATATGTGACGACAGCGTAGAAGAATGTTTGATGGAAGGAGAATGTAGATATTTTAAGAGGGGAGAGAAGATATGAAATTTTTATCTAATATTTTTCGGTCAATTCCTCGCAGTATTAATATATCTCTTCCAAAATCCGATCTAGACCTCTTGAAAAAGAAATGTCAAACAATGGCGGTAACTCCCGAACAATATGTGGCCAACCTAATAGCGATTCACGTAAGGCCGAAACAAGATAAGGGTTTTCGGATGATAACAAAAAGAGGACTCCTTATTGACTCGGGAGAAAAATCTATAGATGAATACTTAAGTAAAATGTTAGAGGACGACGGAGAGAAAACATGAGTCAATTGAAACGTTATGCCTGTCAGACGGCGAAGACAGTTGTTGGAGCATCGGTAATTATCTGTATCGTAATTGTGGCTGGCATATTAGCAAAATTATTAGAATACCCCGAAATATTACGCGGATTATTTTGTTTAATATGGACATTAATATTTCTAATGATATCGCTTTTTATTGGACATGAAATTTTTAGGAAATATGACATATGCCAGAGGTTTAAGTGAATCTAGAGCAAGCGATAGAATGTCTGTACCACATAGCCTATCATCCACATGGAGACGAAAAACATATTAGAGAAGAGGCGAGATATGCCCTCAGAGAATTGGGCGAAGATTTAGAAGAGGCAGAAAAAGAAGCAACAAAAGATGTAGACGAGCCTAGTAGATTTTAAACTTTTTTTTAAGGAGTGTTATTTATTATTAATAATTTCGACACCATAGACCCCAATTTTATTAAAGATTTATTGGCTTCCGATTTGAGTACCTGGATTGTGGCGCGAAATTTACGACTCAGTGGGTATACGGTTACGTTGCCGCCGATTGGGATAAGACCGGATACTGGACGGATTAGGGAGTATGCGGACTCTGGAGACTTGGTGGTTAATGGAAACGTTATTGAAGTGAAACATAGACCGGATTTACAGTTTGGTGGGTTGAAGGAGTTCCCTTATAATTCGGTAATCGTGGACGTGGCCCACCATTACGATGGGTTGGTGGTCAAGCCTCGTTATTATGTTATCTGTAATTCGACGCTGAGTGGGGCGATTATTGTATCGGGGAAGACTTTTGGTAAATGGACTGAAAGTACAAGGTGGGATAACAAAAGAAAAAGGATGAGGACGTTTTACCTCGTAGATACTCGACTTTGCAACTTTTGGGATTTTGGCGAGAGGCCGAGATTTGGATTTTAATAGTTTTCTCCCATTTTAAACTATATAATCAGACTGCGGCGGAATAATAGATAACTTTATATACTATTAGAATAGTTATTATATAATGACTGAAAATAATAGAGATGAATATTTAAAACAATATACCAAAGACCACAAAGAAGAAATACGAGCAACTAAAAGAAAATCATATCATAAACTAAAAAACCAACCAGAGAAGGTTGCGTATAAAGAAAAGTATTACGAAGAAAACAAAGAAACAATTCTCGCACGGAGCAAGGAATGGAAAGAGAAAAATAAGGATTACGTTAAAGAACAATCAAAAGAATATAAAGAAAAGAACAAAGAAATTATTAAAATTAAGAATAAGGAATACAAAGATAAAAATAAAGAATCAATTAAAATTAAGAACGCAGAATACCGGGAAACCCATCGGAAAGGGATAAAAAGAATAAGCAAAATAAAATATGCAGAAAAGCAAATAACCTTTTTAGATGGAAAATATACAAAGAAAAGTAAAATACCCAAAGAAGACATTATAAATCTCTTGGGAGGAAAGTGCGCTCAGTGTAACATAACCGATTTAGATACGTTAACGGTTGATCACATCAACAACGACGGGGCAAAAGATAAGAAAGAAATGAACCTCAATAGCAGTATAAAACAAGTTAAAAAGCTAATAAAAGAAGGATGGAGTTTAGAGCAATTAAAGGAAAAATTTCAGGTCCTGTGTTGGAATCATAACTGCGCAAAATCGTATAGGGGATATTTTGATCTCTTAGATACGGAATTAACCTATAAACAAAGATGGAGACTTAAACTTTTGAGAGAAGCGTATGACCTTTTTGGGCCATGTAAAACGTGTGACGACACGAACCTTAAATACCTAACGATTTCTCATGTTCATGACGACGGGGCTGAAAGAAAACGAAACGGAGAAAAATGTGGCACCGACTTGTTAACTGAATTTAGGAAAATAAACTGGAACGAGTCTATAAAAGAAGATTTTTGTTTAGAGTGTTTTAATTGCAACTGCTCACGACAAGTTAGAAAACAGAGAAACAGTTCACAAAGGGGAATAAATCTTACCTCGCCACCACATCAGCCATAGCTTGAATAGGATCGTCCCCATCCGCGACCTTATCTAACACTTTTGAAACCGCAGGATCTACTTTGGGTTGGGCCTTTTGTCCTAAATCTTTTTCTGACTCAAAATTTTCTTGGAGCCGAATTCCAATTACAGAACTATTTATCCAATTCCTGTACTCTTGTTGACTGATATCCCCACTTCCTCTGGCCGCGATCATAATTTTTAATTCATTTTGTGTATCTTTTGGTTCGATTGGGGCCGGGATCAGCTCGTAGCGATATCCTTTCTTTTTAAATCCATTAATATCAAGCCAATTATTTCCAAATTTGCTGGCTTCTCTACAGAATTTTAACCTACCAGATTGAATATACGCAAAGAAAGTTGACATTTTTGCGCTGGCCGAGCTGTTATCGAGTAGCGCCGACTTCCCTTCCCCTCCATCTGAAAGCGCCGAAACCGGAAAAACTATCTTATACATCTCACGAGTTGCGAAATTATAGAAAGAAAGTATGTCCTGACGGTCGTAATAGTGAGGACGATTTAAACTCATATTGGAAGGAATCGGTGTATTCTCAAACGAATTATTACCTTCTAATATGTTCTTTGCAATATCTGATGTCCCCGGCATATTTTCATCTGTAATAACCAGATCTTTGGGATTAATCTGTTCATTCATGACAACATAAATTAGGTCGTAGCTGTAAGCAGCAAGATCAATATATGGTAAAAGGTACTCTAATATGCTTTCATCTATGAACCTAGATCCCAATGGAGATAAAGAGAATACTTGATTTTTATCCAAACTGATTATTTTCCCAGACTTAGTACCAGAACTTATAGTTTGGTCAAAGTTAAGTCCCCCTTCATTATCGTAATACATTCCTTTCCAGCGAAGGGCCGTGCTAATTATTTTATCATTTTTGGGTCTTATAAACGAGTCATAAGGTCTTCTTTGCATAGCAGTATAATTTACATATCCAGAATTGGAGTCCTTTCCCCAAGCGAGTTCTGAGACTCCACGACCACCTCTAAAACCATCCGAATCTGCAACCTGAGCCCAAGAGAAGAAATCTATATCTTCTAGGTTCTCTGCAATATCGTGACTCATTTCCACGTCTACTTTTCCTTTCGGATCATAGACATTATGATAAAATGGTTTAGAAAATTTTAATTGCGTATCGGTTCCAGACAGAGCTTGGACCAAAGGATTCATGGCAGCGAGTATTAAATCCTTGTTAGACACTCGTTGATTAAGGATTCCTTTCTCTAACTTAGATTGAATATCGCCTTTAAAATCAGACATCTTTCTTCCAATCTCCGTTAGCAATTAAATACGTATTTTAAAATTATGAATTAAATATAATTACAAATTCACGATATAATTCTACATCCCACTTAACACTTCGTACATCTCAACCCGCAGAGCCAAATTACTCCACCATTCTAAATATTCTTTATAATATATCGAATCGAAATCGAGAATCTCAATAAAGCAAACTTCCTCAATCTCTCCTGAGTCATCAACAGATAATTCGCTCCTCCATCGGCTACATCCTCCCTATACCATCCAACCCTTTGTTGAGACATAATGATCCCAATTTGTATAAATTAAACTTCTGTTAGCATCTTGCAAATCTAAGCCTTGCTCGGCTTCACCAATGGTCACTTCGTCGTACCACCATTTTATAGCAATATTACTTCTACATAAAATGAAGTTTCTGTAGGTACTCAAAACCGACTCGTCTCTCTTCTTGTGCCATTGAACTTTGATAGGTTCTCTCATATCATGATCACTCCCACTGAGATATAGAGTCTTAATAACATTTAAGGGTTTCCCTAAAATGGACAATTTTAAGGTTTCCCCTACAAAAGAAATCCTAGTTTCAAATTCCATTTTAAAATTATGAATTAAATAAAAACCGAAACGTTTATATAGTATCAAATATATTATTTATTTTAATGTCTGAATATACTAAACAAATTACCGTTCATCTTAACTATTTAGTCCAAGAAAAATTAGATAACACTACCGATCTTAACGCTTATGCCGATAAAGTATTATCTGATTATTTTGGTATAAATTACGATGAGGCGTATTCGAATTGTACGGGACCTAATAAATGGGGTATTAATAAGTCTGGAGAATAATGAAATTTAAGGATTGTATATCTGAAAACGGATGGATATCTCCATTAAAAGCGAATCCGTCTGGAAAAATAAAAAGAAAAGGGCCAAGGACATTAACATTAAATCTCGTTCTTTTACAGAAAATTTCAGAAATTGTCCCCGAAAACAAAAGATCTGCTTTAATTGATTATATACTTTCTTCTCATTTTGGTATTAAATATGAAGATGCATACCCTGAATCGTATGCAAAAAGTTGTGGGGAACTTAGATATTGGGACTCTACCGGATATTACAAGTCATTAGACATTCAATATCCAGGAAGATTTTCAACAAAAACAAAAAGACGAAAGCAATTTTCTTACAAGGAATTTATGTTAAAGATAAAGGAGTGATAGATAGTGGTTTTAGATGGTGTGATTCTTCAAGATATACAAAGGACGATTGAGCGCGGACGGAAGATGGGAATACTGAAAGAAGGGGACACGAAACCTGATATGGGAACAATATTGTACATCGATATGGTATGGCGGACATTAAATATTAGTCACGATTTAGATACCGATAAAATAGACTTTGAACTTCAACATAAAAAAATGCTTCAGTTTGGGAATCTAAATAAGATTCTGGCAACTTACGAACAAATAAGAAGTAAGAAGGAAGCCGGAAAGGTTGAAGAAGGGTTGTTTGCTAAGATCGTTAAAGAGTCTATAGCAACTGACAAGAAAAAGGAAGCGGAAATGCAGAAGAAATTTGAGGCCATCGCTGTGAAAGTGGCTCGTGGAGAGCAATTAACGGAGGAGGAACAGATTATTTTCGATGCGGGATGCGAATCGGCTCTTGCATAACGAACTGTTAGATTGGAGCTAATGGTTCGATTCTTTTTTTTTTGAACTATCTGGAATTTCCAGATAGTTGAACTTATCGACGTTTCCGATATGTTCATCCGAAAGTTATAAATACTATTAGAACGTTACGGTATTTAACCTTTTCTGGAGAATGATTTTTGATGGACAATATTAAACAAGATGAAGTTATGACATTTAAGGCATCGACCGTGATCAAAAGTAGACTAGAAAAACTCTCCAAACGAGAGGGAGTTTCAGGCGCGGGGTTCCTTCGCGACATGATTAATCGTGAGTATAAGAGGGTGTTTGGAGAGGGGGAGTAGATATGGAGGTTGAGGAGTTGAGTTATGAAGAGTTGATAAAAGAAAAAAAAAGGAAGAAAAACGAATACCAAAAAATATATAGAAAATCAAGCGATATTATTCTAGAGAAAGGAAAAATCCGAAGAAAAAAATATTATGATAAGACTAGGACAGCCAGCATCTTATACAGCAAAAACTATAGGATACTCCACGAAGAAGAGACCAAGCGATCTAGAAAAGAATTTAACCTAAAATTAAAAATATCCGCTTTCAATAAAATAGGAGGCCCGCGTTGCATAATTTGTGGAGACCAAAATATAAGTCATTTAACAATTGATCACATAGACTCAACCGGAAATTTAGATAAAAAGAATGGATTATATTCAGGAAAATTATACTCCGCCATTGTTAGTGGATATTACAAAAACACAGAAAATCTTAGGGTACTTTGCTATAATCATAATTGCTCCCGATCGAGAGATTACCTCGATATCCCAAGAGAAAAACAAAATGTATACCAAAGATATCGGACCAAACTTTGGAAAGAAGCGTTTGATTTCTTTGGTCCATGTTCCTGCGGTATTTCTGAATTGAGGTTCCTCACTATGTCTCATATACACAACGACGGTGGGGAACAAAGAAGATTGGGGAATCATCCGCGAAGTGGGATCGGATTAATAAAACGTTTTAGGAAATTGGGCTGGCCCCAATCCATTAAAGAAGATTTTTGCCTCGAATGTTGGAATTGTAACTGTGGCCGAGGAAAATTATATTAATCTCCCCATCAGATTTCTCCTAGCCCCAAAATTATTAAACGGGAGGTCCGTTCTTTGAGATCCATTCGCGCCGCGCGACAGGAAGTATCCACGATAGTACTTGGGGATTTTATCCCTGTCTGTTTTTATTTTTATTCGTCTTACGTTGTCCCCGTTTCCGGCGTCTAAGACATTGACCGTAACCAGACCACTCGACGTGAGGGGCTCGCCATGCCCGTCTTTACTATGGATTGCCTTTAATCCGTTATTCTGAATTGCAAGAAATCCTCTTTTTTGCCTGTCGTCGTCCAACAACAGTAAACTTGGTTTTCCCAAGTGTTTCTGTAAAGAGATAGCTAATTTTCCTTTTAAGCTATGAGTAATCTTAACCTCAGTTAATCCAGGAATTTCCCCTTGTTCAATCGCAGATGTTAATACCGAATTAGTGTTGTCGCCCCATATCCTTTGAATATTAAAATGCTCTACTGCATCTCGTATATATTTAAACTGCGATGGCTTGCTTGGTGTAGTATAGCTGTAGTCCCACTTATCCATAAATTTACTTACTAATTGTGTTAAAACTCCATTATTATACGCAAAAACTGTAAAATGTGCTGGGTCTCGGGATTTGGCAGGATCATACGCACCATATATTTTATAACCAAACCAATCGTCAGGATTGAAGGTATTATATCTTGCTGGGTCTGCGTAGTTAACCAACAAACTTTCCTTTCCCAATCGGATACTCTCATCGATTCTATCTTCTTCAAAGAATGAATCCGAAATTGACCTCGGACACACTAAAAATTCCTGGGCCCACTCTTGAGGAGCCATTATGGTTCCCTGCTCTTCCAAATACTTTAAAGAAAACATTTCGGGCCAAAGAGCCTTCTTTTCTTCTCCGGATCTAAAAGTCCTAGTTTCCCAGTCATATGAAGTAATCGCAGGTTCTAATCTTACGTTAAATCTTACAGACTCTTCATCATCTTCGCTTGTTTTATAAAATTCCTTTTGATACCAAAGATCGGCGTAAGACTGAGGAGTTCCGATTAGATGAAGTTCTCCGATACCAGGCAATGGCATAGGAAGCACAACTTTTCTAAACAATCTATTTATCTTTTTGATGATTTCTGGCTCTACAGAAACCACATTTTGCCTATCTTCATCCGTATAAAAATCATCTACGAGGATATGAGTAGGATGCAGACCTCTCAAAGCTCCCAAAATACTATAACAATTAATACTAATATGGGGAGCCTTCGACAGCGATCTTTCATTAGCGTCTCTCCATCTATATTCGGCTTTTGATGTGGCCGTGGAGTACTCATCATATAGCCCTTCTGCAAAGAAAAAAGAGTTACTTATTAATTCTTTAAGTTTTCCTACGTGTGCCCCAGACAAATCCTGATTATATGAAATATATGCAATGTCAAGATTTTTTTTATCTTTTTTATTTTTCCAAATTAACCAAGCAATGTAAGAATAAAATCTCAAGCTTTTGTAATGCAATCTGGGGCCACAATACATCGTTCTCTTATTATTTTGTAAAAAATCGCAACTTCTTTTTATATATTCTCCGCCCACATATTTACCATATTTCTCCTTAATAGCCAAAGAAAAAATTTTCTCCACAAAAAGATAAAACGAATTATAAGTTTCTTCGTACAACCTCCCGGCTGCATCCATAGTTTCGTCGTCTAGAACTTTAGCGACAGAAGCATCTAAGTCCAGCCCGCGTCTTTCATCATCTTTTTGACAAATTTGCTTCCCTTCGTCAATATATTTGTATCGCAATGTTGTGGTCTCGGATATGGATCTTTTGGAATTGGTTTTTCTCCCGTTACAGAGATCTCGCCCTTAAGAATGCTTATAATCCGTTTTTCATGAGATGTCTTATAGAGAAGGTCTATTTCATCCCTCACCAATAAGGTACACTCATAAAAAGGATCTATAACCTCTGATGGTCGGAGATCATACAATTGGGCTATCAGTAGCTTCTTCGTCCCCATCGGGCTTTTCAGGAAAGGTTTCTATCTCATCATTTTCCTTTGTCGTTTCGTCATCCGAAGACATCCATCCAGACTTACGAAGCACAATAAAGAACAAGGTCAACTGAGGAGTAAAGATCTTAGTATTATCTTCGGCATTCTTGTAGAATCCTTGACTCTCCAGAATCTTAGCATCTAATACAGGATTAAAGTCGTCATAGTACTCCTGATCTGTCCCAGGAGATTGATCATTGTCCACCAGAAGCCTTTTCCTATAATCGTTAGGATTCCTTATGGAATAGATCAGGATAGGCTTAATAACGCTATTAACGTACTTGTAGTCCTCCTCATTCTCTGTCCAGGGTAAAATTGCCTCTCCCTCTTTCTTGCCGAACAAAATCTTCATTACCTTCTCAAGTTTAGGAGCATATCTAAGGTAAAGATCCTGTCCAGGCTTCATCAACGTTATCTTTGTGTCTGCGTTCAGTTGCAGATCTTCGCGCTGCGAAAAAAGCATTTTATTCTTCATGGTATTTATCATCCTCTTAAAAGAAAACATATTTTACAAATTATAATTAGTTTTATACTATTTAAAGATTTCTATTGGTTTAAAAAAAAGAAAAAATAACATTAGGTGAGAAACCTAATGTGTTGCAGTTGCATCGTATACATAGAAACGAGCGGGTCCCCAAGTATAAGTGCTGTCGTACATGAAGCCCTCAATGGTAGTAGGCTGGATGTACCCATCTTGGTCTCTATTCAACGTTGCTGAATCGATAGTTCCAAGAAGTTCAATGGAAAGCATCTTGTTATATCCGGTAGAAACCACGTCTCCGCTGTCCAACAGGAAGGACAGTCTCTTAGAGATGAGGGTTCCAGCCGCAGGTGCGGAACCGGAAGGATTGTTCCAGAACGCTTTCATCATCGCGTTATTCTTCCACTGTACATCCAGAGTACCGATGATATTATAGGTGGTGGGCTGCAAAGTAGTAGGATAGTTCTCCGAGATAACGACGCCCTTTCCAGGTGCAAAATCCCAAGTGAAACTAGCGCGGGCCTTGTTTACCTGAGCGGCCTGTCCAGAGGACGATCCATCTATCTCGAAAGTACGTGCCGAGGCTCCGAACGGGGAAGAGTCGGTTAGTCCGCCGGGATACGCAGGTTCGGTTGTTGGATACTCGACGTTTCTTCCAAGGAGCCCAACATTGTAGGCGAACGCATCGGCAGTTATATCGAAACTGAGTTCCTTAACTTTAGTTCCCTTCCCCACTTTTGTATTGTCGCCAGCGTCTTTAACGAACACAGATAAAGACTTTTGATCGAACGTCCTCTGAATGGCGTTGTATGTGAGAGTATCGGTTTCATCAAAGGTTGTTACGTCGCCATTCCAAGACTGAACAGAACCTGAAGAATCTGCATTGTTGTAAATCTTTACGGCGTTGTTGAGATAGGCGGGGATCGCGGCCTGATCTGCTACTGCGGCAGCGTTATGTGCTCCATGATCATCGGTGAGTACATCAGAATTAAGGACCGCGCGAGCTGTTGCATCTTGAGCAACAAACACTATTCCTGCGGCATCGGAAGCCCAAGTTCCAGTATCAACACGGAATCCAATAATAGTTCCAATAACTGCGGCGGCATCTCCACCTGTTTTAGCGGAAAGCTTAGAGCCAACCTCGAATATCGCGGTTCCGGTCTTGAACTTTATACCCATTATAGGCATACCCATCCATCCGGAAATTGGGATTGCCGTGCCTGCGGTAGCGTCTTTAACGGTAACGAATACCTTCTTCTTCCCCGTAGTAATTCCGAACTCGGAGAAGTCCTGCATCTGATCCATAAGACAAGCCTGTAATGCGGTAGTGTGAACTCCAACTACGCCTGCATTAGAGGTGTTTCTTACTGCATCCATCTTGTGGCAGTAATAACCAGAAACCGCTCCAAACGCAGGGGTCGTTACAAGGGTATCTGTAGTGTAATCAGTCCCGCCAGGGCAAGTGTAAAGATCCTCGTTTCCTCCAGAATCGAACGTTCCTTGGACACCAATAAGCCAGAGAACATCCCCTACAACTCTTGCGACTTCTGCACGAGCCTTAGAAGTTGCTCCAAATATTTTGTCTCCTTTCTTAAACAGAAGACCTCCCGCAGCCTCCAAAGTAATCTTATACACCTGTTTAGAATACCAAGGATTTCCGAAGCCTACGCCCAAAAATTCAGGGACACCATTAGACGGAGAGAACTTAAGTCCGGGAAGATTACCTTCAGTGTGCCAGTATCCACGAATCTCATTTCTCT